GGAACTCAGGTATCGAAGCGAATAAGGAAATCGCTCGTAAACAAAAGCGTCGTCTTTCCTACATCTCCAACGTTCTAGTGATTCGCGATCCCGCAAATCCTGAGAATGAAGGTAAGGTATTCCTCTACAAGTATGGTAAGAAAATCTTTGACAAGATCAAGGATGTGATGCAACCAACCTTTGAAGATGAAAAACCAGTCAACCCATTTGACCTTTGGGAAGGTGCTAACTTCAAGTTGCGCATTCGTCAGGTTGAAGGCTATCGTAACTACGATAAGTCAGAATTCGATGGTCCAACTCCTCTTGATGACGACGAGGATAAGTTGGAGCAGGTCTGGAAGAATGCGCATTCTCTTGCCACTTTCCTCGATCCTTCGAACTTCAAGTCATATGATGAACTGAAGGCAAAGATGAATGCTGTTCTCACAGGTGGTGCTCGTATGGCAACTGCTGAGAAGGTAAATCCGCTTGATGCTGAAGATGAACTGTTTGTTGAAACCAAGATGCGCAATGCACCTGCTGCTAAGGCAACGGATGACAGTCCACCTTGGAAAGAAGACAGTGACGATGACACGATGAGTTACTTCTCGAGTCTCGCTGACGACTAAAAACTTGGGGGAGCGTTTCGCTCCCCCATTTCATTATGCCACTGCTCTTTTTTGTTGGAATCTTAACCAAGTCGGATCGTCAGTTCTGACGTTTGCCACACCTCCTGGAGCAGTTATTGTTGGACCGCCTGCAGATGTTCCAGTATTTTGTTGAATTACTGTTGGCGGAGGAACATTAATTTTCATTTTATCTCTTGTTGCTTCAGTTCCTGCTTCGATAATAGAACTGTCAACATTTTTTCCAGTTTCAGGTTTTGCAGTTTTCTTGCTTTGCATGTCTAGTAATGCTCCACCTGCCATTCCGACTGGACCTAACGCAGCACCAATCAATGCTCCTTTGTTGTCTTTAGCAAAATTACCGATTTTAGAAAACACGCCTTCTTTGGGTTTTTCTGCAGTTGCTTTTGTTTTATCATCACCGCTGAAGTAATTGATCAACCCGCCTGCTTTTTCACCCAACCAACCGCCTGCCTTTTCGCCCAACCATGCGCCAGCAGCACCGCCTGCAACTGTTCCGACTGGACCGAGAAGAGAACCTAGTGCGCCACCAGCAATTGCACCGATTGCAGTTCCAGCACCGGAACCTACTGCCTTTCCTTTGTTAACAGTTGCTGATTTTTTGTTTTCTTCTTTCAGTTGTTTTGCTTGCTGTGGTGTAATTTCACCACTTTTTACTTTATTTTCAATATCTGCGTTTTGCGCTTCTTCCTGATCAGCGGCATCATTATATCCAGTAATACCCTGATATGCTCCCATACCGACAGCAGCAACTGCACCAAGTTTACCGACATTCTTAGAAAGAAATCCTCCAGCTTTGCGAGCGAACCCTCCAAGTTTTTTAAAACCTTTATTACCAATCAAATCACCAGCATCACCAAGAGTATCAAGTAATCCGCCTCCTGAACCACCAGCATTAAAACCAGACAGCAGTGTTGAACCATTATCCTCGAACCACTTGGCAAGATAATCCATCTTTTCGAGCATCTTCTTAAATATGTCCAAGGATTCGCCTGAATTTTCTTGGAGAATGGTTGAAGATTCAGCAATTCTCGTAAATGCTTCTATCTTTGCGTCTTTTGAAACACCAGCAGCATCTTCTTGGGATTCGCTACTGGTAGTTGGTCTTTCTTTCAGTGCAGCAAAAACTTCTTCTTTACTTAAAACCTTCCCGTCTTTTCTATAAGAAATATCGTTTTCCGATGCAGGCGCGATACCCTTTTCTTGTAGTATCTTCTTCTGCTCTTCTGTAATATCACTTAATTTCTCTAGAACAGTAGAAGTTACATTGTTTTCATTGCTAACATTAGAATCAGTTTCGCTATTTTTTGCTTCTTCTGTTTTTTGATTAAGAATTTCTTCGATTGTTTTCTTAAACAGTTCTTCCGCGCTTACGTTAGTTTCATTGGAGACTCTTTCTTCATTACGAGAAAGTTCTCTCTGTCGTTTAGTTTCATCTGTTCTGAAAACTCTATCGTAAAATCCACCTTCTTCTGGACCAGCACCCATCATGAAACCGCTTTTTGCCTCGCTTAAGAATCCTTTTGCGATCTTTCCGATTCCACCAGTTTTTGCTGCGAGAGGATCTTTGTCGGTTTTTATACCAACTTCTCTGCCCATTCTGTTGAGAAAGGTATCTTTTTCGCCTGAAAGAGTTATACCTTTTGCCCTGAGTAATTCTTCTTGAGCCTGTCCCTTGACAGCTTCTCCCAGTTTTTGTTGAGCAGGATTTCCTGTTTCCACTAGTTTTTCTGATAGCGCAACCACTTTGGCAATTGCTTTTTCAAATTCAGAGATATTTTTAGTCTGCAGTTTTGTGATCTCATTAACCATATTCTTGATGAGATCTTTTTGATTGTCTTCGATATTATCGATAATCTCTAATGCATTCTGATTGAAGAGTTTGGCGAACGTGCCAATCATAGCAGAAGTAGAGGATTTATTTGCCTCGACCGCAGAACCTATGTTTACTGCAGCAGCAATTTTATTCAATTGCTGCTCTTTTCCTTCTCCGCGGATTGGTTTTTGTTCTTGTTCCATTTTAATCCTGGTTCTCTGCTTTCTTTTTCAGATGTGTAATTAGCATTCCAATATAAACTTCCCTTTCCCACGGCATCATATTTTCTAATTCAGTTAAACTATATTTATGCTCATGCATCAAAATAAAGTTAATCTTGTAGAAATTCATCAAATTATCATGAGAAAGGGTTATCCGAAAAAATTTTCTATACCATCGATGACAACTGAATTATCTGTACCGCACTTGCTGCAATCATAATCCATGCGGTGGTAAATTTTTGGTGAAGTCACAAAAAAATGCGCAATCTTATCAAATTGTTCTGACGTTAATCCATCCAAGAAATTGCATACTGCGTCATGACCCTCTTCCTCGGCAGAATGTATTTCATCCTGTGTGAAGATTTTATCTACGCACGCAGCAACTAGATCGAACACTGGCATATCTTCTTGCGTCAGAATATCAGCAGTAGGATATTTCATGATCACACCAATATCATCTGCTAGTAGAATTTTTTGTGTGTGCTCTTCGGTAATTTGTAATTGAATCTGATCTAAGTTTAAGATTGTCGGAGTCTTGTGACCGCATTCTCCGCAGATTAGATTAAATTCTGATTCGTTTCCAATAGACTGTGCTCGTAACTTTATGAAGATATTTTGCAGATCAAAGAATGGTAGATTTTCTGCATCAATTTGATTGTGTGCGCATGATGCAATAACTTGCCGCATAGCACGAATCATATCCGCTTTACTGTTGGACTCTGCGGCGAGTATTAAAATCTTTTCTTCTTTGACCAGAAAGGGCCGCATCCTCACTGTTTGTTTTGTAGAATATACTTCAACGTCAAATGTTGGTACTGATAATGTAGGTAATGTCATAATTTACTCCAATTTTTAAATTCGTTCACCTGCGGGAGTATATGCTCCAACAACTTCCCATCGTTTGTATGCGAATGTTACTGGCATTCTAAGAACTTGCGCATTAGTCGAAGAAACAGTAATTGGTGCAATAGATCTTGGGAATGCATCTATAATTTTCCACTGAGCAATAACATTATCTTCGTTATTGAGAGAAACCAAATCAATTTCACTATAATAATCTGCTGGATATCTTACGTACCTAGAAGTCGGATCGACTATCTCTCGCATCCAATCTCCGAAGAAATCTTTTGCTGTCCATGATGTGTCAACTAGAAATGTAAATGTGATTGAGTCTCCACCAAAATCAATAGCATTTGCTCTTTGTTCATTTAAATTGTTTATTCTATATGGTCTGGTTCCCACTAACATCCCAGGAAACATAGCATCTTCCACCATCATTGAAATTAGTTTTGGCGAATCGCCTTGTGTTGTGGAATGTCCCTGAAGGATCGGCGGTGCTGGAAACATCGCTTCAAATCTATTCGACCTCGCCAAATCTGTTTTTTTGACTTGTGATACGAAATCGTTTATATTATGGTATGCTGCGACCATTAGAATTTGCTCCTAGAATCTCTGAATACTTGTTCTTTTGTAGCACCCACAAAGTTCTCGATCGGTAAGAATATTGCTGCTTGCCAGTCTTCAGGGTTGACTTTCAAAAATTGCGAGTTAACATGATTGGTCAGATAATGTTTGATACATGGTTTGACTTCATTCGCATTCTTCAAGTTGTTTAACAGATTGTATGACATACGCAACTTGGTTGTTTCAGAATATGTCTTGGTTGTTTTATAATCTAACAACTCACCAAGAACTTGTGCTCGTAACAGGTAAGGTAGATAATGTAAATTGATTCCATAGAATCCGCCTTTTGCTGGACCAAACGGCAGCACCAACGGAAAGGTATCATAGAAAGGAAGTTCTTCCTTCAACTTTGGATCGTAGAAATACATATACATTGAACCGATCTCGATACTGGAGTTTAGTTCGCCAATATCAGATTTCATTACGCTGTTCTGAGACAACCTCGCGCCCACGAGGTTCTTCACATTTCGCATGTACCAATCCATGGACTTTTGTCCATCTCCTGCTTGGGCGCGAAGTCTCTGAAACGGATTTGCCAATTACCTGCCTTGTCCTCTGTATGCTTTATAGTTCGCACGTTTGCGTTTATTCATGGTCGAAAACTTAATCGAAGAGGCACTACCACCAATTGATGTCTTGCCCTTCTTTTGATTAGTAAAGGAAATCTTGTTGTTTCCGCTACCAGATTTTGCTTTTGCCATAGATATTCTCCTTCTTATTTATTACGGATTCCCAACTCGTTCTCGGTTAGGATGATGAATTTCCATCCTCTATCTTCACAAAATTCAGTAGCAAATTTCCACTTTGCTTGGTTTACACCCCATTGCATAACTTCCTGTAGAAACTTCTTTGTTTTTCTAGCAGGCACTTTGGGTTCTTTAGTAAACTTCTGCGGTTTTACCTCAACCAGATACTTCTTTGTAACACCACTTTTTTCTTGAACCTTGATATAAAAATCCACGAAATATCTATGTACTCGATTATCTAAAGGAGAGATATACGGTATGGGTAACTCTTCAGATCCCCATTCCAATATGTTGTCGTTATTATCGCACCACTTCATGAACTTTAGTTCCCAACTGGAGCGATAAATGATATTGTTCGGATTACCAATGTATTTTTTGGGGTTCTGTATTTTATACAGACCTTTCAAAGTTTCCTTGCCATAACTCATATAAATAGTCCAAACTCTATACTTAATAGGATATTTATTCTAGATGGCAACCCAAGCACCGCCACCACCAGCGCAGAATCCACCAGCAGGAAACACTACTCCAACAGGTGCGCAATCCACTCCACCAAAAAAGGGTGCCAGTAGATTTAATAGGGATCAATTTGTTGACTCTAATGCCAATCCATTAGAAACAAACAACACATTAACCAATCTTAGATACCCGTTAGATGTTGGACGTAATGAAGAATATCCCCATTATGTCGTATTTTATCCACTGGTAAGAGAAAAAAGTAAATATGGGACTGCTGCGTTATCTGGCGGTGGATTTATTTTCGATCAAACTGATCAGAACAGAGCAGACCCTGAAAATAATGTTGCTGCAGTTGCAACTGCAGGTGCTGTCGCTGGGTTTACTGCTGGTGCTGCCAGTGGATTGGGCGGACTCCTTAAAAGTAATGGCGGTAATGCAGTAAATTCAAAAGATGCATCTCCTATTTCTCCAGTCAAGTCAATTGGTGCTAAGATCGGTTCGTTGTTTAAAACTGGATTAGCAGGAGTTGGTGGTGCCGCGATTGGTGGTGCTGGTGGTGCGCTCGCTGCAGGGTTGGCGGGAGAGCAGAGATTAGTCTTTGGGGATTCAGAAATTGTTCTCCATGTGACTGAGAGAGTTACTTCAGGATATAGTGCAAACTGGGAAACAGCAGATCTCGGTGGACTAGTTGGCGCAGTTGCTTCCGGAAAGATGTCAGCAGGCAGTCTGTTCACTAAAGGTGGTGAATTTGATGCTGGTGCTGCCTTGAATTCGGGTGGAGAACTAGCAGATTATGCTGCCAGAAAACTTGGTAAGGTGGCAGGGATTGCTGGGTTTGATAATATTAATGCTGCAATCGAGGCAACTTCGAAGAAAGTCGAAAATCCATACAAAGAACAGTTATTCAGATCCATGGGTTTCAGAAAGTTCGGTTTCGACTATAGATTTTCTCCAAGAAATGAAGAAGAAGCGTTGGAAGTTTTTGGCAGAAAAGGTGTGAACGCAGAAAAAGATGGTATAATTGCTACTTTTCTGCGCCACATGCATCCAACCAGAAGTCAGAATGCACTTTTCCTTTCTTTTCCTTCCGAGTTTTTGATTATCTACTATCACATGGGGGAAGAAAACGAATTTGTCAGAAAGATCTCAAACTGTGCTCTTACTGATATAGTCGTTGACTATGGAGCGGAAGGTTTTACTACATTCTCTAATGGTTGTCCCACAGAAGCAACAATTAGAATGCAGTTTACAGAACTAGAAACCCTGACTGCCGAAAGAATTGAGAAGGGATTCTAATATGTTATTTTCTTTGTTTCCTAAATTGCAAGTTAACACTCTCGGCGATGGTACGACTGTAGTAACAGATATATTTCGCAGAGTATCATTAAACAAATATAAGAACAATGTCATTTTTATGCAAACTATAACTGTTCCTGATGGGTTTACCGTAGAACAAGTTGCCGACAAGTATTACAAACGACCAGATTACCACTGGATTATTATGGTAATAAATGATATTGTAGATATTAGAAAAGAGTGGCCGTTGAGCAATCAAGATCTTCTTGCTTTTACTAAGAAAAAATATGGCGAAACTCAAATCTATGAGACACATCACTATAGAACAACTGACTCCAGCAAATTAATAGTTGATCTAAATGCTCAAGATTTAGCAGACGGGTTAATTGAACCAATTACCAACATTCAATACGAAGAAGAATTGAATGATGCTAAACGCGAAATTAAGATTCTATCTCCAAAATATGTGACGGAATTTGTGAACAGTTATTCTAGCATCATTAGCGGCAATTAATTATGGCGGACACACCCGTAAGCAATAATACCAAGACCGATACGACACCTACTTCTGATATTGGTTTACAAAAACCAGGAGATGTGCTGATCAATAAACTGGTGCTGAATACAGTATCGGATCAAAGCAACGTAGACCTAAGACCATTCTTTATGGAATTGCATCTTTTTGAAGATATTTTTTCACCAACGCTGCATGGTTATATTGTCATTAGAGATGCGCAAAATCTTATTGGTCGTTTGCCAATTATCGGTGATGAAATTTTAACAGTTGATATCGAAACTCCTGGATTTGGAAATACAGGAGAGGATCTAATCAATAAAATTCAAAAATCTTTTTCAGTTTACGCTGTTAAAGACCGAAAATTAAACAACGATAGAGAGCAATATTATCAGTTGTTTTTCTGTTCGATTGAAGCGTCTGCCGACAATATCGTAAGACTTTCTCAGAAGTTTACTGGAACGACTGATGAAATCGTAGAGAAAATATTCTCCGAAAATATAAGCACTCCAAGATTTTTTACTAATAAAACTGTCGCACCAGAAGGTAGAAAGACAGAACTTTATATTGCAGATACTCCGCACGAATCACAGATAACATTTGTTCCTCCTATGTGGTCCCCGATCCAGTGTTTAAATTGGTTGGCGAAAAGATCGATCGGTGCAAATTATAAGTCGCCGACTTTCTTATTCTTTGAGACGACTAAGGCATTTTATTTTGCTTCAATTGAAGAACTTGTTGCATATCAAATTGAAGCGAACAACTTATATTCTGATTATGTTTACAACACCAATCTTGATGGATTACAATCCGCTGAAGAAATAAGCAGAGGATTTGCGACTGTAGAGGCAGTTAGGTTTATCACAAATCTTGATGTCATTCAGGGGCAAGATTTGGGGCATTTTGCCAGCAAAGTGTTTGCGTTTGACATGATCAAAAAGAAATATGAAGCATTTGTATATGACCATGGGTTCAGTTTCAAAGACTATAAACACATGGAATCATACAAACAACAAGACGACAAGTTTGTATTAGACGAAACTAAAAAATTCAATATGATTTACCCAATCAACGTTCTTCGTTCGGCAGAAGGTAAATCATTTGTATCAACAATTAATCCAGGTGTTTTAGATTCTACCGAGGATTCTATTGATCTGCATCCAGAGAAATTTGTTGCTCAAAGAAACAGCACATTTATGGATCTCACAACAATGAGAATGCAGATAACGGTTCCTGGAAGAACCGATGCTGAAGTTGGTAAACTTATTCGCTTCTACTATCCGAGCGTTGGCGAACGAGACAATACATCATCCGAAAGTGAAATCTGGGACAAATTAGTTTCCGGAATTTATATGATCACGGCAATTCATCATCAAATATCATCATTAAGACATACTATGCATATGGAGATTGCGAAGGATTCTTACGCGACACCTCTATATGATGTTGAGGAAGAAGGCGCATAAAATGGCAATGGACAATATTACATCTAACAACAACCCAAATTTCTATTGGTGGTTTGGCGTAGTCGAAGACCGCGACGATCCTCTGCGTCTTGGTAGATGCCGTGTTCGGATTATGGGGTATCATACAGACGACAGCGAAATTCTGGCAACGGATGATCTTCCTTGGGCAGTCCCAGTCATGCCAGCAAACTCTGCGGGGACTTCTGGCGTTGGTTGGTCGCCTACTGGCGCAGTCGAAGGTTCTTGGGTAGTTGGATTTTTCGCGGATGGCGAAAACGGGCAGCATCCAATGTTCTTCGGAACTGTTGGTGCCATTCCTGGCGGACTTCGTCCTGGAGATTGCGGTCCAGATTCAGGTTCTGGTTCTTCTGGTGACCAGGCAACTACCACAGGCGAAGATACAGATTTTACTCCAGTTTCTTCTGGTCCACCAAATCAAGAGTTTTGGACTCTTGTTGCTATTTGTGCAGCAGAGGCCGGTATTGGCGGTGGTAAAGCGCAAGATCAATGTGATGTTGCACAGACGATTTACAACAGAGTAATGACAGGTAAATTCCTGGGATCATCAATTCTATCCGTTATCCTTGCGAAGGGTCAATACGAACCCGCTTGGAGATATCCGCGAGATTATATCTTTAAAAATGGTAAGAAAGTTACTTCAACAAGAAATGAGTGGAAAAATATAACTGATGCCAATAGTGCTGCAGCTGCAATCGGGAAAAAAGGATATACTCCGCAAGCGATGTTAACTGTCGCACAAAACCTTAAAAATAACGAACTACAAGAAAATTCTAAAAAATTTATTGGTAGCAGAACTGATTTTAGAGGTGGTCGCCCGCAGGATCTTGTTGCTTCATCGAGAGTAATTAGATCAGGCGGTCAAAGAAACCATTTTGGGTTTAATGTGGACGGAAATTATAGGGGCGAACGGGGTATTGCGCAAATCCCCCCGATAGTTAATAATCAGGCATTGGCATAAGAGGAAATATGACTTACACTACTACATCAGGAATATTCCAAGAGGGAATTGGTCTTCTCAATGCAGATCAACTAACCAAACTTGTTATTGCTTGCCAAGATGCAATTAAAGAACAGTATCCAGTTCCTGGCGACAAGGATATTTTTTCTAAGGTTCATGATCGCGGACAATATGGCGCATATCGCTTAACTATCTCTCAATTGATTGATGCTGGATGGATCGCAGTTGATGCGATTGATCACATCAACAAGAAATTGGTCGATCATCCAGAAGGTCCAGAAAAGATTGATTCTAGAAAATCGTATTTCGAGGCGGCAAAGGAGTATGAAGGTCTCTCGACGAAAGTTGATTTTGCTGAGGTAAAAATTGAAGCAAAGAATAGCGCGCAGTATTATTTCATTGCAAATAAATTAGAAAATGTTGCAACTAAAGAAACATTGACTATCGGCGCAGATTTTCTGCTATCAGGTAAAATGCAAGATACCATTGCATTTGATTATCTGAATTTCGTATACGATTTATTTTTAACTGCTCGAGTTATTACCCCAAAGGTTGATGAAAACGTAACTGCTGGTCTTTTAGCAGTTGCTCTCTGTGTAAATTATGACACTGCACTAAATTATGCGAACGGTATCATTAAGAAAGACACTAATGGTATCACTTCCAAATATTGGTATGACATTGGTTGGAATTCTGTTTCCACAACACCTCTGAAAGTAAGTATTGCAAAACCAGATATTCCCGTACTTCCAATAGTTGAGGGTGGAGCAACTTCGTCCGAATTTACAGTTGATAAAGTTAAAGTTGAATATTCAATTGTTGGGCAAAACATATCAGGTAAGATTTCTTATGCTGGCGTTGAACTCGCAACCTCCATGCCTGTTTCGCTTGATAGTTTGACTAAGCAATTAGACAAAGTTATTCAAGCAGCGAAGATTGTTGGACCTCGAGAAAAATATGACACTCTGTTGAATTTCAAACAGCAGTTTACAGCATCATTCGAAACTGATGTTGCTCCACTCAAGAAGCAACTCAATATTACTGAACCTGAAGTCGTTTCTAAAAATGATTCTGACGGTAATACGATTACGACTACCGTAACATCAAATTCAGATGGAACAAAGACTACTGTTGTTGAAACTATTAGTGCAGATGGAACACGAACTAAAGAAACTACTCAAGAAAAAATTGCTCTAGAAACAAAAACGCAAGAGACAGACGTCACTGATCCTCCTAAAACAGAAGTTCCTGTTGCTGCTCGTGATGAAAATGTCGGGGAGGCAAACTCGCTTGATACCTATCGAGCAAATAATGTTCCTCTAAACACTGACGTTGTTCCGGAAGATGACACAAAGGGATTTAAGGATCCAAATAAAGTATATCCGAAAAAAGACAGCGTAAACAAACCAGATACCAACCCACTTGCTACAGGCATCAATTCACCAGGAATAGCAGGCAACCCGAAAGTTCCTGCGGGCGATAAAGAATCCCTTAGTGCTGGCGCTTCACCTGCAGCAAGAAATGCGACCAGAAAACGTGAAGTCCAAACTGCAGGTAGAAATGGTGCTACATGGGCACAACCGCAATCACCATATAATGCACAATATCCATATAATAAGGTATTTGGTTCAGAGGCAGGTCATGCAATTGAAATCGATGACTCGCCTGGATCGGAAAGATTAAACTGGGCGCACAGATCAGGAACCTTTGACGAGATTGGTCCAGATGGTACTAAGGTAACTAAAATTGTCGGTGATGGATACACCATTCTAGACAAGAATGGTTATATCATGATCGAGGGTATGGCGAACGTTCATGTGGCGGGTAATTGTAATGTTATTATTATGAGCGATACCAACCTATCAATGCATGGTCGCGTTTCAATGGACTTCCATAACGATGTTGATGTTAACATTGCAGGAAGACTTTCTCTTTCAGTCGGCGAAGGTATTTACGCTAGAAATGGTGGTATAATGTCGCTCGAGAATGTCGGCGATATTGATATTGATGCGAAAGGTAACTTTACCACAGATACTTCTGGTAAATTTAACTTGACAACAGAAGGTGGTCTCAATTTCACTTCTAAGGCAGACACTCATATTAAATCAGCAGGTTCGTTCTACAATCACTCGACGGGTGATATGAATCTCTGTACTGATGCTGCAATAAAAACGAAATCGGGCGCAGCAACTGAAATTAAATCAGGTGCTGCAGTTAATGTTGAAGGTGCAGGAAATATTAGTCTGAAGGCACCTCTTGTTACATCTTCCCCGATCGATACTTCAACTCTTGATGTTACGACTGCAAATGTCACTACATTGAATGCTGGTAGCACAAATCTGCGAGCAACTGGAACTGATACGGGTACTAATGGGGGAAGCACTCACGACCTTCCGATATCTGGACCAACCTCTGCTACAGTTACTGCTCCTGCTACTGCATCCGAAGCAGTTTGTGCAGAACCTGCTCCTCTGGCAACTATCAAGACAGTTGAAAAACCAATTAGCAGATCATCTTCTGGTAACTCACAGTTTGTTGGCGGCAGCAGCGGCGGCGTAGGCGGTGGTACTGCTGCTGACAATTCTTACAATGACGTTCCAGGCGAAGAAGATAATTCTGACGAAAATTGCGTGGCAGCAAACGGAGACACATCTGGGTCAGATCCTACTAATCCAAACGATCCAGGAACAGGAACAGGTGATGCTGGTGGTGAATTTAAATCGGGTAATATCAAGGCATCACCTGCTTGTGATACAATGTCTAGTGGTAAGAAATTGACACCGTTAATTAAAACTGGCAGACCAACTAGCGGTATTAGACTTTCGGACAACTTTATTCTAGACGATTTCGTTACTAGACCATTCTTTAAGAAAGTCAGTAGTTGTAATCGTATCAGTTCTTATACGAGAGATGGTATTACTCAGGATCCATGGGATATCGTGCAGAATTATCGCTGTTTGGCGCTTAATATCTTAGAACCTGTTGTTAAAGAATTCGGTCGTCCAATAATCACCTCAGGGTATAGACCAGGAAATGGAAACAGCGCACATGCTTACGCTGCTATTGATATTCAATGGTCGAAATACGACAAAAGAAAACACGTCGATATTGCCAAATGGATTTCTGAACGATTCGCCCACGACCAAGTCCTTGCTGAAACAGCAAATCGCAAGACTGCATGGGTTCATATTGGATATTTCTGGTATAATAGATCACAAAGAGGACAGCACTTCTCTGCAGTGCAGACTTCAAAGGCATCTAGACTCGGACCATCGCCATATAGATTCCAATATTTCTAAAAATGCATTATAAATAAAGGTATGACGACAAAACAAGTAACCAGAATCTATTCGGATATTGATTTATCCTTTCAGGCGCACCCTATTACGGGTGACGTCACGAAAAAGTATGATGCGAATGCGGTAAAGCAATCGCTGAAAACTTTGATACTGACCAACTATTATGAGCGTCCATTTCAACCAAAACTTGGTTCACCAGTCTATGGTATGTTATTTGATAACGTGGATATGATTACTGCAAATTCGTTGAAATTGCGTCTTGAGTTATTGATCAATAAACATGAACCCAGAGTAAGAACACAGCAAGTTGATGTGGTTCCATTATATGATGAAAATGCATTTGAGATTACAATTTATTTTTATGTTGTTGGTGTAAAGGATCCCGTCTCGTTCACAACCATTCTAAGAAGAAGCAGATAAGATGGCGCAATTAAATGTTACTGAGTTAGATTTTGAAACAATCAAACAAAACCTAAAGGCGTATTTGCAGTCACAGGAAGAATTCCAAGACTACAACTTTGACGGCGCTGGTTTGTCGATCCTGATGGATATTCTTGCATATAATACGCACTATAACGCTACACTTGCGCACCTTCAAGCAAATGAAATGTTTATTGACAGTGCAGTAAAAAGAAATTCTGTTACTTCTATTGCAAAAACCCTTGGTTATACTCCAACCTCGACTAAATCTGCAGTTGCTGATGTAATTTTTGAGGTCAAACCACCACAATCGTTTACCGGAACAAGTTTAACTTTACCGAGAACTACACAATTTATTGGTAAAACAGCAAATAACAGTTATACTTTTTATCCGAAAGAAGATTATTATTCAGGATTAGTTACTCTGCAAAATGGTGACACTGGGTTTAGTTTTCCGATAGAATTAATTGAAGGGAAGCGTGTAACAAACACATTCACTGTCGATCCTTCAAATCAGTCTGGTCCTTTTGTTTTACCGAATCAAAATATTGATACTACTACAATCAGAGTAAGAGTACAGGAATCTTCTGCAGTAATCTCTACGACTGTTTGGAATTTTTATGATGATCTCATGATGGTTGATTCACAAACCAGAGCATTTTTTGTCGAGGAAGGTCCATCGGGTCTCTATGAAGTTCGCTTCGGTGATGACATTCTAGGTAAAAAACTTTCAGTAGGAAATGTTGTAATTATCGAATATATTGTCAGTAGCGGGACGTCAGCAAATTCAATTCCAAACTTCTCATCAACTAATACATTCACAGCAACAGGCGAGATCAAGACAGTATATCTGGAATCTGCTGCTACTGGCGGCAGAGAAAAAGAAAGCGTGGATAGCATTCGATACAATGCTCCGAAATTCAACGCAACAAAGAATCGTGTTGTTACGTCTGATGATTATGAAACATTGATCAGATCCAGATTTGCTAATATTAATTCTATTGCTGTTTGGGGTGGTGAAGAAAACAACCCGCCAATTTATGGAAAGGTGTTTATTTCCATTCAACCTTTACCAGGATCCATTGTCTCCCAAGCAGATAAAGATATTATTGCCAGAGATATTATTAGACCGCGAAGTGTTGTATCTATTCAACCTGAATTCGTAGATCCGATAGAAACATACATCGGATTGAATATCTCAGTAAATTATAATAAGACAATTACATCTCTCACCTCCTCGAGAATTGAGTCTGAGGTCAGAGAAGTTGTGCAAAGTTTCTTTACGAACAATGTCAACAAGTTACAGAAAAACTTTTATTACTCTAAATTACTGTCGGCAGTTGTTGGAACGACACAGTCTATTTTCTCTGCCAGTATTCAAGTGCTGATGCACAAACGAATTCCAGTATTTTCACCAGTAGCCGAAGATTATGTAGTCAGATTCAATGGTCCGCTGGAAATTGAAACGCTAAAGACCACAACTTTCAATACTACTATTGGAACACAAGAATACGTTGTTTACATAACTGATCAACACGATGCAACAGTTGGTGATATCGGAACTCTTGTTATGAAACGAGCATCAGATGATGTTATTGTCCTTTCTGATGCAGGGACTGTCGATTATACTACAGGAGTTGTCAATATAACGGATCTCATAATCAATACTGGATCGGAAACAGAACTCAGAATCTATGTTGAACCGTTTGGCGATGCACCGAATATCCTAACAACGGATTTGACATCAACATCAGATACATCGACTGCAGCAGTTTTCCCATATGCTGCTAGAAATACTGTGTTGACGATAGATACGAGCGCTGCAAATTCTGCAGTAAACATTCCCGCAGGTCTGTCGATTACGGCAGTTGCTAATTCGCAAGAATAATAGATGACAGAAACCACATCATATTACAAAAAGGTTGCAAGTATAACAGTAACTGATGGTGGTTCAGGATATACCTCTGCACCCACAGTTAATATTGGTGGCAATGCAACTGCTACTGCTACGATTGCAGGCGGAAAAGTCTCTTCAATCACAGTAACATCAGCGGGATATGACTATCTTTCGCCGCCATCAATTACATTTTCTGGTGGCAATGGTTCCGGTGCTGCAGCAACCGCAAACATGGTGTATATTGACAATGAATATAATGGGTTCAAGCAATCATTAAGTCATCTGATCGCAAATCAACTTCCGGATTTTGTTCGTACCGAATATCCTGTATTCATCACGTTTCTGGAAAAATATTATGAGTTTCTGGACGAAGAAAATCAGGTAAACAATTTCCTTCTCAATTACGAGAAAAATTTTGATATCAACAGAACACTTGATACGTTTATTCCCAAGTTTAAGAACCAGTATGCACAGAACTTCCCGCTTACTGCGCAAATAGATGATAGAAGATTAATCAAATTCATCAAGCAGTTCTATGAAGCAAAGGGTTCAGAGAAGGCAATAGAACTTCTCTTTAGAATTCTATACAACGAACGCACAGAAATCTTTTATCCATCTGAACAGGTGCTTCGCGCATCTGATGGTATTTGGATCGAGGACGTAACATTAAAACTTGCAGTCGATTCAGCAATCACAGCAAATCCGTTCGATCTCAACAGCAAAACAGTCAGAATTACATACTATGAGAATGTCTCGTCAGTAACATATGAAAGAACTCTCGAAACTAACATAAACAATGTAACTAAATTTGCGTATGTTTTCCCTGCTGTTTATGAGTTGGTAACCAGTCTACCGAAAAATGCAAGAATTTTAGTTCCAGGTGCTGGTGCAGTTGCCTCTGCACTTGTTGCAGGCGGACAAGTAAAGGCAGTCGTCGGCAATGACTACACTGAATTCGATTCATCCACAGATGTGAACGATTCGACCAATGTGATCACAATAAGTGACCATGGTTATTCGACTGGTGATATTGTAATATATTCCAAAGGCGCAGGACATGTCCTTGGTGGATTAACAGAGTATTTGATATACTATGTAATCGCACTAAATTCCAACGAAATAAAATTGGCATTGACTGCAAACAACGCAGCATTAGGTACGGCGATTAATATTTCACCTGCCGATCCAGGAAACAACAGACTTTATGAACCTGTTACTGATGGTGGTAATGGATACTTTGCAGCACCAGCAGTCCAGTTTACTTCGTCGACAGGCGAAGGCGCAGTAGCAAGAACAGTATTAACTGATACTGGTGAAATCTCCCATGTTATTATTACTAATGGTGGTTCTGGATATTCAACAGAACCTGCTGTTACATTTTCTACGGAAGCAATCCGAACTAAAGTGGAGATTGTTTCGGGGACGACTGTTACGCAATATGGTTATATTGTTCGCCAATTAGAAACAGTTGATGTCATTGATTGTAGTGGTACACCGCCATGTGGGTTTACCGTTGGTGATATTTTCTCGATCGACGAGACAGGTTCAGTAGGTTCCTATACTATTGACTATGATCCAGACAGTCTTGAGTATTTCTTAAACAAATACAATGAAACTGATGTTGGATTGAATCCATATACTCTTGTTGGTAGAGATAACAAGGCATCTATCAGAATCGATGCAGTTGATGATGATGGTTGTCCAACGGCAGTAAGTATTTTCGATACAGGATTTGATTTTGAACGTGAATCATTTACTGCGATAATTGAATCGCCATTAGGATGCACTGCTACTCTGTCATTTACTACAGGCGCTGTGAATGTCAAGACGGGTAGATTTAGAGATTCACGTGGTATGTTGTCGAACGTCAACAGACTACAAGATAACTTCTACTACCAAAACTATTCATATGTGATTCGTTCAAACGTTCCATCCAATAAATGGTTGGATATTGTTAAGAACACTACGCACCCAGCAGGTACTGCTATCTTTGGTGAACTTACCATCGAGCAGACAGTTGACTTCAGTCAATATATTACAACACCAATACAACCTCTGCATATCTATGAATTTGTGCTCGAAGAACTTTCTGCCGAAACATTCTATTATGCAGTAGACTTCATCAAAGTTCTTACTGACTCTGCAGAAGTAGCAGATGCAAACAGCAATCATTTCTTCAAGGTATTAACTGATGCTGCTACCACAGCAGATATTACATCTCTTGATTTTACAGTTGGTATCTATGAAGATGAAGATGATACCACAGAAACAACAGATGTGTTCGATCGTGTCGTTCAATACGTCAGAGAAGTAAACGAAACAACAATTACTGCTGAGAGTGCAATTACTGACTTTGGTAAGGTTCTTCAAGAAACAATTTTCTTACAAATTCCATACGCTGAAGATTTCTTCGATGAAAATTATGTCGCGGCAGATACTACGAAATTTGATTTTGGAAAGGTTATTGCTGAAGCGGCAACAACCACAGAATCGCAAGCGTTTGACATGAATAAAACTCTGACAGATACAGTAACCAACGCAGATACATTCGCCAGAACAGTAGAGTATTATAGAACGTTTACAGAATCTGTAATTGCTGACGAATATAGAGCAGTTGGTCTTGTCAGAGAAACTATTGGTCAGGATCCCCATTTCGAGGATGACTTTACTGAAACTCACGTGCACACATCTGAAACTTCAACCAATCATCTGTATAAATATTTGACTGAATCTGTTACGTCAACTGATACAGTTGGTATAATTCCATATCTGGTTAAAACTGATGATGCAGGTGCAACTGAATTATTAATTGTTGCGAATGACTCTGCAACGATAGATTCTATTGCTGCTGCTGAACAATCGCTTATAAATACACTTAAAGGACTATTCGAAACAGTAACAGCCACCGAAGATGGTATTGTGAACACGCAAAACTATGTTGATGGTGACTTCGGTTCGGACTATGTTGGTCAAGTAACATACTTTAACTAAGAAGAAGGTAAATCAAATGAAACTAATCGAAAACGTAAAAGGTACTAAGGGCGAACTAAACATCGTTCTTCGCGACAATGCAGGAAATGTTACACAAGAAGTAACTGTTCCTAACCTTGTCGTTGACACAGGTCTTGCCTATATTGCTTCGCGCATGAAAGATACTACTCTGGGCGCGATGTCACACATGGCAGTCGGCGAAGGCACAACAAACCCAGCAGCAGGTGATACTGCTCTTGAGGCGCAACTTGGTTCGCGTGTTTCGCTCACGTCGACAACAGTTACTGCAAACGCAATTGAATATGTTGCAACTTTTGGCGCAGGCGTAGGTACTGGTGCTGTCACAGAAGCAGGTATTTTTAATGCTTCTTCATCAGGCACAATGCTTTGCCGCACTGAATTTGCTGTAATCAACAAGGGTGCGTCAGACAGCATGACAATCACTTGGACGGTAACGATCTCGTAATATAACATGGCACTTCTTCTACGATCAGCAGGTCGCACAGAAATAGCAAGAAGTCTTTATCGTGATATTTACAACGAGAACGACTTCTTCTATTTCTTTGTAGGCAGAACAACTGAATGGGATGACGAAGAATCACCTGAAGTACCAGTTGATTCTATACGTTATGCAAACACGTCAAGTAGAAACATGCTGTTCGTAAAACGTATCCAGTCGAGTGATGCTGTTCTAATGATTAACAGAATCGATTGGGTTTCTGGTACTGTATTTGATCAGTATGATGACAAATACGGCGAACTAGATGCAGATGGTAACGCATATACTGCAAGCAGCGGCGCTCTTTCATTAAAAGATGCGCAATTTTATGTTTTAACTGATGATGATCATGTTTACAAATGTATTTCCAATAATAATGGCGCCGACAGCACAGTAAAACCAACAGGAACTTCGACGTCAGCAATCGAAACTTCTGATGGTTATATTTGGAAATTCATGTTCAAGGTCGAGGCATCAGATAAAATTAAATTCTTGACGCCTGAATACATTCCAGTTAGAAAGATTGCAGGTTCGGGAGATCCTGAATTCGATGTCAATGGTGAGATAGACACAATTACCATCACAGACACTGGATCGTCGTATGAAACTGCGCCGACTGTTATTATTAATGGTGATGGTGTAGGTGCAGTCGCAACTGCTTCCGTATCAGGCGGAGAAGTCACTAGCATATCTCTCACCGAATCTGGATCCGGATATAGTTTTGCATATATTACATTTTCTGGTGGCGGCGGTTCAGGCGCAGCAGCATCTGTTTCGTTGGGTGCAACTGAATCTGGAACTGTCCAAGAAGATGTTGAGAATGCAGCAATTCCTGGGACTATTGATAGACTAGAAATTATTTCTGGCGGTATTGATTATGTCGATGGAGATGCAGTATTAACAATCGTTGGTGATGGATCTGGCGCAGAAGCAATTTTAGATATTGATCCCGATGATGGATCTGTTACCTCGGTAACAATAACTAACCGAGGTTCGGGTTATACGTTTGCTGATGTTACAATTGCTGGTGCTGAAGGTGCGGGTGCAGAAATTATTGCAGTCGTCTCACCAAAAACAGGGCATGGCGCAAATGCACAGAAAGAATTGTTTGCGACCAATGTTGGATTCTCAGTAAACCTCACGAATGATAGTGCAGATTTGTTTTTGAACAACGATTTCAGACAAATCGGAGTAATAAAAAATCCATTAATCTTTGACAGCAACAATAATTTTCAAGATACTACTGGAACATGTTGTTACGTCATTCAAGTTCTAGATCCACAGAACTATGCTCTAGATGATGTTATTACTACTGATAGCGGCGGTAAGTTTATTGTCATACAAAAGGTTGATGCTGATGGTGATGGCACAGATGATAGTATCTATCTCTTGCCGATAATTCCTATCATTACTACATCAAGCACGCTCACCAATACTACACAATCGATCTCAAATTTAGTAATAAATACAGATGTAAGTGGTGAAACTGTGGCACTAGCAGTTCCAGAAATAGATAATAAAACTGGTGAGATTATATATCTGGACAATAGAGAATTTATCGTACGCCAACAAGACCAGATAGAGAAAATTAGAGCAATTCTAAAATTTTAAGAGAGACATAAAATATGGCACTGAATTTAAATGTATCTCCATACTATGACGACTTTGATGATACTAAAAATTTCAACAGAGTTCTGTTCAAACCTGGATATGCAGTACAGGCACGAGAACTAACGCAACTTCAAACTCTGTTGCAATCACAAATCGGTAAATTCGGTGACCACATTTTTAAAAATGGTTCGGTCGTCCAAGGTTGTGAATTCAAACTTGATTCTGACAGAGCATTTGTTAAAATCGCAGACACAGGCGCGGACAATGATACACTGGCGAGTTATGTTGGTGATACCGTAACTGGTCAGACATCAGGAATGACTGCAGTAATCCTAGATGTAGCAACTGGAACTGAGGCAGAACAACCGAATTTAAAAACTCTGTATCTCCGTTATACTGGTGGTGATGGTGAATCCACTGCGGTTCACTTTATTGGGGGAGAAACCCTCACCGTAGATTCTACGGTGTCCGGTAGAGACGGAGACACATTTGTAGTAGATGATACATATGATGAAGCAGAACCAATCAACAGTTACTGGGGTATTGCCTCAGCATTGACTGTTGATGATGGTATTGTGTATATTGATGGGAAATTTGTAAACCACGTAGCACAAACAATCATACTTTCTAAGTATTCTAATCTGCCAACTGTAAAGGTTGGATTTCAGATCGTGGAAAATACTGTTTCATCCGAAGATGATCAAACTTTGCTGGATCCTGCGCAAGGATCCTTCAACTATGCTGCTCCAGGTGCAGATAGATACCAAGTTTCAACTACACTAGTTGCATATGAACCAACTGACACAATTCCTTCTACGTTTAACCAATTGGTTGATATTCTCAACGGTGAAATTCAGAGAACATATACTTCAAACATCTACGGCGAACTTGGCAAGAACATGGCAAGGCGCACATATGATGAATCTGGCAACTATGCAGTAAGACAATTCCCTGTTCTGATCAAAGAACATCTTAACGTAGATGGCAATAATGGTTTGCGTGAATTAAACGTTTCTGATCCAGAGCGCGGTGGTAGTAAAGATCTTCTTGCTGTCGGACTTGAAGCAGGTAAAGCATATGTTCGCGGGTTCGAACATGAAACTTTCCAAACAGAATATGTTGTGGTTCCAAAGGGTCTTACAACAGTTTCCGTTCAAGAATCACCAATCAGCACTGCATATGGTAACTATATTCTAGTCAATGAATTCTGCGGTCTGTGGGATCTTAATGGCGGTGATCGCGTAAGTCTCCGTGGTGCAGCGGCAGGCGCAGTGACAGCGGGAACATTCTCCACCACTGGTACTCCAGGTTCAGAAGTTGGTACTGCTCGCGTAAGACAAATTGTGTATGAGACTGGAACTGTAGGCACTGCTGCGGCAGAATATCGTTTATATCTCTATGACATCACAATGTCAAGCGGCGATTTCAAAGATGTTCGCGGTATCTACTATAATGATACTGCCGATGGTCATGCCGATGTAGTGCTCGATGCGAATAATAACGCAGTTTTACAAGAAACAAGTTTCAATAGATCTCTATACAGACTTCCATCAAGAGCAACAAAAACTATTGCGCCGAATGATGTATATGATAACTCGTTTATCTACACCAAAGAATTCGATGGCGAATTGAGCATTACTGGTGGAGTTACCATAACTCTAAGTGGTGATGAAACTTTCCCATATGATTCGTTTACTAATACAATCAGAAACAACAATTTCACTATGGTGATGAAGGAAGCGGCTACCATTGATGGTGATAGTCGTCCTATTGGATCGATAATTGATCTTTCTACGGCTGAAGCAACATTCACAAAGAACTCGGCACAATCAATCACTATTGATCTTACAGGAAGTCTTGCCGCTGCACCAAAGCAGGTTAAACTATACGTAAATGTTCAATCGGCAAACGCTCAACCGATTACCAAGGTTCTTCGTGAAGACCGTTATGTGATCATTAATACAAATACCCACCCATCAACAAGTGGTGGTACGTATTCGCTTGGTCTCTCGGATGTCTATAGAATTAAGAATATTTACATTTTCCCGCATACTACCACCAGTGCTGATATAGCAATTGCGATAGCAGCGAATAATGCAACGGACATCGCTTCTTCGTTTACTCTTGATAGCGGTCAACGCGATAACGAATATCGCAATGCTAAAATCATTAAGAAACCATCTGCTCCATCCCTTGTCGACAAGAAACTTGTTGTCAAGTTGGACTACTACACCCATGACGGTGCTTCTGCGGACGGAACTTTCTTCGCAGTAGACTCATATCCAATCGACGACACTGGTGTGACCGCTGCGACAATTAAAACTCAGGATATTCCTGTTTACAATTCACCGATTACTGGTGAATCATTTGATCTTCGCGATACCTTAGATTTCCGCGTTCGTTTCACAGATTCTGCTGCGAACTCTACAACTGTCGCTAGTGCTACAACAAATCCAACTGAAGGCACTTCTATTTCGGCGCCATCGATTGGTATCACGAATCCTGTTCCAACTGAACAATTCACAACGGATCTTGAGTATTATCTTGGCAGAACCGACAGACTGATCATCGACTCTGAGGGTATCTTCAGTTCTATCTACGGAACTCCTTCGCTTGCACCGTTGACACCAGCAGAACCTGAAAATGCCATGTCGCTGGCAATCATCAGCATTCCTCCATATCCATCGCTTGCACCGAATGTCGCTAAGAGCGTAAATCGCCCAGACTACGGTGTATCATTCCGCACCATCGACAATCGTCGTTATACCATGCGCGATATTGGTGTCCTCGAGCAACGCATTAACCGTCTTGAATACTATACTTCGCTATCTCTGCTTGAAAAAGCAGCAAGCGATCTTTCTATTCCTGATGGTGCAGGTCTCGACAGATTTAAGAACGGTATTCTAGTTGATGCATTCACAGGACATAACGTAGGTAACGTTTTTGATTCTGCGTATCACATCTCCATCGATCCATCGAAGAAAGAAATGCGTCCTTTCTTCTATCTAGAAAATATTGACCTTGCATTTGATTATGACAATTCAACTAATGTCTATAAAACGGGCGATCTAATCACTCTCCCATATGTTAATATTGACATGACATCCAACCCTTCTGCCTCCAAACCAAGAAATTGCGTCGGCGAATTACTATTCAATTACATCGGAAATATGGAACTAGATCCACCAGTCGATAACTGGACGGATACCGCACAACAACCAGATGTTAGCGTAAACTTCGACGGAAACTATGATGCATGGGAAACCATGACAGATGCTTGGGGAACTCAATGGGGTGACTGGCAGGATGTAGTAACTGGTAGAACTGCAGTCGGGCAGTCGTCAGAAACTGTAGCAGGTAATACTACGCTCCGTGGTGATACTTTCTTACAGCAACAGACACAAGTTGTCACGACTACAATTGAACAGCGTCAAACTCGTCAGGGTGTTTCGCTGTCTGTTACACCAGAAACACAGACTCAACGAACTGGTGCTCGAGTAACTAATACTTCGATCATTCCGTTCATGCGTTCGGTTACTGTTACATTCATCGCACAAAGATTGAAACCGAATACTAGAGTGTTCCCATTCTTTGATGGTGTTGGTGTTGCTGATCATTGTCGTCCACTAGACTTTGACCCAGCGACTAATGTTAAACCAACAGATCCTGCTGCATATTCGTCATATGCCGATGGTAATTATGGCGACCCACTAATCACAAATGCACAAGGTGTTTGTGTTGGTCAGTTTAGAATTCCAGCAGGAACATTCAGAACAGGTGATAAGAACTTCCGTCTATGCGACGACCAATTCAACCGCGATGCATTCATCACTACAGCATCCACTAAAACTTGGTCTGCGAATGGACTTTCACAAAACGTTCAAGATACAGTTATTTCGACCAGAGTCGCCAATATAGAATTGAATTCAACATCTGATTCTAGATCGGTATTCGAAACTGAAAGAACAGAAAATAGAATTGCTGATAGAACTGTTGGTGTTGTTCAAACGACAGTAAATAATACGTTTACTACGGTCAACAATATCACAAACATTGATAATACTGTTACCAATACAACAGTCATCAACGAAACTAATATCACCAATATTACACAGGATCCTCCTGCGCCAGTTGTGTTCCCACCAGCAGAACCGACACCTGTTGTAGTGCCTATCATTGAAACTCCAACACCAAATCCATGCGAACCAGTAACAACCTGCTGGGAAGAATCAGAAGTCACAATCGGTGGACAGGGTGGATTCGGTGGTCTCGTCAATGGAAGTATTGAAACAATAATCACGCCTGCTGGTTGCACTACAGTAAATCCTTGTGCACCGCGATTCGCTGGAAGAGATCCTATCGCGCAAACTTTCTATGTTGAAGGTATGCCATTTGGTTGTTACGTTACTAACCTTGATATTTACTTCAGAACTAAATCATCGAGTGCACCAATCACTCTGCAGATTCGTGAAGTTGTGAATGGTTATCCAGGTAACAAGGTAATTCCGTTTGGTGAAGTAACGCTAAATCCTGCTGCTGTTAATGTCAGCGAAAATGCTACGGCGGCAACTACCTTCGTATTCCCATCGCCAGTATATCTGCAAAATAACACAGAATATTGCTTTGTTCTTCTTCCTGCAGGTAACAATCCAGATTACAATATCTGGGTATCGGAACTTGGTGAAAACGAACTAGGAACTGAAAACAGAATCTCTGAGCAACCACATATTGGTGTTCTGTTTACTTCTGCGAACAATAGATCGTGGACAGCATGGCAGAAAGAAGATATTAAGTTTACTCTGCGTCGCGCTGACTTTGCAATCAATACTGTTGGTTCGCTTGTCATGAAGAACATGGACGTTGACTTCCTCAAGTTTGATTCGTTCTCCGATGGTAATTTTGAAGCAGGTGATACTGTTCATGGGTTCTCGTTTAATATCTCGAATCCAGGAAGTGGTTATACGAATGGAACTATTGCCCACACCCTATCAGGCGGTGGAGCGACAACGAATGCCACAGTTGATGTAACAATTTCCGGTGGCGCAGTAACTGATGTAGTCGTTACAAATCCAGGAGCAGGTTATACAGGCAATCCAACTCTGACAATCTCGAGCGGTGGTGGATCCAGTGCTGTAGTTACTGTTACGCTCAACAGAGCGTTTGTGAAGCAATATGATTCTCTCTATAATGTTGGTAAGTTATTGGTTAATTCTGGATCGTTTACTGCTAATGACATCGTTGGTAATGGAACCACTTATGCAGAAGTTACTGAAATTGAAAACAAGCAACTAAATGTGCTAGAAACGAACATGGGTTGTATTGATCATACTCCTGCCACAATTTCTTGGTCCGTTGCTCCTACCGCAACTGGTGCAGGTGCTGGCGGAACTTCCTTCGAGGGCATTAACTTCGGTCAAGAACATGAATTGTCATATGAGGCACAAGTTTACTCATATTCGAATGAACAAGCAGATCTCGGCGGCGACAAATCTCTGACTGTAAGAGCAGGAATGATGACTCAAACATCAACTGTTTCGCCTGTTATTGATACAAGAAAATGTTCAATTATTGCTATTGCCAATGACATTAACAATGTCAATACAAATGAAGATGGAAACAATGGTTTGGCTGCATCGAAGTATATCTCTCGTCGCGTAGTTCTTGACGATGGTCAAGACGCAGAAGATTTGAAGGTTTATCTGAGCAATAAAATTCCAACAGGATGTGACGTGAAAGTTTATGGTAGATTCCAAAACGCAACCGATGCATCAAACTTTGATGATCTTGATTGGATTGAATTGGATTTAACCAATTCTCCTCTTGACAGTGCAGCAAAATCTGGGTTTGTTGAGTATGAGTACACAATTCCTACTGCAAACAAAAACGCTGGTGTCTTAGAATACACGATTGGAAGTGCTACTTTCAGCGGGTATAAATCTTTCGCAGTGAAGGTTGTTCCTCTCTCGTCAAATAGTTCTGTTGTTCCTCGCGTAAGAGAACTAAGAGCGATTGCGTTACAGGTATAACATGACCACTAGAATTAAATTAACTGATACAACAAAGTATGAACGTGATGGTCATTCGAAGGCAATACTTTCGAATGACCTGCCTGCTCTGCATGCATATAAGTCTCGTAAACAACATATGAAGCAAATCGAAACATATGGAGACGATATAAATAATCTTAAGAATGAAATGATTGAAATTAAAAACTTACTAACACAAATTCTACAGAAACAAGGATAAAAAGCATGAGCACACTTACCCTTAGATCTGTAAAGGGGACTCCGCTGACGAATACTGAAGTTGATGATAACTTCAGCAATTTGAATTCAGATAAGTATGAATCTGGTGCCAGTCCTTCTTTTGCAGATCTCACACTTACTGGAACTCTTACCAAATCGGTCGCAGGAACAGTCACAGCAGCAGGAACTACTCAAGGTGACGCGACTGCGCTGACAAAAACTGTAAACATGATCACAACAGCAACAGCAAATCAGGGCGTAAAACTCCCGACTGCTGCCGCTGGGTTGACTATCAAGATTATCAACACTACAGCAGTTACTATTGTTGTGTATCCAAATACCTCAGATGTTATTGACGGTGGAACTGTCAATGTTGGTGTCAATCTAGCACCATACTCATCGGTGGAATTGGTTGCACAAGATACGCAAGATTGGTATCGTGTAACAAATCTCATTGTTTATGACACAAGCGGTAACAGGCTGAATTAATAATGAATCCTCTAAAGGTCAAGGCAACAGGGTCCCCAATCACTTCTGCAAACATCAGCGGTTTGCAGACCATGACCGATGCAGAGGTAAAAAATTATATTGCCAATGTAATCACAGAAAAATTTGCTGCAGTAACAGATGGTACTGGAACCGCTGAAATCAACATTACTACAAATAACTCAGGTTCTGGTACGTCAATCGGAACTTTTGTTGACACCAACAGAACTGAATCTATCGGGGCACACCCTGCTACTGGTTCAGTTTCTACAACAACATATTATGTTAAGCAAGTTACTGCTTCGGCGACTGAAAATATTACCAACCGACCACTTGCATGGGATTCTCGTCTAGAAGAAATGTCAGACAGTGACATTGATAGCACAATGGATCTCTGTATTGATGCAATGGTTGCAGATTCATCATATACTGCTGGTCAATATAAACTACAAGCAACTGCTCCATCGGGCGGAACTTGGGTTGCAAGATATACAATAACAGATACAGCGCAAGGTGGAAACACTGTAACATATCTGTGGCAGAAAACAGTTGCATCTTCAGCGCCAACAGTAGATTATACGCCACTAAGAGTTTTTAATGGTGGTAACTGTAAGCAGATGACTGAAGCAGAAATCGAACAGATGCTTCCAGTCTTCAGAAATAGAATTATTGAAACGGGTATTGGAACATATAAAATCCAAACGGATGCGCCTAGTGGCGGCACTTGGATTCAAACAGGAAACACATTCACGGATACTCGTGAAGAAGTAACACCACAGAACTATGCTGGTAATTACAGCGGAAACTTTACTGGTAATTATAGTGGTAACTATGCTGGTCCAGTTACATATTCTGCACCGTATTCTGTGTCAGGAAATTACAGTAGTAACTTTACTGGAAATTATCAATCACCAGTTAATTATACTGGAAACTATTCTGGTTTAATTCCTGGATCGCCGACTCCAACGAACTATACTGGTAACTATGCTGGTGTAATTCCTGGATCGCCGACTCCAACGAACTATACTGGTAACTATGCTGGTTTTTATGCTGGATCGCCTTCTCCGGCACCAAGTTATACAGGATACTTTACGGGATATTATACAGACGGGTCACCAAGTTTCTTCAGCGGGTTCTATTCAGGTTCCAGAAACTATGCTGGCACTTATGCTGGCGCGCCTGTAAACTACCTTGGTCCAACAGAAAATAACTTTGCTGGGTTCTTTACTGGAACTCAATCATATAGCGGCGAGTATGCTAGTGGTGTTGAACCAGGAACATTCCAATACTTCACAGGATATTATGAGGGAATTGTTCCAGGCGGATTAACGAACTATCAGGGATCTTATCAAGGCACTCCAGTGCAGCAGTATTTTACTGGATACTATGAAGGTCCACCTCTAGCACCTGGAGAACCTGGAGATGCTTATACTGGCGAATATCTAAGTCCAACACCGCAACCAGCATTCTACACTGGATTTTATTCTAGTTACACTGGACCAACACCAACACCTTATACTGGTGGTTATCTTGGGCCGGCACCTGCTGGGCCAAACTATACTGGGTTTTACACAGGACCTGCGAGTTATATCGGTTATTTCACAGGACTAACAAACTATTCTGGACCAGCATTTTATTCTGGATCTAGAAACTATACTGGTAACTATGAAGGTCCAGGATATAGTGGTCTAGTATATTACTCGGGAACTTACGCTGGGTATTTTTCTGGTGCACCAACTCCAGGTAGTAACTACAGTGGTTCTTATACTGGATTTTATGCTGGTGTAATTCCTGGATCACCAACTCCAACTAACTATACTGGATTTTATGCTGGTGTAATTCCTGGATCACCAACTCCAGGTCCAAACTATACTGGAAACTATACTGGTATCACAAACTACACAGGTTATTACACAGGATATTTCGCGGGCGTAGGAACAGCATATACTGGGTATTACACTGGAACTACGAACTACTCCGGAACTTATTCTGGTTCTTATATAAATAACTTTACAGGAACATATTCCGGCGCAACAATACAAGCAACCAAAGAAACAGTTTCATCTGTTAAATTGTGGGTAAGGACAGCATAAACATGGTTTTAAGAAACAAATCATCAGCAACACCAGTTTCTGCTGCGAACTGGCAGGGTCTGCAGCAGATGTCTGCAGATGAAGTAAAGAATTATATTGCGCAAACTCTGACAGTTTCCTTTGGTGCAAACTCAGATGGTACTGGTACCGCTGAAATTAATATCACGACAAACAACAGCGGTTCTGGTACTTCTATCGGAACATTCGTTGACACCGATCGCCAAGAAGCAACAGGAACTCACCCAGCAACTGGCGCGGTTGACACTGTCACATATACCGCTAAACAGGTTACTGCTGCTGCGACGGAAAATATTACCAATCGTCCGTTGAAATATGACGATGGCATCAAAGAAATGACTGATGGTCAAATTGATACCGAAATTCTAGACTACGCAATTAATGCAATGATCACTGAGTCTTCATATGCTGCAGGACAATATCGCCTCCAACCAACAGCGCCATCAGGCGGAACATGGGTTGCTCGATACACATTAACTGATGTTGCCAATGGCGGTAACACAGTAACATATCTATGGCAGAAAACTGCTGCATCTTCACTAGCAGACTCCAATCTCAGACCACTAAAACTTATTGATACCAAAGATGTCAAGGAAATGTCATCTTCTGAAATTCTACAGATGCTTCCGAGTTTCAGAAACAGAATCATTGACACTGGAATCGGCACATATAAGGTTCAATCTACAGCACCAGGAAGCGGCACTTGGGTTGAAATGGGTAATGAGTTTGCTGATACCCGAGAGCAAGTAACACCACAGAACTATCTAGGTAACTTCTCTGGTAACTATCTCGGCAACTTTTCAGGTTCAAGAAACTATACTGCAAACTATGCTGGAAACTTCCAGGGTAACTTTGCAAATACGTTCAGCGGCGGTTATGTTGGACCAGCAAACTACACAGGAAATTACTCTGGGGCATATGCAAATAATTTCAGCGGCGGATATGTCGGACCAGCAAACTATTCCGGAACTTACTCGGGAGGTTTCAGTGGAAACTATGTCGGTAACTTTGTAGGAACTGCTGGTTATTCTGGAACATATGCAAGCAACTTCAGTGGTAATTATACTGGTTTTTATGCTGGTTCGAGAAACTATGCAGGTAACTACGCAGGTAACTTCAGCGGAAACTATCTAGGAACATATTCTGGTTCGAGAAACTATGCAGGTAACTACGCAGGTAACTATCTCGGAACTTATTCGCGCAACTTCTCCGGAACATATCTCGGTAACTTCTCTGGTAACTACCTAGGAACATATACACGATTCTTTGGTGGTTTCGTTGGTGGAAATTTCGCAGGTAACTATCTCGGAACTTATTCGAGCAACTTCACAGGAAATTATCTTGGTAGTTTCAGCGGGAATTATCTCGGAACGTATAGCGGTTCGAGAAACTATACTGGTAACTATGCAGGTAACTACCTCGGAACATATACTGGATTCTTCTCAGGATCTAGAAACTATGTAGGTAACTATGCTGGTACATATCTCGGCACATATCTGGGATACTTTACAGGCAATTATGTCGGTCCAGCAACATATACTGGAACATATTCAGGCACATATACTGGTTATTTCTCTGGCAATTACGCAGGAACTGCAACCTACACTGGTAACTATACTGGATACTTTACAGGTAACTACACTGGTTACTATGCAGGAACTGCAACCTACACTGGTAACTATACTGGATACTTTACAGGTAACTACACTGGTTACTATTCAGGTTCTAGAAACTATACTGGTAACTATGCCAGCAACTTTAGTGGAACGTATTCAAGCAACTTCTCTGGTGCAACAGTGATTGCAACCAAAGAAACTGTATCGACAATAAAACTTTGGGTTCGCACTGTATAAAAACCTTGACTTCTTGAGTAAAGTAGCGTATATATAATATTGAGAAATTATTTTTTAATGGAGATTTGAATGACTACCACACGCACTATTGAAAATCCTTACTGGGCGAATAAAGAAAAACAACATGTCATCGCAGAGTTCGTTTATCCTGACACGGGTAAACGAGCGACTGCATCGATTATGAACGACGGAACTAATCGCGACTTTGATGAGTTGATGAAGAAGTATAGTATCGAGCAGATTGATGCGAATACCCAGAAGCGTTTTGATGACCGCAATCAACATATTAAGCATAACATTGAACGCCAGAAGGTTGACAAGACTCGTATGCAGCAAGAGCAACTGTTTGCTGCTAAACTAGATGCGTTCGAGATCGATCTAATTAAGTCTTCAAAGAATCGCGAGTTGAAATCTAAGATTCGTAAAGCAAAGAACATCATGGAAGTTACTGCTTATACGGTTATTCTTCTGCAACAAGAAGAAGCGAATGCTGCTATTGTTCAAGAAGCAGTCGATGCAGAATAATGGTTTCCTCTACGTAGCAACAGTAAGAAAAGGTTACTACAGGGCGGCGAGAAATTCCGCTATATCTCTACGCGATTTCTATCCTGATGCAAAAATAACATTCTTCACGCACGAGGAATGGGTTCAACCAGATGATCATGAAATTTTTGATACAGTAATTACTGAAAACGTACCACGGGACAAGCGAGCAAAACTTTGGGCGCTTGATCAAACTCCATACGATCTGACAGTTTACATGGATTGTGATACGGAAGTTGAACACGAAGACATAACTAAGATCTTTGATCAGATACCTGAAGATGTAGATGTATTGTTTACTGCCAATCGTCCATATAACGCAGCACTGACTAAGTTATCTGATACGGAAGAAATGACTGAGCACTGCGGGTTGTTCGTCTATCGAAATAATGAACAAACATTAAACCTCATGCGTGCATGGTATGGTGAGTATTGGGAGCAGAATAAACCAGGATGGGATCGCAAACATTATCCCGAATCTGCACTACAGTGGGACACATTCACAATGTGGAGACTTTTGAATCATTACGATTTTGGTGTCAAGACTGCCAGATTCCCTGATCCAGATGCTAGGTGGAACTTTGTTTCCGGATATAAAAAAGAAGAATTACAAGGTCAACCAGTAGTGATTTATCATTACACAATTCCGCATTCTTTACTAAGTTAAACAGGACACGCATGCTACAATTTACAAAATCAGTTTCTAAAGAACTAAGCGATATTCTAGATCCATTCACAAAATGGTTCTTCGCTCAAAATGATCAGCATCTTGTTCTGGGTCCACAAGACATGCAGGAAAAACGTCGAGGCGGATTAACAGTTGACACTGCTACCGACGAGCAATATCTGAACCACATCGTAGGTAAAGGTGAAAAGCATGTTGGATTCCCTGATGTTGCATGGTGTACTGACATGTCACAGGCGCATGGACAATCATGGTTTCCATCTGAGTATGGCAGAAGGCAACAAGAAACTAATAGAGAACTGATCAGTTATCTTGGTGCAAGAAACAATGCGGTGTTTACTTACTATCCTGAAGATGGTTTCATGGGTTGGCATACCAACTGGAATGCATCGGGTTATAATATTCTTATAACATATAATGCCGAAGAAAATGGTGGATACTTTCGCTACTTAGATCCAGTCACAAAAGAAATCGTAACTATGGTCGACCCTGTTGGGTGGTCATGTAAGGTTGGATATTTTGGCGATCGCAGCGATCCCAATAAAATTGTCTATCACTGCTGTGGTAACTCTGCCAAGAGACTGACACTAGGTTATGTTGTGCCTCATCTAGAAATCTGGCGGTCAATGATCGAAGATATCTCGGGTGAAGATGCGTCGCACTTCGGTTGATTACTTTTTCTGTGCTAAATATTTTGCCAGAAGTTCTTCAAAGATAACCAACTCCTCGTGAATTTTTTCCATGTCATCTAATATTTTAGGGACCGCCATTTTTGCTCGTTCAATTATGGCGGTCTCATAGTTTTTATTGCCTGTGATGGAGACTGTCGCTTTTTTTATTCGACGTGCGCGAAGATAATTTTTAAATCTATTCATCAAAGAAGGTTTTCTCTGCGTAACCAAATTTAATTGATTGCCTTTTTGCTCAGTCATTTTATTTCTGGCAGCAAGAATTTTTTCTTCTTTGGTTTTTTCAATTGCTTGTTTCATCTGCAACAATTGTTCATTTTCTTTGCGCAGATTTTCTATTTCTTTGAGGATTTCTGGATCCTGAACATGTACTGTCTCCACGACAGTTTCTATTACAGTCTCAATTACAACAGGCGGATTTGCTATAATCTCTTTTGCCTTGGCGAGTGCTTCTTCTGCATCTTTCGCTAGTTGTTGCTCTTCTAACTTCTTTTGTTGTAATTGATTATGTTTCTCTTGCGCAAGTCGTTCTTGCTCGATTTCTTCGGGCGATGGGTCAGAGATGGTTTCTTCTTCATAATTACCATCTTCCCAAATCGATACTTCAGGAATACTTTCCTCAATGATTAGCGATTCCTGTTCAACAACCACGGTATTTACCAGAGGTTCTGGAATATAATCTTGTGGTGGTGGTGCTACGACTCTTGCTCTTGCCATGTTACTTCTTCCCGATTACCATAAAACGATCAAACTCGACCTTACCATCCCAACTGTAATATGACTGTTTAATTGAACCATCATATAAAACATTGGTAACTCCAACATTGTTAACATGTTCCCCAATAGTTGGAACACAATTAATACCATACATCTCTCTGAAAACATTGGATGACTGACACGCAAAGATGCAATCTTTATTTGCAGTAGTCATTTTTTTCAATGGGTACATAGATTCACAACTAATAGAAATTACCATATCAGTATTTATTGCATTTATATCATGATATGCAAAGGGAACATCCCAGTTGATATGATCCATCTCGATGCCATTGTCAATATAATAACGATTGAACACTTTCGATAGTTCTAAGGCATCTTTATCAATGTCGATCAAATTAATCTTTTTGACATTTAAATTTTCACAGAGTAATGGTACTAGGGGAAATCCCAACCACGAATTCAAAATTGTAATATTCAATTCTTCTGGGATATCTTCTACTTTCAGTAGTTCTTCTACCAACCAAATAGCAGCGTCCATCGTATTGGGATTCAACGATTTACGAAAATCTTCATGCTTCCATGGTAGTTCGTGGTTGATCTTGTCTAATCCTTCGCCCCAGAAGCGATAGTTGTTTAGGTAATTATAATTTAACATCTTGTGGTCTTTCCATAGAATCATATAGGCAAATTAGTGGTTCGGGTCGGATAATTTGTTCTCTAGTATCGACTGGCCACATATATCCGTAGTTGTAACTATACACCCAACCAGATGGGAAAAAATCAATTTTCAATAAGCGGTCGCGCTGATGTCCGAAAAGATTATCAAGACCCCGATAATGAAAAAACATTTGATCAGGATAATCTGTGACAAACTTGGTAATCTTATCAACATCTAATCTGTCATTCCATCTTAACACGCTAGAATTTAGTTCGGTATATGCGCGAGGAATATCTTGCGTATCGCGTTTCATTTTCTTCATGTTGTGCCAGTGGGTGCGAACAAATGTCAATCTATCTTCTGGATCGTGGTCTACAATGCAATCGATATTGTTTTGAATAACTATATCTAGATCCAGAAATAGTTTTTCTCCATGCTGAGATACAACTTGCTTATCGAATAAGTATAATTTATTCCACCATTTTTCATAGTAGTTATCTTCTGGGAAGGGAATTACAATAACGTCAGAATGTAAACCAATTGTGTGTTCAGTCAAGCAGTAAAAATTGAAATCAGATGTTATGTGTTCTCTGCATTGCTCGAGTATTTTATTAACATGGTCAACACTATATTTGAATCCCCACTTCACTGTGTAAATATTAATCATCAAACATTCCAATGCTCTAATAAATTAGGATCGACGAGCGATTCCTGTTTCACTTTACCTCTGCTATTGTCTGTAAATGGAAGTAGATCCACGTTAAAGACGCAAACAATACAGTCTTTTCTATATATACCAACTTCAAGATCTCTAGAATCCCAGTCGCGACCTCGGTTATATGAGTATGCAAATGTATTAGGAAAGTGTTTCCATAGAGGCGTATTGCTGAAGTCGCCCCACCGCCAACTGTGATAGTTGTCTGTGCCATCTGTAAACGTAAACCAAATACGTTCTTGGTGCTCTAGAACATCCTGCCAAATACATTCTGTCTGATCATTTGACCATACCATGCAACTACCATTCGTATATGCACCATGCGATAACTTAAAGTTGCGCGACTTCATTGGACGAGGATCCTGCCACCACGATCGAAACTTAGTAGGATTCTCTAGATCGTAGGTAATAATCGGCGTTAAATCATTTTGAATGATTACGTCAAGATCGAAGAATACAAATCTGCCAGTCGGTTTATCTTCTGCGAAGTTGTGTGTATTGAAGATAAAGGTCTTTGGTCTGTCCCAACAACGTGCCATACCATATTTGAAATCTTCGGAACCAAACCAGTATTTCGGATGGATGTCGGGAATGTCTGGGAAGTCGATAACTTTAATTTCACTATCAAAACCATCACTGTTATCTGTATAGCAATAGAAATGAAACTCAAAATTGTCTGGAGTGTGCTTCTTTGCCATGCGATAGAGACGGTTGACAAACTCAGCGGAATACTTTGTTCCCCATTTACAGCAGATGTAATTAACTCTCATTCGCAGTTCCACAATCTGAGGATGTCTTCGTGTTCACATTCTAATAGTTTAATTTGTTCTTTGGCAGAAGGATGTGGAACATTATCCGTATTGAACAAGCAAATCTTAGCATCGGATCGAAACTTAAATCGTTCAATATCATCTGGGTAATGCTTTCCTCGATTCCAAGAATAGATCCATCCGCCTGGAATATCTTTCCAGAAATCTCGCTGTCTCCAATAATGGTAGTTGTCACTTCCTTTGAAGAAAGTTTTAAATATCGATTCGGAATTCTCCATGGTATCATTGTAGATATGCTCGCATGATTTACCAGGCCAAAGCATCATACTGGAATTAAAAAAGGTGCCTCTAGTATCAATAAACAATCTGTCATGCTTTTGTGATTGCGGTTGCCATCGACATTGAATGATACGAGGTTTTTGCGCAAGTTCTAGAACATCAGTTATATCTTCTTGGATTACCACGTCAAGATCAAAATAACACCAGTTTCCTTCGTAACCTAACCAGTTGTGTGAATTAAATACTGAAAACTTTGCTCGGTCAAAACAGAAGGTTTCTGTACCAAACCAATATTTGGGATGTAGGATACCATCGTCTGGTATAGGTGCAGTATCGCAAATTAAACCATCAGCATCATCAGTATAACAAGTGAATGTGAACAGGTTGGCGTAGTTCTTCTTTACCATGTTGTAAAGATTATTCACATATTTGGCGGAATACTTGTCACCCCACTTAATGCATACGAAATTGATCATACTCTTTATCTGCTCCAGGAAACTGGTCTAACCCATTTAATAATGCTATGGTATATTCTGGTCTATACCAGAAGGATTCATTGTGATCATCTATACCATAATAGTCTGCACCATATACGAACGAATATATCTCACCTTTCGGAAAGTAATTAAATCTAAAATCTTCGTGCCACAAAAATCTATCATCACCAAAGTATTTAACCATGTAGTAATCAGAGTTTTGTTCGAAGTGTTCCCATATATGTTGAACCGTCCCATCTTTCCACATCATTACACTTGAGTTGTAGTTGCTCAAATAGCGCATACCATGAGTGTCTCCGACATGATCAGGAAACTCTTTATTCTTCCAATAAGTATACGCTATTGTCGGATGATTGTCAAGGTATTTCCATAGATGATCAATATTATTTTGAATGCGAATATCTAGATCTAGATAAAGAACGTCACCAAACCCTCGTTGACTGAACATCCAAACCTTATACCAATGACCTTCTACGTCATCTGGTAACGGACAAGCAACAACAATCGGATCTAAATCTGTTGGGTCGTCGGTAAAACAAACGTAGGTATACTTCCTACCAGTATCATTTACTATTCTATTTACATCTATAGCGGAATATTTTTTTCCGTATTTTAGCATTAAAATGGATTTCATAGTATTCTCATTGTTATAAATATTCACGTATAATTTATAAGGGTTTCTGATGGCACAAGTTCAAAATATTTTTATTGATCAGGGAACTACATTTTCTTTTCCGCTCGGGGTAGGTGATCAGAACGGAGATCCTAAAGATCTTACTGCATACACAGCAGCAGCGCAAATGCGCAAATCTTATTACACTAATACTGCTATAGATTTTACTGCAGAGATTACTTCGCCGCTGGATGGCGAAGTAACCATATCAATGACTGCAGAACAAACACATGCGATTAGAGCAGGTAGATATGTATATGATATTGAAATTACCAGTGTTGATGAAACTCTGCGAGTCCTAGAAGGAATCGTCGTAGTCAGTCCAGGAGTGACAAGATAATGGCACTTAGAGTTACCGTAGGAAATCCAAATAATATAAATACAAATATAGTGAGCAAACGGACGCAAACTAAAGTTGCGACGCTGGCAGACGTGGACCTAGATGGTATCGAAGATGGATACACGCTAATCTACAATACTACTACTAAAAAATGGGAGGCAGTAAATCCTGCAACCGAAGTGAGATTAGATAATATAGACGGTGGAACGTATTAAACCAAAGACAACCAAAAGAAGGAATGATCTTAAATGTCAACAATTATTCAAATTAAAAGAAGTGCAGGTTCGGCTGCTCCATCAGCGAGCGATCTATTAGTCGGTGAAATGGCATATGCACAAGATGCTTCCGCTAATGGTGCATCTGGTGTTCTATACATCGAATCTGTAAACTCTTCGGGTGGTGCAACAATCGACGCAATCGGTGGTAAGAAATATACCGCTGCTGTTGATGGTGCCACAAATGCAAACACTGCTTCGACAATCGTAAAGCGTGATGCTTCAGGTAACTTCGCAGCAGGAACTGTTACCGCAGATCTCGTTGGTGACGTAACTGGTCAAGTTTCTGACATCAGCAACCATGACACAGGCGATCTTGCTGAAGGTACAAACCTTTACTACACAGATACAAGAGCAAGAAACGCAATCAGCGCAACTGGCGATATCTCGTATGACCCAGTAACTGGTGTAATTTCGTATAACGATGCGAACATGACAATTTCTCAGTTCGATACCGATGATCTTGCTGAAGGTTCAAGCAATCTTTATTTCACAACTGCTCGCGTTGACAATCACCTTTCGGGTGGCACAGGCGTTTCTTACTCGAACGGCGAGATCAGCATCGGTCAAGACGTTGGAACAACCGCAAACGTTACGTTTAATTCAGTTAATGCCGACCTTACTGGTGATGTAACTGGTACTGTTTCGTCACTTTCGAACCACGATACTGGCGATCTTGCCGAGGGTTCAAACCTATACTTTACAACTGGTCGCGTAGAAGACGCAGTTGACGGTTATGTATCAGGCGGCGTAGGTCTATCTTATGCTAACGGAACTATCGATCTTGACAACACAGCGGTAACTGCTGGTTCGTACGGTTCAGCTTCTGCAATTCCAACTTTCACAGTTGATGCACAAGGTCGTTTGACTGCTGCTGGTGAAGTATCTGTCTCGACAGATCTTTCGGTTGCTGGTGACACAGGTACTGATTCCATCAATCTTCTTGAAGAAACACTAACTTTCTCAGGCGGAACAGGCGTTGCGACTTCGGTTTCTAACGGTGAAGTAACAATCGCAATCGGTCAGGACGTTTCGACAACTGCCGACGTTACCTTCAATGATGTTACTGTAACCGGTACATTGAATTCGGATGACCTTACTGCCGAAAACGTTACTATCTCTGGTAACCTAACAGTCGCGGGTACAACTACTACAGTTAACTCGACAACTATCTCAGTAACCGATCCAATGGTCTTTGTTGGTAACGACAACGACGCAACTGATGCGGTTGACATCGGTCTGTTCGGTATGTATGACACTTCAGGTTCGAAGGATCTATATGCTGGTCTATTCCGTGATGCTACTGACAACAAGTGGAAACTCTTCCGCGATCTAGAAGTTGCACCAACAACAACTGTTAACGTAGCAGGAACTGGATACACGGTTGCTACTCTTGTTGCTAACCTTGAAGGTTCGCTCTCGGGTGGAACAGTTTCTGGTCTATCAGCGGCAATCGGTGTTTCAGATGGTGGTACTGGCGCTCAGTCGTTGACTGCTAACGGCGTTCTGTTCGGTGGCGGTACTTCTGCTATCCAAGCAACTGCTGTTGGAACTGCAGGTCAAGTCCTGACATCAAATGGTTCAGGCAATGCTCCAGCGTTCGGTAATATCGACGGTGGTACATACTAATAAATAAATGAAATGGGGGGAGGGATTTTCTTCCCCCCATAATTCTTGGAGATACATAATGGACCAAACAAAATTTATTAACTCGTATATTGCTAATCTTGCAGAACGATTGAAAGCTTTAACGCTTGATAACATCATGTTAAACACACAACTCACGATGGCAAACGAAAATGCCAATGAGTTGATGCAAAAGATTCAAGTATTAGAAAACATTCAAAGCGTTCCTGTTCCAAAATCGGATTACATGGGTTTAGACGGTAAGTTGAAGTCTGACTATACATATGCAGATGAGACCAATGAACCATATGTCCTTGACGAGGTTGAGCAGAATCCAGAAGGAAATTTAGATGTCGACAATAGTCCAGGTAAAACGAAGTGAAACCCAAGGCGCAGAACCAAGTGCAGCAGATCTTGCAGTTGGAGAATTGGCGATAAATTTAGAAGATCAAAGAATCTTCTCGAAAAAAACTGATGGCACGGTCGTAAGTCTCGGTGGTGTTGAAGTAAATGATGGAACGAATACCACGTCAGTGGCGACGATCTCATTTGCAGACACTATCTTCGGAGACTTCAGAGTTGATACTGACACAACTCCTGGTGTAGCAATCGTTCGCCTCAATCAAAATGCAGATTTAGATTACGGACTGATCACAGATTCGGTTTATGAATATAACTCAATTGATTACGGGAGTCTATAATCATGGCAGCCAGAGTAAAACTTAGAAGAGGTAGTTCCCTTCAGCACCAAGCATTCATTGGCGCAGAGGCAGAACTTACAGTCGACACAACCAACTGGTCAGTAAGAGTCCACGACGGTTCTACAACTGGCGGTCACGAATTGATGAAGAACTCACTTGAAAATATCCAAGACGGTGCCATTCTCGATGGTGGAACATACAACTAAATAGAGTGGGATTAGGAGATAAAAATGGCAACGATTTTACAACTTAGAAGAGGAACTACTGTTCAGCACTCTGCCTTTACGGGTGCTAACGGCGAAGTTACTGTCGACACAACAAAAGATACAATAGTTGTTCATGATGGAACCACTGCAGGTGGAAGTCCTCTGGCAACTGAAGCATATGTTACATCGCAACTATCTGCGGCAGATAACACTGATGAAATTACAGAAGGTTCAACTAACCTTTACTTTACAACGGCAAGAGCAAGAAGTGCTATCAGCGCAGGTACTGGAATTTCTATTACCGACGGTGCTATCTCGACAACCATTACTCAATACACGAATGCTCTAGCAAGAGCCGCAGTTTCGGTAACAGATTCCGGAGGCGATGGTTCGCTTGCTTATAATAATTTGACTGGTGTAATTACTTACACTGGACCAAGCGCATCAGATGTCCGCGCTCACTTTAGTGCTGGTACTGGTATTACAATCACCAATGGTGCAGTCGCGGTCGACTCAACTATTGCAACAAAGACTTATGCAGATAACGCAGCAACCACAGCGGTTGCTAATGTTATTGATACTGCACCAGAAGCACTAAACACTTTGAATGAATTGGCAGCTGCTCTGGGCGATGACGCGAATTTCTCCGCTACTATTACTGCGAGTATCGGCACAAAGTTAAATTCTTCTGCAGTTAGTGCGTTCGGACTCACACTTGTAGATGATGCAGACGCCGCAACCGCTAGAACTACATTAGGTTTAGGAACTGCCGCCACTACTGCCTCTACTGCTTATGCAACCGCAGCACAAGGAACTAAGGCAGATGCAGCACTTCCAGCAGCAAATGTCAGCACTTTTGGTGGGACATTAATCGATGATGCCGATGCTGCAACCGCAAGAACAACACTTGGTCTTGGTACGGCAGCAACTACAGCGGCTACTGCTTACGCTACTGCAGCACAGGGAACTAAAGCGGATAATGCTCTGCCAGCAGCGAGTGTTAGCACTTTTGGTTTAACTCTAGTAGATGACGCTGATGCTGCTGCTGCGAGAACCACGTTAGGATTAGGAACCGCAGCAACTACTGCTGCAACTGCTTATGCTACTGCTGCCCAAGGCGCGACAGCAGATGCAGCACTGCCTGCATCTTCATATACTGCAGCAGATGTTCTGACTAAACTGAAGACGGTTGATGGTTCTGGATCAGGACTTGACGCAGATCTTCTCGATGGTAACTCAAGCGCATATTTCCGCATCAATGTTTACAACGCAGCAGGGACTCTATTGAATTAATTATGCCTACAATTATGCAATTAAAACGAAGTGAATCCGCAGGTTCAGTTCCATCAGTAAGTGATATTGCTGTTGGAGAACTTGCGGTAAATTTAGCAGATGGTGTATTATACTCTAAACGAACAGATGGTAGTATTATTGAAGTCGGCGGATATAACCCTGAGTTTTTCACCGTTCCAGAAGTAATCGATCTTGGTGATATTACAGGCGCAAATCCGGATGTGTATGACATGGGTTCATTATAAATAGTCCCAAAGAGGACAAGATATGGCAGTTTCATCAAGACAAGGTTTAATAGATTACTGTTTACGCAGACTTGGGTTTCCAGTAATTGAAATCAACGTCGATGATGATCAGGTTTCTGATCGCATCGACGACGCTTTACAATACTTTCAAGAATACCATTTCGATGGTGTCGAGAGACTCTATCTCACACATAAAGTAACAACTGCAGAATTGAAATTCTCAGGATTATCCGCGCCATCATTCGAACAGAATGAACAACTTATTGGTCTTACTTCTGGCGCATCATGTATATTGTATACAGTAAATGGCATGACTGCAAGAATCACAAATGTTAAAGGAACCTTTGTGTCAGGTGAAACCATAACAGGATCTGTATCGGGATTTAGTCGTGCACTAACAACTACTAATTTCTACGCTCCAGGAAATATTCAGAACGGATATATACCTCTACCAGATTCAGTTATAGGCGTAATTCGCGTGTTGCCAGTAAATGGTCCAAGTTCTGGTATGAATAATCGTAACAACATGTTCGATATTATCTATCAGTTCCGCCTAAATGACATGTATAATTTGCTTTCTGCTGACATGGTTTACTATACGCAGGTCCAACAGCATCTGTCGATGCTCGACATGCTTCTAGTTGGCGATCGTTCATTCAAATATAATCGTAAAATGGACAAAATGTATATTGACATGAATTGGGAAGAAGTATTAAATCCTGATGACTTCATCGTCATTGAATGCTATCGTATCCTAGATCCTTCAACATATACACAAGTCTACGATGACATGTTCCTAAAACGCTATTCTACTGCACTGATCAAACGTCAATGGGGCGAGAACATGAAGAAGTTTGGCGGAATCCAACTTCCAGGGGGTGTTATCCTAAATGGTAAAGAGATCTACGACGAAGCAGTCGAAGAAATTTTAACAATTGAAACCGAAATGCAATTGAAGTCAGAGTTGCCTGTCGATTTCATGGTTGGATAAAACATGACCACGAATTTTTACTTTCAATCTGGCAATACATCTGGAACCACGAGCGAACAAAGTTTAGTGGAAGATCTCATCATTGAAAGTTTGCAAATCTATGGTCATGATGTATACTATCTTCCGAGGCAATCTGGTAATCTAGACGGTATACTTGGCGAAGATGCACTGTCATATTTCAATCAATCACATGCTCTTGAAATGTATCTTGAGAATGTTCAAGGATTTGAGGGGGAAGGCGAACTCTTTACTAAGTTTGGTTTCGAATTTAGATCTTCAGCAACATTCGTAGTCGCCAAGAGACGCTGGGAAGAAGGAGTTATGCAGAACGTAGGTGGGGTTGTCGCAAACCACACAGTACAACTTCCTGATAGACCAGCAGAAGGCGACTTATTATATTTCTCGAAAACTAAAACATTTTTTGTAATCAAGTATGTAGATTTCTTAAATCCATTTTACCAACTAGGTAAGATACACACATTCAAATTACAGTGTGACGTTTTTGAATTTAGTTCTGAGCGAATTGACACGGGCATATATGAAATTGATTCTATCAATCAATCCAGTCAAGACATGTATCGCTTCCAATTGCTGTTGCAATCAGGCGGTAATTTACTAAATTCCAGTGGAGACTCTGTTATTCTTGAACAGTATGCAACTACAGATACTGATCCGCAATCAGATAATGATGAATTTGAAGCAGAAGCAGATGACATTTTAGACTTCACAGCATTCAACCCATTCGGTGAGGTTCAAAAGAGAGTATAATGTTTTTACGTCAACACTTCTATCACCAACATATCAGAAAAGCAATCGTTGCTTTTGGCACAATCTTCAATCAGATTTCTGTCAAGAGATACAATTCTGATCAAGAACTCGTGCAATCTGTTCGCGTTCCGTTAGCATATTCACCAAAAAATAAGTTTCTCGCTCGTATAGCAGAAGTCCCATCAACCAACACGCAAGCAGCGGCAATTATTCTTCCGCGAATGGGGTTTGAGATAACAGGACTACAATATAATCCTGCTAGAAAAATTAACTTATTAACGAAGAATGTAGCAGTCGGGCAAGGTGACGACCCTAATGTGTTACGAACTCAATTCACAAGCACACCATACGACATGAATATTTCACTGTATGCAATGGCAAAGAATCAAGATGATGGACTGCAGATTATTGAGCAAATAATTCCATTCTTCAATCCTGACTTCTGTGTTACTGTATCTGATATCCCTTCAATGGGTATCAAGAGAGACCTTCAGATAGTTCTTGATTCTATCAATTATGAAGATGACTATGCAGGTGATTACATGCAACGACGTTCAATTGTTTGGACGTTAAACTTTACTCTCGGGTTGAATCTATATGGACCAGTCGAACAGCAAGGAATCATCCGAACTGCGATTGCGAATACATATACGGATATTGAACAACCTACCTATCAACAAAAATATCAAGTAACAACAGATCCAGATACTGCTGCGGTGACGGATGAATGGGATTATGTGGAGCAATTCGATGAATTCTACGAACAAGGGTAACTATCAAGATCTTGACGATCTTTTTGGAACTGATACAACAAAGATCCCAGAACAAGATGAAGTTATTGAAGCGCAAATTCTTCCAGCGACAACGACTACACCATCAGTTCCAGCAGTAATCGAATCCACTGGTAATGACATTGAAGATGACTACAATGTCGCTCGCAATAAACTCAATGAATTAATTAGCACAAGTCAAAGAGCATTAGAGGGTATGTTGAATGTTGCTCTAGCGAGCGATAGTCCTCGTGCGTATGAAGTCGTCGGACAACTGATCAAGACAACTGGTGATACTGCTAAAGATCTTATGGATCTACAGGCGAAAAAGAAAAAAGTTCTTCAGGATGATAGCAAGAAATCTCAGCAAATCGACACGCAGAATAATATCATCTTTTCTGGAAGCACCCAAGATCTACTCAAGGCATTGAAAGCAGAGAAAGCAAAAGTTATAGAACATGGTGATTGAGGAATCCTCGTATCACGGTAATATTAATTTAAAACCGATCGGATACAAACATAATTTTACTCCGGAGCAATTGACAGAACTCGCTTTGTGCGAGGAAGATCCAATTTACTTCATAGAAACTTATTGCATGATTGTTTCACTCGACGAGGGTCTCATTCCATTCAAACTTTATGATTGTCAGAAGCGCAAGGTTCACCATATCCTAGGCAATCGTAAGGCGATTCTTATGGAGGGTCGTCAGCAGGGTAAGACTATTACATCTGCTGCTTGTATTCTGTGGTATACGCTGTTTCAAGATGCTAAAACTGTCGCTATTCTTGCGAACAAGACTTCTGCTGCACGCGAAGTTATGAACCGCTATCAAGGTATGTTCGAGAACTTGCCTCTCTGGATGCAGCAGGGTGTGAAGACTTGGAATAAGGGCGACGTTGAATTAGAAAACGGTTCAAAGGTATTCACTGCTGCTACGACTGCCTCTGGTATTCGTGGTAAGTCTGTTAACTGGTTGTATATCGACGAAGCGGCGATTATTCCAAATACTGTCGCCGAGCAGTTCTTCGCTTCCGTTTATCCTACGATTTCTGCGGGTCAAACAACAAAGATTCTATTGACTTCTACTCCTCTCGGCTACAATCACTTCTGGAAGTTCTGGAATGAAGCAGAAAAGGGCGTTAATGGATTCGCTCCGATGTTCATCCCATACACTGAGATTCCAGGGCGCGATGATGCGTGGGCAGAAGAACAACTCAAGATGCTCGGCGAACTCAAGTTCAACCAAGAAGTTCTCTGTAACTTCCTCGGATCGAGTAACACTCTTGTAAATGCACATACTCTTGGTGCGATGAGTTCTATTGACCCTATATACATGAAGGATGGTCTAGATATCTTCGAAGATCCGATCCCAGAGCATACTTATGTTATGGGCGTTGATACTGCAAGAGGTATTGGTGGCGACTATTCTGCATTTACTGTAGTTGACGCAACCTCTGTTCCATATAAACTAGTCGCTAAATACCGCAACAATAAAATACCACCGATGTTATACCCAAATATCGTAAATAAGGTGGCGAGAGATTTTAATAATGCATATGTGATGATTGAAATTAACGACATGGGACAACAAGTCGCCGATATTTTGCATGCAGAATTAGAATATGATAATATTTTAACTACGTCGAAAGATACAAATAAACAATATCTTTCCCCAGGATTTGGTAAAGCGACCCAAATGGGTGTTCGAATGACCAAGCAAGTTAAAAGACAAGGTTGCTTTACACTGAAGTCGTTGATGGAAGAAAAGAAGTTACTGATTTTTGATGCAGATACCATCTCAGAGTTCTCCACCTTTATCGAAAAGATGGGAACTTGGATGGCAGATGAAGGTTATTTTGATGACTTGGTGATGAGTTTAGTAATGTTTGCATGGGTAACCAGCAATACATATTTCACAGATCTGACAGATATTGACATTAGAAAAAAACTATATGATGGTCAGATGAAACAGATAGAAGAAGAACTGACACCATTTGGTTTGATACTAAATGGAACCGAAGAAGAATTTTTTGTTGATGGTGGAGACCTATGGTCTGTCGATACTACACCAACTAAACGTGGTTGGATGTAAAGTAGACATCTTATAAATAAGTTTATAACAAAAAAGACAGTGGTTTTTGTCAGTTTTTATATACAAGGAGAAGAAAATGGCATTTCAATTATCGCCAGGAGTCCTAGTTACTGAAAAGGATCTAACTAACGTCGTACCAGCAGTTTCAAGTTCTGCTGGTGGATACGTTGGTTACTTCCTCTGGGGACCTGTAAACGAAATTCAAACAGTTTCGTCAGAAAACCAACTCGTCCGCGAGTTCGGCAAACCAACAAGCACAACTACAGTATCTTTCCATACTGCAGCAAACTTCCTTGGTTACGGAAATAATCTACAACTAGTTCGCGCAGTCGGCACAGCAGCAAGAAACGCTGTTTGGACTGGGACTGCTCTAAAGATCGATAACGAAGATGTGTATAATGCATCTTATGCTTCGGGTGAAGCATCGGTCGGTCCATTCGCTGCAAAGTTTCCAGGAGCGCTTGGTAACGGTCTTATCGTAACACTTTGCGACGCAGGTGGTTGGGAAGATTGGTCAGTAAATGGTCTTGACCTTTCGACACAATTTGACGCTCAACCAGGAACATCTGCCTATGCAACAGCACAAAATGCTTCCGATGACGAAATGCACATTGCAGTCATCGATGCAAACGGTCAGTTCTCGGGCGTAAGAAATACTGTTCTTGAAAAGTTCGCATTTGTTTCGAAGGCATCGGATGCTAAGAATTCGGATGGTTCTTCTAACTACTACAAGAACGTTCTAAATGCTCAGTCGAAGTATGTCTGGTGGATGGACCATACAAGTGGCGGCACAAACTGGGGTAGTCTTGCTGCAGGAACAGAATTTGCCGTTCTTGATGCTGCGATCGGCGACTTCCTGCAAGGTGGTGTTGACGCTGCTCCTGCTGCTGGCGACGTCCAAACTGGATACGACCTGTTCGCAAACAAGGAACTTGTTGACGTTTCGCTTCTTCTAACTGGTAACCATCCAGTTGCAGTCGCTCAACACGTCATCGATAACGTTGTTCTTGCTCGTCTTGACTGCGTTGCGTTTCTTTCACCACCTCTGGCAGCAGTCCAGAACAATGCTGGTGATGAAGCAACTGACGTCGTAGCATATAGAAACTCAACTCTTGATCGTTCGACTTCATACGCTGTTATGGATTCAGGTTGGAAGGTTCAATACGATAAGTATAATGACACATATATCAATATTCCTTTGAATGCTGATACTGCAGGTCTTTGTGCTCGTACTGATCAAACCAATGATCCATGGTGGTCGCCTGCTGGTTTCAATCGTGGTGCAATTAAGAATTGCGTAAAGTTGCTTTATTCGCCAAACCAAACAGATCGTGATACTCTTTACAAGAATGGCATCAACCCAGTTGTGTCGTTCCCAGGGCAGGGTGTTGTGCTTTATGGTGATAAGACACTTCTTGCGAAACCATCGGCATTCGATCGTATCAATGTTCGTCGTCTATTCATCGTTCTTGAGAAGGCAATCGCAACTGCTGCTAAGTTCCAGTTGTTTGAATTCAATGATGTCTTCACTCGTGCACAGTTCAAGTCACTAGTTGAACCATTCCTCCGCGATGTTCGTGGTCGCCGTGGTATCTATGACTTCCGTGTTGTGTGTGACGAAACAAATAACACTGGCGAAGTAATTGACCGTAACGAGTTTGTTGCAGATATCTACATCAAACCTGCTAAGTCGATCAACTTCATCTACCTAAACTTCATCGCAACTCGTACCTCGGTATCGTTCGAAGAAGTTGGTGCCTAATAACCCGAATAAATAGAATTATAGGAGAAATCTAATATGGATATTTCAAAGTTTAAAGGGTTACTAGGTGCTGGTGGTGCAAGACCTAACCAATTCCGCGTATTACTCAACTGGCCTGGATATGTAACATCCGTTCCTGATAGAGAATATGCACTTTTGGTTACTGGCGCTGCTCTTCCTGCATCAACAGTAAACCCAACTCTCGTTCAGTATCGTGGTCGCGAAGTGAAACTCGCTGGCGAGCGTATCTTCGATCCGTGGACAGTAACAATCATCAACGACACTGAAATGTCGCTCCGTAAACCATTCGAAGAGTGGATGAACGGAATGAATGATCTGGAATTGAACACAGGTGTTCTTGCGCCAACTGACTATCAAGCAGATATTATCGTTCAGCATCTTGATCGCAATGATGAAGTACTGATGGAATATACTCTGTATAACTCTTTCCCGATTAACATGTCGGAAATTGGTTTGCAATATGGTCAGAACGATGTAATCGAAGAGTTCACTGTAACCTTCAACTACTCACACTACCTAACTAACACACTGTAAGAGTAATCTAATATTATGGAAATTTTTGGTTATAAGATTACACGATCTTCGGGGCCACCAACGGAAAAATCGTTCGTGGCTCCGACAGACGACGGTGGCACAGATGAAATTAAAGCGGGTGGATACTATGGAACCTATCTAGACTTAGATGGGACTGCCAGTACAGAGCAAGAACTTATCAGACGCTATCGTGACATTGCTGGTATGGCAGATGTCGACACAGCAATTGATGATATTGTTAATGACTCTATCTCAAATCTTGATGACGAAGATCCAATTAAAATCAATCTGGATAACGTAGAGTTATCAGCAGGCATCAAGAAAGACATCGAAAAAGAATTCCAAGAAATCTTACGAGTCTTAGATTTTAAACTAAGAGCGCAAGATTATTTTCGTCGCTGGTATATCGACGGTAGATTGTTCTTCCATAAAGTTATTGACACAGCAAACCCAAAACAGGGTCTGACTGATGTTCGATACATTGATCCGCGTAAGATTAAAAAAGTTCGTGAGATCATCAAGGAAAAAGACGCAAAGACCAATGTCGATTTCATCAAACGGATTGATGAGTATTTTCTCTACAATGAAAAAGGTGTAGTGCACCAAAAGTCAGCAAGCGCGAATGACTATTCAAGCAGCGCGAATGCACTTAAAATTACAAAAGATGCTATATGCCATGTTCCTTCTGGTCTTGTTGATCAGGATAAGAACGTTGGTCTATCGTATCTTCACAAAGCAATACGTCCAGCAAACCAACTCCGCATGATGGAAAACGCACTAGTGATTTATCGTATCACTCGTGCACCAGAGCGTCGAGTATTCTATGTTGACGTTGGTAACCTACCTAAGATTAAAGCGGAACAATACCTCAAGGGTATTATGAACCAGTATCGTAACAAGATTGTTTATGATTCGAATACTGGTGAAATCCGCGACGACAAGAAATTCATGTCAATGCTTGAAGACTTCTGGTTGCCTCGCCGCGAAGGTGGTAGAGGAACACAGATCGAAACACTTCCTGGTGGAGAAAACCTTGGACAAATCCAAGACGTTGAATACTTCCAGCGTAAACTGTATCAATCATTGAACGTTCCTATCTCGAGACAGCAACAGCAATCAGGTTTAAACTTTGGTCGTGCTGCTGAGATTAACCGCGACGAGTGGAAGTTTACAAAGTATATTGCTAAACTGCGTCGTCGCTTCTCGCTTATTTTTGATGACCTCCTAAAGACTCAGTTGATTCTCAAGGGTATTATTACTGAAGCAGACTGGGATTCCATCAGAGATAATATACAATACAAATATGCAACTGATGCATATTATACAGAATCGAAAGAACAGCAAATTCTCCAGTCTCGTATCGAGATTCTGAATGGAATGGCAAACTATATTGGTTCGCTCTACAGCAAAGAATATGTTCAAAAGCATATTCTGAAACTTACTAAGGATGAGATAGCAGAAATCGAAGTATCGAATAATGCAAATCCACCAGAAGTTCCACCTGCAGAAGAGCAACCACCACAACCAGAACAAACTGAACAAGGATAATACTATGGAAAACAGTGTAGCAGATCTAATAAATAACATTGAAAGCGGCACTCTTGCCGACGCAGAACAAGTATTTAATGGTTTAATGGACATTAAAGCAGGTACTGCGTTAGATGCATACAGACAGCAAATTGCGATGAACGTTTTTAATGGTCAAGAATCAGAACCTGAAGAAGATTTTGATACTGACTTCGAGGATGAATCGGAAGAAGACTTTACGGGGGAAGACGATGCTGAAGTTTAAGGATTTAATGGAAAGACTTAACATTGCCAAAACAAAAATGGGCGATGTGATCAAGGATTTCCAAGATTCAGATGCACCTCAATTCCAAGGTAAGACTGCAGAGAAGCGTCGTCAGATGGCAATCGCTGCTAAATTAGAAGCAGATCGTGGCGTCAAGAAGGAAGAAGTCGAGCAGACTGACGAAGCACTAAAGGGTGATCAACATAAGATTGATGCCAATAAGAATGGTAAAATTGATGGACACGATTTCAAAGTTTTGCGTAATGCAAAGAAAGCAAGATACCAGTAAGGAATAACAGATGGCGACTAAAGCGGTTCTAAAACTAACACAGGTTCATGGTGTGGTGAAAGTGCGTGGCACGGGATCCGCTACCATTGCACTTGCAACTGATCTGAAGAAGTCTTCAGAAACTCAGTCTTCACCAAAAGCAAACATTCGCACCCTTCATTGGGCGCTGTCAGTAGGTTCTACTGCCACTGTCACTAGAAATAGTGTAGTCCTATATTACCTTTCTGGAACTGGTAAGATGGAATTTATGGGATGGTCTGACAACGAAGAAAACGGATCGGACATTGTTGTCGACTTTTCTTCAGGAACTGGAGCAGTAGTTCTGGAACTTGCTAAGGTCTCTGGTTATGGACCACAAGCGCACCAGAATCAAGGAGATCTAGGATAATGAAACTTATTACTGAAGTCGTTGAAGACGTAAACCTTTTAATCGAAGAAACAAACGGCAAGAAAACACACTTCATTGAAGGTGTGTTTCTGCAATCTAACTTGGCAAACCGCAATGGTCGTGTTTATCCAAAAGAAATTATGTCAAAAGAAGTCGAGAGATATAATGAAAGTTATGTCAAATCGAATCGTGCTCTTGGAGAACTCGGTCACCCAGATGGTCCATCGATTAATCTAGATCGCGTTTCACACATGATTGTTTCGCTCAGAGAAGACGGTGACAATTATATTGGTAAAGCAAAACTCATGGATACTCCAATGGGTAATATTGCTAAAGGTCTTATCGAGGGTGGCGCTAAACTTGGTGTTTCTTCCCGTGGTATGGGTACATTGAAAGCAAATAAAGAAGGTATTAATGAAGTCCAAGACGACTTCTACCTTGCTACTGCTGCTGACATTGTAGCAGATCCTTCTGCTCCTGACGCATTCGTCCAGGGCATTATGGAAAATAAAGAATGGGTTGTGGTTAATGGAGTTTGGACTGAGCAAGCATGCGATATGTCTAAGCGATTGATCAAGAAAGCATCCAGAAAAGAATTGGAAGAAGCGAAGTTGAGAGTATTTGAATCTTTCTTAAATCGCGTCTCCCGTAAAACAAAAGTTTTATAAATATTATATAATCTCGAATTCTAGGAGAAGCAAATGAATGTAGAAAACAAGATCAGAGAGTTGCTTACAAAAAAGCAACTATCCGAGGAAAATGCTGGTCCGATGGGCGCAGCAAAGGGTAAGGATACTTCGATCCCTGCAAAAACTGCAGGCGATGCTAAGAATCCACGTCAAGGTTCTTCGGAAGATGCAACAGTATCTGGCGAACGCGATGACAAAACAGAAAATCCTGGTGCTAAAGAAGCATCGTCAGTCAAGAAAGATGACTTGATGGCACATGCTGGTACTGTTGGTGATGCACCAAACTTTACTACTGTTGCGGATCCAACATCAGTTGTTAACCAAGCATCTTCAAAGGGCAATGTTCACCAAGAAGAATATGATCCAGAAGAAGATGAAGATTTTGAAGATGGTGAAGATGAAGATCTTGAAGAAGACTTCGCTGCCGATCTAGCATCTTTGTTTGATGGTAACGAAAACCTAACAGAAGATTTCCGCAACAAAGCATCATCGCTGTTTGAAGCAATGGTTGTTGCGAGAGTTTCCAACGAAGTAAGTTTGATCGAAGACCGTCTGGTTGAAGAAGCTGCTGAGTTGATGGAAGAATATAAGTCGGAACTCGTAGAGAAGGTTGATTCCTATCTCGGTTACGTAATCGAAAATTGGATCGAAGAAAATCAATTGGCAGTAGAAAACGGTCTCCGTACTGACATTGCTGAAGATTTCATTGAAGGTCTAAAAACACTTTTCGCTGAGCATTATGTTGATGTCCCAGAAGACAAATACGATGTTCTAGGTGAAATGCAATCGCAGATTGAAGAAATCTCTTCAAAACTGGATGAAGCAATCGCTGCTAATGTAGAACTACACAATGCTAATATCGATCTCAACAAGGAAAGTGTTCTTTCGGTTGTTGCAGAAGGTCTAGCAAAAACAGACGCTGAAAAATTCAAGTCGTTGGTCGCTGATGTAGAATTCGAGAATGCAGAAATCTTTGAAGAGAAGTTAAATGTCATCAAGGAAAATTATTTCCCTAAGACAAGAACTCTATCTGAAGAGAAGTTTGACGATGGAGTTGAAAATGACTTCAGCGAAGGATCGACGGTAAGTCAGTATATCAAGGCGCTTGACGTACTTTCTGCTAAAAATTAATTTTATATAAATAAATCTATTGAACACCTAAAAGGGGAAAACTAAATGTTTCTTTCAGAGCAATTAACAAAAAAGTGGGAACCAGTCCTAAACCATGATGGTCTTGGACAGATCTCGGATAAGTACAAGCGTGCGGTTACTGCAGTAGTTCTTGAGAACCAAGAGCGTGCACTTCGCGAAGAGCGCACTGCTCTTTTCGAAACTCCAGCAAACAACATTGCTGGTGCAACAACTGGTGGTGCTGATAACATCGACCGTTACGATCCAATCCTAATCTCGCTCGTTCGTCGTGCGTTGCCAAACCTAATGGCATATGACGTTGCTGGCGTGCAACCAATGACTGGTCCAACTGGTCTTATCTTCGCAATGAAGAGCAAGTATAGTGCAATGAACGGCACTGAAGCACTCTTCAACGAAGCAGATACTGACTTCGCTGGTACAGGAACTCATGCTGGTTCAAACCCAGTTGATGGTTCTTACACCACAGGTACTGGTATTGCTACTGTTGACGCTGAGCAACTTGGCGAATCAGGCGGAACTGACTTCAACGAAATGGCATTCTCGATCGAGAAAACAACTGTAACTGCTAAGACACGTGCTCTTAAAGCAGAATACACAGTAGAACTCGCTCAAGATCTCAAGGCAATTCACGGTCTTGACGCTGAAGGCGAACTTTCGAACATCCTTTCGCAAGAAATTCTTGCTGAAATCAACCGCGAAGTTATCCGTACGATCTATAAGGTTGCTAAGACAGGTGCCGCTTCGACTGCAACTGCTGGTACTTTCGATCTTGACGTTGACTCAAACGGTCGTTGGTCAGTTGAGCGTTTCAAGGGTCTTCTGTTCAACATCGAACGTGACGCTAACGTAATCGCCCAAGACACCCGTCGTGGTAAGGGTAACTTCATTATCTGTTCGTCAGACGTTGCTGCTGCTCTTGCAATGGCAGGTATGCTTGACACAGGTGGTGCGCTTAATGGTTCGCCATCGCTTCAAGTTGATGACACAGGCAATACCTTCGTTGGTACGCTGAACGGTCGTTACAAAGTATTCGTAGATCCATACTCAGCAAACACTGGCGCTGCATCGCAGTTCTATGTTGTTGGTTATAAGGGTGCCAATGCTTATGACGCAGGTATCTTCTATTGCCCATACGTTCCACTACAAATGGTTCGTGCAATCGATCCTAACACCTTCCAACCAAAAATTGGTTTCAAGACTCGTTACGGCATGATTGCTAACCCATTCGTAACTCAGTCGAACGGTACAACTGACGGTGATACTTTCACTGCCAACCGTAACCAATACTACCGCAGAGTAAAAGTCACCAATTTGATGTAATCAAGTTGGTAACTGATATGGTTACTGAGAAACTGGGGGGAGCAGAAATGCTCTCCCCTTTTTCATTATAAATAGTATGAAACATATGAGGGTAACATGGTATTAAAGACATCACTTGGTGTAACAGAAGCAAACTGGGTCAATCAACAACCCAGCGATCTCGACTATCTGAAACCAAACGGATTTAAGTTTCAGGTTCACAATCTACCTAATGTATCATACTTCTGCCAAGCAGCAAACATTCCTGCGATACAACTTGGTTCCCCTACATTTCAAACACCATTGTCAGATATTCCAGTCCCTGGTGATAAATTAGCATATGGCGATCTAGTCATTCGGTTTCTTGTTCAAGAGAACATGAGCAACTATCTGGAACTATATAATTGGTTGGTTGGTCTGGGATTCCCAGAGTCTAGAGAGCAATATAAAAATTGGAATGAATCGCAACGTTATAGATTTCCCGCTATCTCAGATAAACGTCTCGGCGCATTGGGTAACTTCTCTGACGCCGACTTCTTCATTCTGGACTCAGACAATAATCCAAACGTCAAGATTACTTACTACGACATATTTCCAGTCAGTCTCGAGGCATTAGATTTCGACATCAGTTCTGGGCGAGCAGACTATTTGGTTGGTATTGCTGCATTTAAATATCGCCAATATACTGTCGAGGCACTTTAAAACTTGACATTCCAAACAAAATTTAGTATACTTATATTATTTTTCTATTGAGGGCATTATGAAACTATCTGAAATTCAAGAGTCATGGACTAACGACTGCAAGATCGACCAATTAAATCTTGGTCCAGAGTCAACCAAAACCCCAGAGTTGCACTCTAAGTATCTCAACATACTATCGAATTCTAAGTTGCAGTTGCGCAAGGCAGAGGCAGATTATTATCGCTTGCGCAGAACTAAGATGAGGTATTATCGCGGGGAACTTACTCGCGAAGAACTCGAAGAACATGGATGGAATCAATACCAAGGTCTCAAACCACTAAAGAATGAGATGGATGATGTTCTCCAATGCGATGAAGAGATGATCAAGCAACAAGACAAGATTGATTATATCAAGGCAGTTCTATATCAATTAGAGCAGATTCTGCGGTCACTAAATAGTAGGACATGGGATATTAAGTCCGCAATTGAGTGGACCAAGTTTACAAATGGATTAATGTGACCGATCTAACCATCACTAAAAAAGATGAAGTGTATCTGAATGTGGAATGCGACCCCAGTATTTCACAGGAACTATCAGAGTATTTTACGTTTGATGTTCCAGGTGCAAAATTCATGCCAACTTATCGTGCTAAGTTATGGGACGGTAAGGCACGTTTGTTTAACATGTGGACCAAAGAACTATACGTAGGACTTCTTCCATATCTCAGAGAATTTTGCCAGCGTAATGAATATGAGATGGACGTTCAGATTGAACGTATCGGCGATCCCATAACCTATGAAGAACTGGTTGAATATGCCGACTCGCTGAATCTCCACTCTCAAGGTAATCCGATCGAAGCGAGAGACTATCAGTTAGATGCTGTTAAGTATGCGATTCGTATTGGTAGGACGTTGCTTCTCTCACCAACTGCATCTGGTAAGTCGTTGATCATTTATCTATTGATGCGATACCATCAGAAGTTTGGGCGTAAACAATTGATTATTGTTCCTACTACTTCCCTCGTCGAGCAGATGTATAAAGACTTTCAAGATTATGCATCAGAGACAGACTGGAAAGCATCATATAACTGTGGTAGAATCTATTCAGGATTCGAGAAGTCTAACGAATATCCTATTACTATCTCAACATGGCAGTCAATATACAAACTCCCTAAAAAGTTCTTTGACGAGTTCGATGTAATCTATGGAGACGAAGCGCATCTATTCAAAGCGAAATCTTTGACATCAATCTTCAACAAATGCACCAAGACTAAGTTCCGCATCGGAACAACAGGAACTCTTGATGGAACTAAGACGCATAAGTTGATTCTCGAGGGATTATTTGGTAAGGTCCACAAGGTTATCTCGACAAAAGAATTGATGGAACAGGGATCGGTCGCTGATCTGGATATTCATTGTCTCGTTCTCGATTATTCTGATGAAGAGAAGAAAGCACTAACTAAGTATACTTACCAAGAAGAAATGGACTGGTTGGTAACGCACAAAAAGCGCAACAACATAATCAAAAATCTGGCAACGACACAGAAGGGCAACACATTGGTACTGTTCCAGTTTGTCGAGAAACATGGCGCAGTTTTGTATGACTTGATCAAAGAGAAGATCGGAAAGTCTCGTCAAGTGTTCTTCGTTCATGGCGGAACTGATACTCAGCAGCGCGAAAAGGTTCGCGAGATTACCGAGAAAGAAAAAGATGCAGTCATCATCGCATCATATGGCACCTTTTCAACGGGAATAAATATAAGGAATCTGCATAATGTCATATTCGCTTCTCCGTCGAAATCTAGAGTAAGAAATCTCCAGTCGATTGGTAGAGGATTGCGTAAGGGGGATGACAAAACTTCCTGTCGTCTTTTTGATATAGGTGATGACCTATCTTGGAAAGCGAAAAAGAATTATACTCTACTACACATGATAGAGAGAATCAAGTTATATAATGAAGAAGGTTTCAAATACAAACTCGTGAGGATATCTACTGATGGAAACTCCAAAGGTACTTAAATTTAAAAATGGCGACCTAGTGATCGCATCGATAAGAGACAGTGATACCAATGAATTATTCTGGATGGATAATCCCATTGCGGTAGTTCCTTATTCTGTAATGCAAGAAGATGTTGTTGGAGAAACGTTTCTTCTGAAACCATGGATTGGTATTACCACTGAGAAGAATTTCCTCATACCCAGATCCGAAGTAATCACTGTCTGTCTCTTGAGAGAGAACCTACTAGAGCAATATGAGAAATATATCTCCAGTGAAGTAAAACTTCCCGAGGAATCTGATGAGGCAAACTTAGATCTGGAAGTGTTGCATTCCCAACTACTCAGAAGCAGGAACCTACTCAATTAAGCAGTAGCAGTAGTAAAGCTATTATTCATCAATACGACATAGTCATTATACCTCGAAACGCGAGTGTTGTCAAGCTATATACTGAAATAATAGTGAAAAAAAATCATTGACTAATAAGAAAAAGTATAGTATAACGGTATGATAAATGGAGTTATAAATGACTGAAATACCAGAGAAAAATGTGAAAAAACCATTCAAGAAGAATAAGAAAAACAACATACATTATGTAGATAACTCTAAGTTTCTAGAAGAGATTACTAAGTATCGAGATAGTGTGCTTGCTGCTAAAGAAGCAGGAACATTGAAACCACGTGTTCCTAACTATATCGGAGAATGCTTTCTGAAGATCGCAACTCACTTGGCATACAAGAGTAACTTTATCAACTATACCTATCGAGAAGAAATGGTTTCAGATGGTATTGAAAATTGTATTACTTACATTGACAACTTCAATCCTGACAAATCTAAGAATCCCTTCGCGTATTTCACTCAGATAACATATTATGCGTTCCTTCGTCGTATCGCGAAAGAGAAACGACAGCAACAAACTAAGTATAGATACATGCGAAACATTGATGTTCATGACTTGATCACTCAAGACCACGATACAGGTGATTACGGTAATGAGTTTATTGACTATGTTAAGAAGCAGATGGACATGATTGATGAGTTTGATAAACCAGAATCAGCAAAGGTCAACAACATACCAAAGCGTCGACCGAAATATTTAGACCAAAAAATCATTGACAATTCTCTTGATATAGAGTAGAATGGATTTATTGAAGATTGTTGAAGGAGTTGTATATGACTGAAGTAAAAACTAACAAGTACGGTGTATGGTTCGCTGAAAACTGGCTTTCCGCATTTTGCTTTCTTGCGTTTGTGTCGATCATCGGTTCATTAATCGCTGATGTCATTGACCACAGGAATGATGTTCGAGAAGTTTCTAAACAAAACGCAGGATGCATCTATCTCGAGTCGAGCGATCTTGGCGACGGTCAGCACTACATGATCTGTGACGGTCAGATTGTTCTTAAGCGTCTCGCGGAAGAAGATGCAGCGCAATCAACGACCGAAGAAAAGTTGGATGAAGTAGTTCCTACTGAAGCGAAACCTACTACACCTGCAAAGTAATTAGAAAGTTCGAGTATGAAGGTTGCGTTGATCACAGACACTCACTTTGGTGCAAGGTCAGATTCTATTCCGTTTGATAACTTCTTCGCGAAGTTTTATACTGAGGTGTTTTTCCCGCACCTTGAGCAAGCAGGAATCAAAACCATTATTCATCTTGGTGATGTTTTTGATCGCCGCAAGTTTATTAATTATAACACACTAAAAAAGTGTCGTGAGTATTTCTTCGATAAAGCACGAGATCTCGGTATCGATGTGCACATGATCGCAGGAAACCACGACACATTTTTCAAGAACACGAATGAGGTAAATTCACTAGACCTATTACTTCGCGAGTATGGTAATGTTATAACATATTCCGACGCAGAAGAAATTAAACTGGACGGAAAGAATCTATTGCTTGTTCCATGGATTTGTTCGGGTAACTATGCAGAAACCATGGAGGTTGTAGATAAAAGTAATGCACAAGCAGTATTTGGACACTTTGAATTTTCAGGTTTTGAAATGTATCGTGGGCATAAAAATGATCATGGCATGGGCACTGAGCGGTTTGATAGATTTCCTCTCGTTTGTAGCGGTCATTTCCACCATCGCAGTCGGACTGGTAACATTCTTTATCTTGGTAATACCTATGAGTTTACTTGGTCTGATTATAATGATCCAAGAGGGTATCACTTATATGATACGGAAACAAATGAGGTAGAATTCTTTGAGAACCCATTTCAAATCTTTCATAAAATCTATTATGATGACACTACTGGTGACCCTAGTTTGCTCGATCTTAGCGCACTTGTGGGGAGTTGTGTTCGCCTAGTTGTCGTAAAGAAAACAGACTTCTATAAGTTCGATCGCTTCGTCGATAAACTATATGACTGCGATTTAATCGAGTTGAAGATAATTGAAGACTTCTCTGAGTTCGAGGCAGATGTAATTGAAGAAGATAAGATGGATGTTGAGGATACGATGACCGTACTATCTGATTTTGTTGATACTGTTTCGACCGATCTTGATAAAGACAAGATTAAAAACCTATTGAGAACTTTGTATATTGAGGCACAGCACGTTTCTGTATGATCATTTTTAAAACTATACGTTGGAAGAATTTACTTTCAACAGGCAATGCTTTCACTGAAATTAAACTCAACCGTTCGCCCAGCACTTTGATTGTCGGCGAAAATGGTGGCGGTAAATCCACGCTGCTCGATGCTCTCTGCTTTGGATTGTTTGGTAAACCTTTTCGTAGTATTAATAAACCACAATTGTTAAATTCTATTAACAAGAAAAATCTTCTGGTTGAAATTGAGTTTGACATCGGCGGTAAAGATTATAAGATTGTTCGTGGTATTAGACCGAACATCTTCGAGATTCAATCTGGTGGTGAAGTAATCAATCAGGATGCTGCTGCTCGAGACTATCAAAAGTATCTCGAGGAATCAGTTCTCAAACTTAATTACAAGTCGTTTACTCAGATTGTTATTTTGGGATCAGCATCGTTTACTCCATTCATGCAGTTGCCACCGTTTACTCGTCGCGAGATTATTGAAGACATTCTTGATATTCAGATCTTCACGACAATGAATACTGTTCTGCGCGACAAGATGAACGAACTCAAAGATAGTCTTCATGATGCTGATGGTAAACTCGAAGTTCTGAAACAAAAGGCAACCATTCAGAAAGAATATGTCGATACGCTCGAAGCAAATAAAGAAAAGAGAGTTGATGAAATCCTGGGTCGCATCACTGATGGCGAGAACAAGATAACTCTTTTGACAACTCTTGTAACAAACTTGGAAACAAACAAGGAAGATACAGAAATTCAGCAAAAGTCGCTCGGCGAATTGGATGTTAAGCGGAAAAAGTTGGAGCAATTCAAAACCAAGTTCTCCTCGCAGTTACGAGAGTTACAAAAAGAAGTAGCATTCTATACTGATACTGATGAGTGTCCGACCTGTCGTCAAGGTATTGCTCATGATCATAAAGAAACAATTGTGACATCTAGACAAGATAAGATGGAAGAACTATCCACTGGAATGGAAAAACTCCAGATAGAATTTGATACTCTAGATGCGCTTTTCTCTGAGTATGAAGTGCTTGCTGCAGCAATCTCAACGCTGAATAAAGAAATCCTTGAACATAACAATGAAATGATTGTTCAGCAACGTCTCATCCAAGCACTCAACTTGGAACTGAATGATATCACAACCAAGACTGCAGATATTGATGAAGAAAAAACAAAACTCAAGTCATATGCCAAAGAAGTTCTGACGCAGAACGAGGAGAAGGCAAGACTGAATGAAGAAAAGCATTACATGGATGTTGTCTCGACACTGCTCAAAGACACTGGTATTAAGACTAAGATTATTCGGCAGTATCTTCCAGTTATCAATAAATTGGTGAATAAATATCTTCAGGCAATGGACTTCTTCGTGCAGTTTAATCTTGACGAGAAGTTCGACGAAACTATCAAGTCCCGACATCGCGATGACTTTAGTTATGCTTCGTTCTCAGAAGGTGAAAAGCAACGCATCGATCTGGCACTTCTCTTTACATGGAGAACAATCGCTAAGATGAAGAATAGTGTTGCTACTAATTTACTCATACTCGATGAGGTATTTGATTCCTCTCTAGATAATAATGGCACCGATTATGTCATGGCATTACTTGACACGGTTGGCGAAGATACTAATGTGTTTGTCATCAGTCATAAGGGCGATCAACTGTTCGACAAGTTCCGCAGTTTGATTAAGTTTGAAAAGAAAAATAATTACAGTGAAATGGTGGTATAATGGAATTACTTAAATTTACAGATCCTGCTTTGCGCAAAGTTCCGGAAAATTTCAACTTCGTTGAGCAGAATGCACAGGAACTTGCTGATACTCTGTGGGAAGAGTGCCGACGCCTGAAGGGTCTTGGTCTTTCTGCTAATCAGGTGGGTATCGACTCTAAGGTTTTTGTCATGGGAACTGATGAGACAAATCGTAAAGATGTTTTCAATCCGCAGATTATTTCGCAGTCATCACAGGCAAGTCTCGCGAAGGAGGGATGCCTGTCATATCCTGGACTGTGGTTGACTGTAAAGAGACCAGAAGAAATTCTGTTGTCATATCAAACAGTGACTGGTGAACACAAGGTTGAGAAACTATCAGGTCTTCCTGCGAGAATTGCTCAACATGAATATGATCACATGCAGGGATTAAACTTTTCTGATCATGTATCACAATTGAAACTCGACATGGCACTCAAGTCTTTAAACAAACGAGCAAGAAAGTATCTTAGGAAATATGTCAAACACAACCTATGATTTTGGATTCACATTTGAAGATCCAACCGAAACTGTAATTCATGTTCAAGAACCATATAGTTCTCAGACAATAGACGCTGACGATCTCAAAGATGAGATCATGGCAAAACTCTATGACATCGAGTCTCGCATTTTGACAGCAGACCAGTCAACAATGATCTCTGAACACAAACGACTCGTCGAAATGGAAGTTACAGAGAAACTTAAACAAGTCGAAGATTTAATTCTTCCCCTACTTTACAACCTGATGAAGAATCCTGAGAAGGAGTATATTCATTGGCCAAACAGGATACCAATTATTGATGCACAAATTGACAAAATCACAGCGATCACGCGACACTATGAGTGATGGCGACCTGCCATTTTTCCACAAACCGAAGTTCTTTCAACAACCAGTAGCAACTGCTGTAACATTTTATCTCTGCGGTGAAATTAAACCTGCTGAAGAATATGTTGAATGGTTCCAGATTCTCCGCGCAGCAGGGGAAACTGATATAATTTACATTCGTATAAACAGCGAAGGTGGCGACTTGTTCTCTGCGTTGCAACTAGTTCGTGCGATGCAGGAATCAAATGCTACTATCGTCTGTTCAGTCGAGGGTATTTGCATGAGCGCTGCTACTTTGATATTCTTAACAGCAGATCGGTTTGAATTATCTGATCATACCATGTTCATGTTCCACAATTATTCTAGTGGCACGATCGGCAAGGGTGGTGAGATGTATGATCAAATCACACACTTCAGGTCTTGGTCAGAAAAATTATTTGATTCGTTCTATAAGGATTTCTTGACTCCAGAAGAAATTAAATCCATGCTAGACAATAAGGATATCTGGTTGGATGCTGGGGAAGTCGCCAAGCGGTTAGAAAAGCGTATTGCGGCACAAGAACCAACCCAAGAAACCGAAACTACAAAACCAAAACGTGGAAAAAAAATTCAACCAACGAATAAATAGGCTTGACTTTTACTAAAAAGACAGGTATACTGAGTGTATGATTGGTTTTAAAGATTATATTTTCGAACGTAAAGAGGGTTCTGGTCTGACCATTTGGGATATTGACGAGACCCTCTTTAACACAAAGGCACTCATCTATGTGATGAAGGGTGGAGAAATCCTCCGTAAGTTGTCTAACCAAGAGTTTAACACCTACAAGTTGGGTGCTGGTGAGTCATTCGACTTCCGCGAGTTTCGCGATGCCAAACATTTCCGCGATACTTCTGAACCTATTGTAAAAGCAATTAACAAACTAATCGCGATTCATAAGAACGTAAAGGCCAAAGGTAGCAAGATGATTGTTATCACTGCTCGTGCTGACTTTGACGATCGTGACATGTTTCTAGATACCTTCCGTAAGCAAGGCATCGACATTGATGACATCCATGTGCATCGCGCTGGTAATCTAAATGCACCCAATTCCGCTGCCGGAAAAAAGATTTTCATTAAACAGTATCTCGACACAGGCAAGTATGCTCGTGTTCGTTTGTTTGATGATGCGATCTCTAATCTTGATATGTTAATCGATTTAAAAAATGACTATCCAGATGTAGACTTTGAGGCGTATCTTGCGCATCATGATGGAACTATGACACGTTATAGAAAGTAGGATTAGTAATATGATTAAGACTGTTATCTCAGGTTTGGTTGCTCTCTCTGTGCTTGCCACTCCTATCGCTGCTGAGGCACGTCAACGCGACGGAAATCGCTGGGAGCATCGCGAAAAACGTTCACGTATCAGCGCTGGTGAGGCAATCGCTATCGGCGTAGGTGCATTCATCCTTGGTGCTGCAACAAATAGCAATCGTCGCAGCGATCGTTCGGTCGACCGTGAAGTCTACGATCGCGAATATGACTACCACTATCGTCGTCAGAATTGTCGCGAAGTTTTTACTAGCGGATATGACCGTTACGGCGACTACTACGAAAAGCGCATCGTCCGCTGCAATTAATTTAATCTAAAAGTAATTTTAGGGCTTGACAATTCTGCCAAATTAGGGTAGAATGAAATATATTAATTGATGAGGTTTCGTGATGTCTATTTCCCATAAGTCTACCCTTGCTAAATTGCTCGCAACTGAGAACCTTCGGATTGAACACCAGAAGGTTCCAACCGCGATGTTCGACCTTAAGAACCGCACCCTCATCCTCCCTATCTGGAAAGACATGTCGTCCGACCTTTATGACCTGCTTATCGGTCATGAGGTTGGACATGCATTGTTCACACCTGCTCAGGGTTGGCATGGTGAAATTGATGCTCGTGGTATGGGCATCAAGTCCTATCTGAACGTTCTTGAAGATGCTCGCATCGAGCGCAAGATTAAGGACAAGTTTCCTGGTATCCGTCGTAACTTCTTCGCTGGTTATCAGGAACTGTTCGAGAATAACTTCTTCGGCGTTAAGGGATATGACCTCAGCAAGTTGCGTCTCATTGATCGTATCAATCTGCACTATAAGGTTGGTTCTTTCCTCAATGCTCCGTTCAGCGCTGACGAGAATCAGTATCTCGATCGCGTTGATGCGCTGGAAACATGGGATGATGTTGCTGCGCTCGCAGTAGAACTCTACGAACTCGCTAAATTTGAACCTGATCATGACTTTGACTCGTCAACGTTCATGGGCGAACTTATGGATAATTCAGATGGTGACGCTGATGATGCGTCGCACGATGTTGATAAATGGTTCTCTCAGATGGATGATCAGAATTCTGGTGATGGTGACGAAGGCGAGTCGAGCGAAGGCGAATCTGCTGATGCCGATGCTGAATCTGGTGATAAAACTGGTGATAAAACTGGTGAAGATGCTAAGTCTGATGCTAAACCCGATGCTAAGTCTGCCGACGACGCAAATGAAGATGGCGCTGTTGCTCCCACTCAAAGTGAAAAACTTTCTGGTTCAAATGACACACCAGTCCTGAACGAAGACCCTGTCTCTATCACTGATCAGAACTTCCGCGAAATGGAAGATACGTTCATCGACTCAAAGTCGCGCGAGTATGCGTATGGTATTCTTCGCAAGGTTGATACCAAGAACTATGTCATTCCTATGGATTGGGTTCTTGATAGGATGCGTCCGACTGTGTATGCTGACAGGTGGTTTACAAAAACTGTAGATTATGACCCAGTCGCACAGGAAGTTTTCTCCGAGTTCCGCAACAACAACCAGAAGTATATTAATACCATGGTTCAAGAATTTGAAATGCGTCGTCGCGCTTCAGAGTTTGCTCGTGCGCAGATTTCTAAGACTGGTCGTCTTGATGTTAACCGTGTTTGGGCGCATAAAATCAGCGAAGACCTGTTCGCTCGCAATACAGTTGTTCCTAATGGTAAAAACCATGGTATGCTTTTGTTCCTGGATATGTCTGGTTCGATGGCATCAAACATGAGAGGTACGATTGAGCAGTTGGTTACGCTCATGATGTTCTGCCGCAAGGTTCGCATCCCGTTTGAAGTTTATGGTTTCACTAACAATGGTGTTGTCAATGACAAGTATTCCAAGTCTGATGCCATGCGTGCAAATCGTTCTAATGACACGGTTTCATCTGGTAAGGAACTTGAAATCGGTGACAATTCATTCAATCTGTTGCAGTTTGTTTCAGATAACTGTTCGTCTGCTAAGTTTAATGAAGTAGTTCGCACTCTTCTTATGTGCGCCAAGGGATATGACTATTCTGTTCGTCCTTCTCGTCGTACTGAAAGATTCGTTCGCAATTCAGACATCATGGGTCTTGCTTCGACTCCTCTTGAAGAATCAATCATGGTTGCTCGTTCGATTGCTGACAAGTTCCGTGCTAAAAATCGCGTAGAAGTTCTCAACACTGTGTTCCTCACCGATGGTGATGGCGATAACAATATCACTGTTGGAGGCCGTTATGGTTCGCACCATATCAATATCACAGATGCAAGCACCAATGCTTCGGTGACAGTTAAGTATAATGATGAAGTTTATCGCACTCAACTGCAAGTTGCTCTTCTAGAACTCTACAAGAAGGCAACTGGTTCGCGTGTTATCAACTTCTTCATCGCTCCTTACAATCCTAAGTGGGCAGCAAAACGTATGCACAATTCCGCTGAAGATTTCGATACCAAGTGGAAGAATGAATGGAAGCAAAAGTTTTTCCACACCACAAAATCATTTGGTTTCGATGATCGCTTTTTGATTCCTGGTGGTAGCGAGTTGACTATTGGTGAAGATGTCTTTGAGACTGACAGCAGCAACCCTAAAGATCTTCGTCGGGCATTCAAGAAGTTCCAAAATACTAAGCAGACCAACCGAGTTCTGCTGAATAAAATGATTCAGGCAGTCGCCTAAAATTATTTACCCCGAAGCGAAAGAAAGGGCTTGACTTTTCTGCCGTTTCGGGGTAGAGTGGAATATAAGATGAGAAAGGAAATGTTGATGACTGATTTTACTTCTTACGCTGATGGGTTCGCTACTGCTCGTGATGATTTTGAAAATGGTTGGGTTGAGTCTATTGAACTTGATTTTATTGTCTCTCAACTTCGCGTGATGGTTGGTGCTTCTGATGCCTATATCGCTGGTTATCTTTCCTATCTTTATAGTGAAAAAGCGGCTTGACTTTTATACCGTTCTAGGGTATATTGAATATATTAAATGATGATGTGATGTGAGGATATTTTTATGATGAATCGTGATGCTTTGGTTGAGTTCCTTTCCGACAACAACACCAACAATGGTGTTTTCCGTAAGCGTGATATTGTTGCCGCTGCCGAATCTCTTGGGATGAAGTATCCTGGTTGGATTTTTCAGCGCGACCGTATGATTAAGCGTGGTACGTATGACCTGTCCCCGTTGATGACAGGTGTTAAGTCGCCTGTCGCCCAAATCCCTGTTGCTGCTCCTAAGATGGTTATTCAACCCAAGTTGCAGACAGTGATCGAGAACCTCGTTCCGCATGTTGACCCGACCTATGTTCCCTTTGGTTTCTATAAGGATCTCTCGAAGGTCGTGAAGTCTAACAACTTCTACCCGACCTTCATCTCTGGTCTGTCGGGTAACGGTAAGACCACCATGATCGAGCAGGTCTGTGCTAAGTTGAAGCGCGAATGCATGCGTGTTAACATCTCCATCGAAACCGATGAAGACGACCTGATTGGTGGTAACACCCTCGTCGACGGTAACGTTGTTTACCGCGAAGGTCCAGTTCTCACTGCCATGAAGCGTGGTGCTATCCTTATCCTCGACGAAATCGACCGTGGTTCGAACAAGATGATGTGCCTCCAAGCAATCCTTGAAGGTAAACCATACTTCAACAAGAAAACTGGTGAGACAGTTTACCCCAAAGCAGGGTTCAACGTTATCGCCACAGCGAACACCAAGGGTCGTGGTTCTGACGATGGCAAGTTTATGTCTGCCCAAATCCTCGACGATGCGTTCCTTGAGCGTTTCGCCATCACTGTTGAACAGGAATATCCTTCGCTAAAGATTGAGAAGCAGATTATCCTCAACAAGATGGAAAAAGTCAACAAGGTTGATGATGAATTTGCTGACAAGTTGGTAACTTGGGCAGATATTATCCGTAAGACCTTCTATGAGGGTGGTGTCGAAGAACTCATCTCGACTCGTCGTCTTGAGCATATCGTCAATGCCTTTGCTATGTTCGGTTCGCGTGCTAAGGCAATCGAACTTTGCGTCAATCGCTTCGATGCTGACACCAAGTCTGCTTTCCTAGACCTCTATAAGAAAGTTGATAACGATGCGATGCCAGATGATGGCGTAAATGAAGACGCATACTTCCAATCTGTAAACGAAGAAGTTCCATTCTAAGGAGACATAATGACAATTAATTACAAGTATGACGAGGGTGATCTCCTACGGGAGATTACCCAATATATTGATGCCACTTATGGTGAGCATTACTCGCAGAATCAATACCAAGCAACCGAGTTTATTATCGACGGTGGTCATGGTATTGGTTTTACTGTAGGCAATATCCTGAAGTATGCCCAACGGTACGGTCACAAGGGAACACCTGAAGACTGGCGTAAGGATTTGTTGAAAGTTATTCACTATGCAATCATTGCGATGCATGTGCACGACAAGGAACAACAGAGTAGTATACCTGATCCATTTGAAAAAGTCAATACTAAAACTTATGAATTGAAGACTTCGTTGTCGCTTTCAGATACTATTAATTACAAACCAGAATATACGATTGCTCCCAACTGGAACGAATTTAACATGGGAACCACTTCTCTATTGACTTCCGACACTATTCCGGGTATAATTGAATTTACTGAAGAAACCAGTAAGAAAACTAAAAAGAAAAAGGACTAATATATTATGAAGATTTCATCCGATACCCTTGCGCTTCTAAAGAACTTTGCAAGTATTAATACCAACATCCTTGTTCGTCAGGGTAATGTTCTTTCCACTGTTAGTGCAGGTAAGAATATCCTCTCTCGCGCAACAGTCGCAGAAACTTTTGACCGCGAGTTTGCAGTCTATGACTTGAACAACTTCCTTGCGTTGCTGAGTCTCTGGGAAAATCCTGAGATTGACTTTGAAGAAACAGGTATGTTCCTTCGTGAAGGTAAGTCTGAGTTTGAGTATGGTTATGCTGATCCCAGTGTAGTTACCGCTGCTCCAGACAAGACTCTCGAGATTGATCCATTCTTCGACTTCACCCTGACTGCTGCTGATATCAGCATGGTGCAGAAGGCAGCGAACGTTCTCTCTGCTCCGACCATGAGTATTGTCTCTAAGGATGGCAAGGTGACATTGAGCGTTAGCGACCCAAGCAATCCACGTGCCAATGCGTATCGTAAGGAATTGACTACAACTGATGTCGGTGACTTTGATTGTCGACTCAAGGTTGAGAATCTGAAGGTCATTACTGATGACTACACAGTTGCTCTTGGTCGCAAGAAAGCAATGCACTTTAAGCATGCAACCAAGAACCTTGAGTATTGGTTGGCGATGGAACCATCGTCAGTAGTTTAATTGGAGAGTAACATGAATAAATTGGAAATTAGTTTCAGCGCTCGCGTCCCGTATAACAATGAGGACGGGCATCTAAATCGTAGTGCCAATATCGAATTTGATGTTGAACTTGATCATAACCCAGAAGAAATCGTTCGCCAGTTTAATAAGTTTCTGGTATTGAATGATTTTGAATTTACCGTCAGGGTTGGATAACTCTGCGTGAAGGTTCTGATTACAGGGCATGAAGGATTTATCGGGCGGAATGCTTTACGCATTCTGTCCGACTCCTTCGAGATGATTCCTTATGATGGAGATATTCGCGATTTTAACATATCTGAATATTATTCAGCAGTGATTCACCTTGCCGCACTAGCAGGTGTGCGTAAGAGTTGGTTAGACCCTGAAGAATATTGGGACGTGAACGTTAAAGGATCGATGCAAGTCTTTTCGGAATGCGATCGTCTTAATCTTCGGTGCGTTTATGCTTCCTCGTCTTCAATCTATGAGTGGTGGCAGAATCCATACGCTACTAGCAAGAAGGTAATGGAAGAAATTGCTCCAAAATATTCAGTAGGAATGCGCTTTCACACTGTCTATGGACCTGACTCTCGTCCCGATATGTTCTATGACATGATGCTCAATGATAAAGTCGAGTATCTTACTGATCATAAACGTGACTGGACTCATGTTGAAGATGTTGTTTCGGCGATAAAAATTATATTGACAGATACCCGTATTCAGGGTACACTGGATATTGGGACAGGAAATCCTGTCTCTGTTGTTGATGTTGCTCGTGAATATGGATATCGTGATGTTCCTATTCGTGAAGTAACTGGTGAACGAATTGTTACACATGCTGACAATTCACAATTAAGAAACTTGGGATGGTCTCCCAAGTATAACATTATGGAAGAAGTGAAAAATGAACGTATCAAAAGAACAGTTCCTCTGGGTTGAAAAGTATCGTCCTCACAAACTTGATGATTGTATTCTCCCTGATGATCAACTAAAGACATTTCGCGAGTTCGTTGCGACTGGTGAAATTCCCAACATGCTTCTCTGCGGTTCAGCAGGTGTTGGTAAGACTACGATTGCTCGAGCGATTTGTGAAGAACTGGGGTGTGATTACATTATCATCAACGGTTCAGAAGAATCAGGCATTGATGTTCTCCGCACCAAGATTCGAGAGTTCGCTTCGTCAGTTTCCTTTGGCGGTAAGACTAAGGTAGTTATCCTTGATGAGGCAGACTATCTGAATCCAAACTCTACTCAACCTGCGTTGCGCGCATTTATCGAAGAGTTTGCAAACAACTGTCGGTTTATCTTCACATGTAACTTCAAGAACCGAATCATCGCTCCTCTTCACAGTCGAACTGCTGTCATCGAATTTAAGTTGACCAAGGCAGATCGTCCTAAGATGGCAGGTCGTTTCATGAAGCGTCTATCTGACATCCTTGCCACTGAGAATGTTGCATTCGATGAGAAGGTTGTCGCCGAAGTTCTCAAGAAGCATTTTCCTGACTATCGCCGTGTCCTAAACGAACTGCAACGGTACAGTGTTTCAGGAACTATTGATGAAGGTATCCTCGTCAACGTTCAAGAAGTCAACATGAAAGAACTTGTCGCTTCGTTGAAAGGCAAAGACTTCAAGAAGATGCGTAACTGGGTGGTCGATAATATCGACAATGACCCAAATCTTATCTTCCGCAAGATCTATGACACCATTCTAGATGACGTCAAGTATCCTTCGCAATTGGTTCTGCTGCTTGCAGATTATCAGTATAAGGCAGCGTTTGCTGCAAATCCTGAGATCAATCTTGTTGCTTGTCTCGCTGAAATTATGGCAGGGATGGAGTGGAAATAATGACTGGAGTGCTCGATGGATTGGGTGCTCCAAAAGTTGAATATGATGCTGAGGAGTACAAAGAAAAGAAGAAGGGTATATCTCCCTTCGACTTCATTAAAGATATAAACTATGAAAAGAAGAATCTGATTGTCGATGATTGGTCTGAGAAACAATACAATCCTTGGATAATTAATCGCGGTTTAACATTCAGTATTGACACTGTTCACCCTGCCAATGAAATGAACTGCCGTCCCCATCTCGATAAGAGCATGCAAAACATGTATCTTATAAATACTATTCGCGCTAGAAAACGTTTTGACAAATGGATCAAAATCGAGGACGATGCCGAAGTGGAGATGGTGAAAGAGTATTATGGTTACAGCAATGACAAGGCTCGCCAAGCACTCACAATTCTCTCTGAAGAACAAAAAAAATATATAAAAGAGAAATTGTTTAAAGGTGGTAAAAAATGAGCGAAGATTTTTTTGACATTGACTTTCCTGGATATGCTCCACTGGAAGTCAACTTAAAGAATCCTGATGACTTCTTGAAGGTTCGCGAGACCCTTTCCCGTATTGGCGTCGCATCAAGAAAAGAAAAGATTCTTTATCAATCATGTCACATTCTACACAAGCAGGGCAGATATTTCATTGTGCACTTTAAAGAACTCTTTGCCTTGGATGGTAAAGATGCAGACTTTAGTGACAATGATTTACAACGCAGAAACACGGTAGCACATCTTCTTTCGGATTGGGGTTTAATTACTATTCTAAATCCAGAGATTCATGAAGACAAAGCGCCACTGAATCAGATTAAAGTAATTGCGTTCAAGGAAAAGAATGAGTGGGAACTTGTTCAGAAATATAACATTGGTCGCAAAAAATAATTGACTTTCTTCTAAAAGTATAGTATAAATAAAGGGTGGAGTGCTTCGGACTCCACTCTTTTTTAATCTCGCTACAATAGGAGAACAATTATGAAATTTAATACAACAAGTCTATCAGACTTCGATCGTTATTTCGTTGGCGCAGATCGCGTCATGAAAAGATTAGCAGATATTGCTGATCAATCGTCGCAAATGATGCCAATTAAATATCCCCCATACAATATCAAGAAAGTCGATGAAGATCGCTACGTAATCGAACTGGCAGTTGCTGGTTTCGGTAAGTCGGAGATTGATATTGAATTACAAGAAGGCAAGTTGACCATCAAAGGAAATTGTGAAACACCTGATCCGGAGCAATATCTTTACAAGGGAATTGCTGAACGAGGATTCAAACGTGAATTCAGTCTTGCGGATAACGTCGAGGTAAAGAGTTCTTCGCTGGTCAATGGTATGCTCAAGATCTTTCTTGAGGCATTTATTCCAGAAGAAAAGAAAGCAAAGAAAATCGACATTACCGATGGCGATAATGAATATCCATCGCAAGCTGCCGAATTCTTAGCAGAAGGTAAAACTAAGTAATGTTTAATCACAAATATGTTTTACCAGTTTCTCGTGCTGCCCACATCACAGTAGCAAGTTTGCTAATGATTATGGGTTACGCAATTCTAACAATCTAAATAATTTAAATCTGGTGGGCGAGAATTAATCCCGCCCACCAATAACAATGAAAGTGAATACATGAGCAATATTAGATGTGTGAAGTTACTCAGTGGTGATGAAATTATCGCTGATATCGATGAGACAATTGATGGTCTTATCATTCTAAAGAAACCACTGCAAATTATGATGATTCCGAATCAGAATAATCAATTCGGCATAGGTCTAGCACCATTCTGTCCATATGCGAAAAATGATGCAGTTCCTCTTCGCGAAGGTGCAGTTATCACAATTTTTGAACCAGAGACTGGTATGCTAAACGAGTATAACACTCGGTGCGGTTCAGGTCTGGTTGTTCCAGAAAGTAAGATTATCATATGAAACCATTAATCGCTCTCGCGCTATTCCTGATTCCAGGAACAGCATTCGCTTCACCATGCGATCAGTTCTATCCGAATGGTAAGGAAATCGTAGTTCCAAACACTAAGGTTCTTTGCAACTCATTCTTCGCAATTGTATATGATGATGACCGCAATGCTAATATCTTGTCGACTGAGATTGCACAAGAACGGTTGAAGAAAACTCCACGCACTGATGACTTCCGTGCTGACAAACGCATCGCAGACTCACCGACACCTGCTGACTATACCAACTCTGGTTATGACCGTGGACACATGGTTCCTGCAGCAAATGCTGATGACCCAAATGAGATGTCAGATACTTTCTTCATGACAAACATGACACCGCAATTGCCTTCTGTCAATCGTGTCGCTTGGCGTTTGCTTGAAGACCAAGTTCGTGACATGCCTTTCAAGTGGGTTGTGACTGGTGCGCAATATTCAAAGTCACCAAAGAAGTTGGGTAAGGCGCAAGTCCCTGTTCCTGACATGCTTTATAAGGTTGTATACCTGAAAGACGGTAGCACGGTTGCATATACTGTCAACAATCTAGTTCCTAAGTCTCAAATCGAGAAGGTAACTCTTGATCAACTCGAAGCGAAGTTAGGATATAAGTTACGATAAATCCCTTTACTTTTGTTATGTTTTATAGTATAGTAGTATTTGAATGACGAGGGTTTTATATGAAATTTTATACATGCGCACACCAATATGGTTCCAAGGTTTTAGTCCGAGGCGTCCATAATGGTGTGCGCTTCACCAAACGAGATGACTTCAGTCCCACCCTGTTTGTAAAATCTAAGGGTGGCGAACCAACAGAATACAAGTCTCTGTACGGAGAAGATCTCCAACCGATTGACTTTGAAGACAACAATGCTGCTAAGCAGTTTGTTCAGGCATATGGTCAAGTAGACAACTTTGAAATCTTTGGTCAGACCAACTATGGTTACCAATATATCACAAAGAAATATCCTGGAGAAATTCAGTGGGATATGTCTCAACTCAATATTCAGACTGTCGATATTGAGACTTCAGCGGAGCATGGGTTTCCTGATGTAAATAATCCGATCGAAGAAGTTCTTCTGATCACGGTCAAGAATCTTATCACTCGTCAGATTACCACATTCGGTTGTGGTGATTTTGATGACAAGAATTCCGAGATTGTTCAGACCCTGAGGGATGCTGGCAACAAGTTTCTCTATGTAAAATGCGACAATGAACGCGACTTGCTAGAAACCTTTCTGCGTTTCTATTCTGATGATCATCCAGATATTATTACAGGTTGGAACTGCGAACTGTTCGACATTGCGTATCTAATCTCTCGGATAGATCGTCTGTTCTGCACCGAAGAAGATACAACCATGCGCAAGAAGTTCTCGCCATGGGGTCTGGTTCGTCGTAAGAATTTGACAATCATGGGTCGCGAACATATCTCGTATGATATTACTGGCGTCGCAGTTATCGATTATCTCGATCTCTATAAGAAGTTTACGTATACTCGACAAGAGAGTTACAAGTTGGATCACATTGCCAAGGAAGAACTTGGTAGGAAAAAACTTGAACATCCGTATGAGACATTCCGCGAGTTCTATACAAAAGACTGGACACGGTTCGTCGAATATAACATCATCGACGTTGAGATCGTTGACGAACTTGAACGCAAGATGAAACTGATTGAACTTGTGCTTACGATGGCATACGATGCTAAGTGTAATTATACCGATGTTTTCTCGCAGGTTCGCACGTGGGATTGTATCATTTACAATCATCTTCATGATCAAAATATTCAGATTCCCCAGAAGAAAGAAAACAGGGGTCGGACTATTGAAGGTGCGTACGTGCAAGAACCAAAGGCAGGTAGGTATGACTGGGTGGTTTCGTTTGATGCTACCTCGCTGTATCCATCAATCATTATGCAGTATAATCAATCACCAGAGACTTTCGTTCAGGGTGTAGTAAAAGACACAACGGTGAAGGGATTGCTCGGGCATAGTTATGACCTTGACTCCCTCAAAGAAGATGATGTCTGCATGACTGCCAATGGTTATTGTTATACTCGTAAAAAGATGGGAATGTTTCCTGAGATTGTTCAGAAGTTCTTTGATGACCGACAGAGGTATAAGAAACTGATGATTGTTGCTCAGAAGGAATACGAGCAAACTAAAAATCCCAAACTAAAGAACGATATCTCGAAGTATAATAACTTCCAGATGGCAAGAAAAATTCAATTGAACTCGCTGTTCGGTGCGTTGGCAAATGAATATTTCCGCTATTATGATGCTCGTATTGCCGAGGGTATCACTATGACTGGTCAGTATATTATTCAGGAAGTAGGTAAGGCGCTTGATGTTTATCTTAACAAGGTTGTAGGAACAAATGGACACAACTACTCTTTCTACTCTGATACTGATTCTTGTTACATTTCCCTGGACCCTCTTGTTCGTAAGTATTATGGCAATCTCGATCGCGATAAACTCATTGATGTTCTCGATAAAATCTGCGAAGAGAAAATCACAGAGGCAATCAACAAGAGTTGCGATGGACTTGCGAACTACACGAATGCATTTCAAAAGAAGATTATCTTCAAACGTGAGGCAATCGCGGAACGTGGTCTCTGGGTTGCAAAGAAAAGGTATGCACTCAATGTCTACGATAACGAAGGCGTCCGATACAAAGATCCGAAACTCAAAGTCATGGGTCTCGAAATTGTTCGTTCCTCGACTCCAGCGCCTGTTCGCGAAAGTCTCAAAGAAGCAGTAAGACTATCGTTGACTGCAGATGAAGCAACTCTGCAAAAGTTTATTGAGCACACTCGTGGGTTGTTTAACAAGATGGAACCTGAAGATATTGCGTTCCCTCGTGGTGTGAATGGACTTGCCAAATATACATCAAGAGCAGACATCTATGCAAAGGGAACACCGATGCATGTTCGTGGTGCGCTGATGTATAACTATTTACTTGAGAAGCACAATCTTACTATGAAGTATGAGACCATTCAAGAAGGTGAGAAGATTAAATTCTTATACTTGAAGGAACCAAATACTATTCGTGAAAATTGTATTGGTTTTATTGGAAAAATTCCAAAAGAGCTTGACATTCATAAGTATGTAGATTATAATACAATGTTCAATAAGAGTTTTCTTGAACCATTAAAACAAATTGTAGAAGGCATTGGTTGGAATACAGAACCAGTTGCCACGTTAGAGGATATGTTTACATGAATGCACTAATAGATAAAATTAAAAAGAACAGCACCATTAAGGAGACCAACGTTCTCTCTAAGAGTAAGTTGTTCAGCACTAAGGATCTGATCCAGACATCAGTTCCTGCCCTAAACGTTGCGCTGTCTGGTAAACTTGATGGCGGGTTGACCCCAGGATTGACTGTCTTTGCTGGTCCATCTAAGCACTTTAAAACAGCATTTGCTATGATGTTGATCCAGAGTTTCCAGAACAAGTATCCTGATGGTGTTATCTTGTTCTATGACTCGGAGTTTGGTGCGCCACAGTCATACTTTGAGAACTTCGGTATTAATACTGACATGGTAATTCATACACCAATCACTGATATCGAACAGTTGAAGCATGATGTCATGCAGCAAATTAATCAGTTCGAACGTGGCGATAACGTTATGATTGTTGTTGACTCTGTTGGTAACTTGGCATCCAAGAAGGAAGTTGATGATGCTCTCGATGGTAAGTCGGTTGCTGACATGACTCGTGCTAAGCAGATGAAGTCGTTGTTCCGTATGATCACGCCGCACCTTACCATCAAGGATATTCCGATGGTCGTGGTCAATCATACTTACATGGAAATTGGTATGTTCCCCAAGGCAATCGTGTCAGGTGGAACTGGTATCTATTATTCTGCAGACAATATCTTCATCATCGGTCGTCAGCAAGAGAAGTCTGGCACCGAGGTAGTTGGATACAACTTTATCATTAATGTTGAGAAGTCTCGTTACGTTCGCGAGAAGTCAAAAATCCCGATTGAAGTTACCTTTGAAGGTGGTATCAGTAAGTGGTCAGGTCTCTTGGATATTTCGTTGGCATCTGGTCACGTTGTGAAACCAAGCAATGGTTGGTACCAGCGTGTTGGTGAAGAAAAGAAGTATCGTCTAAATGATACTTACAACAAAGAGTTCTGGATGCCGATTCTTACCGACCCAACATTCGGCGAGTGGATTGAAAATCGTTATCGCATGGGCAATGGACAAATGATGGAGGGTGACAATGTGGACATTTCTGATGAAGATATTTCAGAAGAATACGAAAATCAAGATATGTGATCAATGTGGGGTCGTTCTGAAAAAGAATGACCCTGCTATTTGCCTTCACGGTATCGAAGAGGGTCTCGAGTATGAGATCTTTGTTTGTGAACCATGTTGCATTAAAATTGCACATGAATATGATGAGATAGAGGATTTAAAAGTTGCAGAAGATCGAGACGATTATACTGAGTAAATTGTTTTCTGATGAAGACTATGCTCGCAAGGTAATGCCATTCATAACACCAGAATATTTCCATGATACTTCTGAGCGCAAGATTTTCAATTATGCCAGAGAGTTTATCGAGAAGTATAATTCACTTCCGACAGTCGAAGCAATTGAAATCGCAGTGCAGAATGACCGTGGTATAAACGAAAATGAATTTAAAAGTATCAATGAGAAACTGACGCATCTAGATGATTCTCTTGATGTGAACGGTAAGTGGTTGCTTGAAGAAACTGAGAAGTTCTGTAAGGACAAGGCAGTTTACAATGCAATCATGCAATCGATTCAGATTATCGATGGTGATGATAAGCAACATACTCAGGATGGTATCCCGTCCATTCTTCAGGATGCATTGAGTGTTTGTTTCGACAATAACGTCGGGCATGATTACCTTGACAATTCAGAATCGCGGTTTGACTTCTATCACCGTGTTGAAAACAAGTTACCCTTCGATCTTGACATGTTCAACAAGATTACTAATGGTGGTCTACCAAACAAGACTTTGAATATTGCGCTTGCTGGAACTGGTGTTGGTAAGTCTTTGTTCATGTGTCACATGGCAGCGGGTGCGTTGGGTCAAGGTAAGAACGTTCTGTATATCACCATGGAAATGGCAGAAGAACGTATCGCTGAACGTATTGATGCGAACTTGATGAACGTCAACATTCAGGATCTTAAAGATCTCTCAAAGTCCATGTTCGATAATCGGATTGATAAGATTAAGAAAAAGACCGAGGGTAAACTGATCATCAAGGAGTATCCAACTGCTAGTGCGCATGTCGGTCACTTCAAAGCATTGCTAAACGAACTACAACTGAAGCGCAACTTTACTCCTGATATTATCTTCGTCGATTATCTCAACATCTGTGCATCCAGTCGGTTCAAGGCAGGTGCTGGTGTCAACTCTTATACATATGTGAAGGCGATTGCTGAAGAACTTCGTGGGTTTGCAGTTGAGTTTGATTTACCTGTTGTTTCTGCCACTCAAACTACTCGTGGCGGTTATGCTAACAGCGACGTTGACTTGACTGATACTTCAGAGTCCTTTGGTTTGCCAGCAACTGCTGACTTGATGTTTGCTCTTATCTCGACTGAAGAACTTGAGAACATGGGTCAACTTATGGTCAAGCAGTTAAAGAATCGGTATAATGACCCTGCTATAAATAAAAGGTTCATGGTTGGTATTGACCGTGCTAAAATGAAACTATACGATCTAGAGTTATCTGCTCAACAAGGTATAACCGATTCGGGGCAAGATGCTGTTCCTGTATTTGAGCGGACTCCATCTGGATCTCGATCGAGGGAGTTGTCTAAATTTGACTTCTAATTTTATAGAACTATATCCAAACGTATTGACTGCCGAGGAATGTGTCGAGGCATGCGCTAGAATCGATGATATTATTTCACGCCCAGATCCTGGAAGTTCTTGTGTCTTGTCTGACAATTCTTCAAGAACCGATTGGAATATATTTACTGGTCGGTATAGTTCCTTGAAAACATCAGAGGATAAGATAGTAGAAGCGTTGTCTCGCGCTTGGCGAAAGTATAATACTGCATATTCTGCATCCTCTAAATCATTTTTTGAAGTCTTGTCGCCAGGATGGAAATTCCAGCGCTCTGACACAGGTGGAGGATTCCATCAATGGCATCACGAACAAGGTTCGGGAAGAGAATCTCCAGCAAGATTTGCAGTTTGGATGATATACTTGAATGATGTGGAAGAAGGCGGAAAAACTGAATTTAAACATCAGGAGTTAGCATTCAAACCTACTGCTGGAACACTGGTTATTTGGCCAGCAGCATATACTCATGTTCATCGAGCAAATCCAGATTTAGTTGGGAAAAAGTATATTGCGACGGGATGGTTTGTTTATCCTGAAAAAGATAGATTCCGAGAAAACCGTTGACAAATTCGAATAAGTATAGTATAGTTGAATAGTAATTGGTGCCATAGCTCAGCTGGATAGAGCAAGAGCCTTCTAAGCTCTAGGTCGTAGGTTCGAATCCTACTGGCATCACCATTTTAATAAGAGGATAGATTATGACTGAAGAAACTGAAACACAAGAATTGAAATTGAAGTTGGTTGCAACCACGCTGGTATGGACCAATGCAGGAACTGAAGACATGCCTCTGTGGAGAGCATCTGGTGGTAAAGAATATGTTATCGCTCGGTTTGATCATGAACCAACACTGGCAGAGATTGGTAAGGTAATGGATTCTAAGCGACACATGATTGAGAATCATTACCCGCAACTCCACGAAACTCTTTCGGGTTGGCAACTTTATATGGATGGATTCATGACGCATAATGAATACATGCAGCATCACTTGACACAATCAGTGGATTTTCCTGCGACTGACTTGACCGTCGTCGATGCCTCCGAGGAGATGGCAGGAATTGTCGCGCAATAACATAACAATAATTCACACATATTACAATGAAAGATCCTTTCTCGAAACTCAGATTGAGAGATGGAACAACTACAATACTCCAGTAAATATTATATTAATTGATGACGGGTCTCAGATAGAACCTGCAGAAAATGTTCTTAAAGAACACACATTAAATGATAATATTAATTTTTCATTGTATAGAGTTACTGAAGATATCGGATTCAATGGTCATGGGTGTCGCAATCTTGGTGCAAGATTAGCAAAATCTAACTGGTTATTGTTTCTAGATATAGACTACACATTACAACCATCCGATCTCAAAAGATTGCAAAACGAAACCCTCGATCTAAATACTTGGTATGAAATGAATGCCAAGTTTAAGGGTCGAGGGAATTCGTATATGGCATTGAATCAATTCATGATACCCAGAAAACTATTCTTAGATTCTGGTGGATATGATGAATCTTTCACACCATTTCATCACGGAGATCGTGAATTTTTATCTCAACTCGAACGCGATTACCAAAAGATTAATCTAGATTGGATGTATCTGACATGTCGTCGTGGTGGTCGAAAGGCAAGAGTAGATGATACTCTTACAATTCCAGTTTATGACGATGAGAACATGTTATTATATACTCCGCGATTTGATATAGAATCTATTGTGCACAAAGATACTAAATTGAATTTTACATGGGAAGAAATTGTTATAAATAGGGAGTAACATTATATTAGGATCCCTATGCAAAGTTTCTTATCATTCCTTTCCGAAGCAGCAATTCTTCACATTGAGCATCCATCCGATAGACTATTTGATGGACCGCAACCAGCAAAGCATGCACTTAAAACACTGAAGCAGGTTTCTGCCAGCAAAGCACCAACCATGACTCGTAAGATTGATGACAGAATGTCGTTCAATGTTATTCGCAGAGCAGATGGTAAGGTCGGTGTTAAGTATAAGGGAACAGGTTCCTCTTACAATTTCAGCGAACAAGATATTGAAGACCAACATAGTCATAAACAATATCTTGCGCATCCTCTAAAACTTCTCCTAAAGCATCTCCCTAAAGTTATTCCGCATACTCCAGGCGAGTATCAAGGCGGATACATGTCAGATCGTGAATCTAGAGAGCATGAGAATGGAAAGATTTCTCATACACCAAACACAATTAAATATGAGACAGATGCTGATAGTCCTGAAGGCAAAGCACTTGCTAAATCTAAAGTAAGTGCTGTCATTCACACTAAGATTACACCAGCAGGTGCAAAACCTCTGACAAATATGACTGGTTTCAACCATCATCCTGATGTTCATCTTGTTCAACATCTTGTGTCAAAAGACCACGCAGTTATTCCGAAAGAGCATAAGTCTAAGGCAGATGAACATCTGAAAAAGGCAGAACAAATGATGGCATCGCATACATATGACCATCATGTCGGACACGAACAAACACTTCGACAGTATATTAACTCAACGCTGAACACCAACGATACACCGTCGACTCAGGGGTATAAAGGTTATCTTGCAAAGTGGCATCAGAAAAAGATTGATGCAGTTAAAACTGACAAGACGAAGGTTGCTAAGAAGAAGGTGATGGATGATGCGATTGATCATGTCTCCAAACACCAAAAGCAATTCAATGATACCTTAGAAATACATCACCACTTGCAACAGGCAACTAATCACCTTTCGAGAGGATTAGATTCTTCTGGTGCAGGCGGTTTCACTACATCTATCGCAGGCGCTGCAGCAGGTGGTGAAGGTCATGTTTACAATGGTCTGAAGGTTGTTGACCGCCAAGGATTCTCAGCAGCAAATCGTGCTCGCAGTGAAATTTTGAAAGCGAGCAAAGGATAATGAGCGAAACGCATCACTTGACGATAGGTAGATTCGCCCCTGTTCATGCTGGGCATGCGCTTATGATCAACCATGTGTTGAATGCAGCAAGACAAGACAATGCGCAACATACCATTCTTACTACTGCAACGCATGATGGTAATAAAAATCCTCTGACGCCAGAGCAAAAAGTAAAGCATCTAAAGCGCGCATTTCCTTCTGCAAATATTGAAGCAATGAGCAAGGGTGCGCCGACTATACTCCATCACTTGTCTAAATTGCACAGTCAAGGTGTGAAGAATATAGTTGTTCATGCTGGATCCGATAGAGCGCATGAGTATCATGCATTAATACACAAGTATAATGATGTCGAAAGTCGCCATGGTCATTACAATTTTGATTCGATTAAAGTAAAGACAGTGGGTGGAACTAGAACTGATGCCGATGAAGGTGTCGCTGGTGCATCTGCAACTAAGATGCGCAAGGCAGCATCTTCTGGCGACGAGAAAACCTTCCATTCTATGGCGCCAAGTTCTATGTCTAAACCACATAAACATGAGATGTATAAAGATGTTCGTCGGGGTCTTGGAATCCAAGAGTCAATTTCATTCAAGCAATTCCTAGGAATCTAACATGTCACAGATTAGAGTAAATAATGAGTTTCATGAAACAAATGGTCTCATTACCGCCGATGGTCAAGTAGTAACAACTGCTAATCCTTTGCCTGTTACCTTATCCCAAAGTGGATCTGGATTATCTGTGAATAGCACATTTGGATTGGACGTTGCTCGTGGTCTAGTTGATGGGATGTCTGGTGTTTTCAAGGCAGGATACAACGAGGCATTTGCTAATGGCACAGAAGAAAGTTTCTGGTCGCACTCTGAAATATATCCTTGGTCAGCATGGTCTACACCTGGAACGTTAAGTCTTGTTAGTGCATCTGCCAGCGATACAGGAACAATTCTTATTATGGGATTGAATGCATCTACATTTGAATCGCAAACTGAAACCATAACTCTCAACGGCACAACTCCTGTTGTCACCTCTCTTTCTTATGCTCGTTTGAATTACCTGCACTATAGCGGAACATCGAATACAAATGTCGGTGAAATCCATGCTAATAGAAATGGAACCTGCGTAGGTCATATTGCACCACAAACAGGTATTGCTCAAGGCGCACAATATACCATTCCTGCTGGTTATACTGGATACATGATGCAAGGTACTGCGAATATTGGTAAGGGTAATGACGGCAAAGGATACTTCAAGTATCGTCCATATGGTTCGTCGTTTCAACATGCAATGACATTCTTATTATACCAGTCAACCTTTGATTATACATTTGCTGTTCCACTTCCTCTGCCCGAAAAAACTGATATAGATGTTACGATGATTGCATCAAACTCTGGAACAGCGGCAACCTGTGAATATAGTTTGCTGTTGGTAGCAAATCCAGAAGAATAAATATAGGCAACTAAGAGGAAATTGATATGTTCGGTATGATCCCATTACCATATAAGTTACTGGCAGGTGTTGCCTTGATACTTGGTGTATTTGTATTTGGTTACATGAAGGGATCTGCTCATGCCGAAGTGGAACTGCAAAGATTTGCTGCTAAGAATGCAACATTAACTGCAGATATGGAAAAGAAAAACTCAGAGATCTCCACCCAAGTGGTGACTCAATATGTTGACCGTGTAAATACAATTAGGGAAAAAGAATATGTCTATCGCGATGTCGCCAAAACTGTTGTGCCTTCTCAGTCTGTCCTTTCTAATGGTTGGGTGTTCACGCACGACGCTAGTGCCACAGGCAGTAATGCCGACGCCACCAGAAGTTCTGATGCGTCCCCCTCAGGTATTGCAGACAATCAAGCCCTCTTCACCATCATCGGAAACTACGCAACCTGTCAAGCAAACGCCGAGCAATTGATTGCTCTTCAGAAATGGATTGCGGATAACAAGACAGCGATCGACGAACTAAACAAGAAAGCGAAAAAGTAATGGCAGAAAAAAAGTATATCGGCAAACCAGGAAAACAAGACGATCCTTGCTGGAAGGGTTACAAGCGTGTCGGCATGAAAAAGAAAGGCGATAGAATGGTTCCTAACTGTGTACCTGAAGCAAGAGAAATTATCGAGAAGGCGAAAGCAAAGTTGAAGAAAGATCCATTGACTGGCGCCAAGATCGATTCGCAGCGTTTCATTCTACCCGAAGAAACTAACCTCGAAGAAGCATCATATAGTCATCGTGACTATGCTTCCCACAGTTTAATGCACCCTGACATGGCAAAGCACATGAAGAAGGGTGACGAGGTAGATTATTATCTCCCAGGAAATGGCGATAAGCATTCTGGTATTGTTGCAAAGAACGATGGCGCAAGCGTTCATATTCGTGCCCACAAAGACGGTCAAGTTGCCAAAGGTCCATTGCATAAGTTTAAGGTTACTCCGCATCTTCCAACGAAGACTAATGAAGAAGCAGAACTTGATGAAGCACTGACTCGTGTTACTTCTGGTAACAAGGGTTATGGTTACCATGGTAACGTAGAAGCACGCGACGATGCTGAGAAAGATAAGAGATATTCTGCCATGCATCGTTATGCTAAGAAACTAGTAGGCGATGCTGGACATCTTCAAGATGCGAAGAAACCAAACGTAATGGTAAAACACTTCCTTGACTCTGCGCATGGTCGTCACATTGCTGACAATCCAACGGATAAAAACATCACTAGCAGATTCGCTCACTTCAAGAAGTCATATAATCCTGCGATGCATGAAGAAGTTGAAATTGATGAAGGCGTAACTAATCCAGAAATCAAGAAAGCATATGCTGATCTTATAAAAACTCCTGGTGGTTCTTCGGAGCGCAAATCTGCTATCCGTCGTTACAAGAGTCTTCGTCAGAATGCTGTCAAGGAAGAAGTAAACATAGACAAGTATGCCGACATGTTGATAAAGCGCGATAAACAAAATCTTAGTAAAAGTCATGTAGTCCACGCAGCTCGTGTTGCGGGCGTAGATCATAAGAAACTTATGTCCGCTGTTAATCAAAAAGTAGGTCGCATTAAAGAAGAATCTGAGATCGAAGAAGCATACGGCATGTGGAAGGTAGACTTCCCTAAGCAACATGCTGGCAAGGCAGTCGCTGCTGGTTCGGTTCACGTTAAGGCGCAGAACACTGCTCATGCTCACAAGGTTGCAGCAAAGAGAGTCGGTGTTGATCATAAGATGTTCAAGTCGAAGGTCACTAAGTCGAGCATTCTTCCAGAGGGCGTTCAACTTGATGAAGTCTTGGGTAAGGACAACGAATGGGGTCGTCCAGAACTACGCAAGAAGTTTGCTGCTATGACTCCAGGACAAGAAGGTATGACAGCAGATAAGATTCCTTCATTCGATCCACGTTACGACGATGTAACTACTCAATACTGTGGCGGAATCAGAGAAGGTTATCTTGCTGAGATTTCTGCCAAGGGCGCAGAGGCACGTGCTAAGTTCCAATCAAAAGTCAGACAAACACTGGCAGATCCTAAGAATATTGCAAGAGCAAAGAAAACTCTTGCTAAGAAAAAAGAAGCAGAAAAAGCAAAAGAACCGCCGCACCTTGTAATGCAACTGCGCAAAGCAGTAAGCATTGGTTCTAAGGTTCACTTCCAAGATGGTCAGCATCACACAATTGCCCCTAACCATGCTGATGTATTCATGAACAAGTATAACTCTGCCAAGTCTTCTATTGAAAAAGAAGCACTGCAGAAGCGTGCTCACAAATCGCATGCTGAATTTATGAAGACAATTGCTGAAAGTGTTCACGAGAACTGTGGAACTCCAGACTGCTGCCAGATGTGTGACACCGCTGAAATGGGAACGCACCATGTTGATTCATATGAAGCGCACAAGGGTTCGGGTGATCAAATCTCACCAGTAATTTCACACGATGATGAAGATATTCGCTTCCAAGATTTCGATGAAGAAGCATTCGAAAAAGAACTAGAAGCAGATGTTCTTGCTCTTTCGTGGGATGATTTAGTAGATCTCTATGACGAAGATGAAATCGAATATGATGACTCACCTGAAACAGAAGAAGGCGAAGAACTAGAGGAAGGTATTACTCCTGCTGGTCGTCTCAAGAAAAAATTCAATGCGATGCGTTCTAAGAGTCGTCGAATGATGGCAAGAAATATTGCAATCAAGCGTGTGTCTTCACCAGAAAAACTTAAATCGAGATCGATTCGTGCTGCTCGTCGCATGGTTTACAAGAGACTGTTGCGTAATAGAGATATTTCGACAGTATCTTCATCTGAAAAGACACGTCTCGAAGCACAGATAAAGCGTATGGCACCAATGGTTGCTCGTCTATCTGTCAGAGTCATGCCAGCAGTTCGTAAACTTGAGCAGTCAAGAATCAAGAACAGCAGAATGAAGAAGAGGAAGTAAGATGCTTTCATTTAAAGAATTTGTTGCTGAAGCAGCAGTTGACGGCAAGGGTCATAAGAGTTCTACTGGTGGTCTAACTCAGAAGGGTCGCGACTATTACAACAACAAGTATGGCGGCAATCTACAGGCACCAGTAACAACCAAACCTTCTAAGTTGAAGGCAGGCAGTAAAGCAGCGAATCGTCGCAAGTCTTTCTGTGCTAGAATGTCTGGCGTCGATGGTCCAATGAAAGACGAAAAGGGTCGTCCGACTCGCAAGGCACTAGCACTAAGAAAATGGAATTGTTAACATGGATGAACTGAACACATCAATGAAGATAGTGCTCGCAAATACTTTTGCGATGTATTTCAAAGCACATGGACATCACTGGAATGTAGAAGGCAAAGACTTCTCCCAAATGCATGACTTCTTTTCGAACATCTATGAAGAACTATTCGCTGCGGTTGATCAGATTGCTGAGCAGATTCGTGCACTAGATGATTATGCACCATATGGACTAGATACTGTGTCTAGCATTGCAACCATCAAAGATTCATCAATCAATGGTAACAATATCCCTTCGATGCTTCAAGATTTAATGGATGCTAATGCGGCAGTCATCGAAGCATTGAATGCTGCACATAAATTAGCAGAAGCAGAAGGTAACAGAGGTCTTGTTAACCATCTTGAAGGGCGTCTTGATGTTCATGCTAAACATGGTTGGATGCTTCTCGCAACCTCAAAGTAATATAAATAGATAAAAGATTAGAGGAATCATTTAATGAGACTAGAACAAACTATTAGGTCAACAATGACTGAAGCGATGGATATGGATGGCAGACTCGACCAGTTGGTTCGCGCTGGTTTGATGCCAACAAGTTCGTTGCCACTTCTGAAGCGTGCCATTTCTAGAATGCATGCTGGTATGTCACTTCAGGGTGCTGAGCGTGATGTAATGAACATGTTCATCAACTCGATGATGTTCATTGTTCTCGGTGATGACACAGTATTCAATAAGGCACGTGCTGGTGCTAAGTCATATGCTGCTGAAGAAGTTGAACTCGACGAAAATGCTCCGATCGTTGCTCATCTGACTAAACGTTACGGTGACAACATTCGTAAGAGTCATGTTATGTCTGCTGCCAAAGACTTCGGTGTCGATCCGTCAAAACTTTCAAAGGCAGTTCGCAAGAAACTCGGTAAGTCAATGCTCGATGAAGCAAAAGAAAAGCAAGAGTATGACTACGAAGGTGACATGGCAATGAATGCTCAGAAGAATGAAGAAGTCGAGGTAATCGACGAACTCTCAAAGAAGACCATGGGTTCTTATGTTAAGAAAGCATCAGGTGCTGAACAACCAAAGAATGTAATGAGTCCAAAGAATGTTCCTCTGACAAAGATCGCTGCATACCAAGGTGACAGTGAAACAGGACACTTCGGTTCAAGATTCAACCAAGCAACTTATGATAAAGCAGAGCGTCTCCGTAAGAATCGCGAGACAGGTATCAAGAGAGCAGTTGATAAACTTGCCAAGGAAGAAGTCGAGATTACCGAAGCATCAGTGGCAGATGTAGCAAAAACTGCACATCTACATGTTAGAGCAGGTAAGCATGACAGTATCCATACTGCTATTCAATCTGCAGTTAATACGCATTTCCCATCTTCGGTGCACTCCGCGGTGACACGTAAGAAGGTTGCTGCCCAAGCGTTGAATAAAATTCAATCGATGAATAAATCTAAGATGACCAAAGAAGAAGTCGAACAGGTCGATGAGATCTCGAAGGCAATGGCAGGTCGCTATATTAACAAAGCGAAAAACTCTATCGATCTAACTGCCTGGAGACAAGGGTATAAAGAAGCCGGTGCTGGTAGTCCTTCGAAGCATATGGAAAAGAAGTTATCGAAGCGTCACAAAGGTATCGAAACCGCTGTCAAGAAACTGACTAAGGAAGAGTCTGAGCAGATTGATGAAAATCAGCAGTATGTTGAAATCACTAATGCGCATCACGGCGGCAAGTCATATATTCCTGTTCACCCGACTCAGGCATATGCTGCTCTGAATCACTACAACAGTTTCTCACACAACAAGAAAGTTCGCATCATCGATCAAAAGCAACATGATGCAATTCATGCCGCTAAGACTGCAGTCAAGGAAGAACTTGACTTTAACGAAGCATTCGAGCAGATCGACGAACTCTCAAAGAAGACTCTCGGTTCTTATGTTAACAAAGCAGCAGAACGTATCGGAACAAAAGGTGTTAGTGCTGGACTAAGGATTGCTGCTGACGAGAAGTCGAGTGGAAACTTTAAGGACATGGGCAAACGCCAAAAGGGTATCTCGAGAGCAGTTAATAAACTGACAAAAGAAGATATTGATGCAGTAAAGCAAATGAACGAGTCATATAAGACTGCATTTGAAACTGCTCTTAATGAATATGGTATCAAGTCTCCCTCGGAACTTGATGAATCGAAAAGAAAAGAATTTTTCAATCACGTAGATCTAGAATTTAAAAAGGGAGACAATTAATGTCCGCATGGGGTAAAGCAGATAGTAAAACAGCGACGGGCACACTGTCAATCGCAAGTACTGGTGTAGTAACAGGTTCAAATACTCTATTCACCACACAGGCTGCAGCGGGTGACTTCATCCGCGCAATAATTGCAGGAGCAGGTGCTGACCAAGAGCGTTCGTGGATCGTCAAGTCAATCACGAGCGACACTGTTGCTGCGGTAATTCCAGCAGATCCAGAGTTAGAATACATGACCGCGTATGCTAACTATACTACTTTTGGCGCTCAAACATATCAGTTAAGCGAAAAACCAATTTCTATTGCATCCGATCCTAACACACAAGCATCACAAGTATTTGGTGTTGATGTTGCAGAAATGGCAGCAAATAAATTGGAAGAGGGCGCTGCTCATACTGGTTGGAATAAGATCAGAACAGTTGGTTCGCGCAAGATCGTAGAAACTCTCGTTGCACTGTCAAAGAATGGTATTACTGGCGACGTTGAGGATGTTGTGTTTGAGGATGCCTTGATCACAATCGCAACACAACCTACTGCAACTAAAACTGCTGCTGCTGGTGCAGCAATTGTAAATCTTGGTACTGTTGTTGCAACAATCGTTCCTGAAACTGCAACTCTAACATATCTGTGGCAACATTCAGTAAACGGCGGAACAAGTTACTCGGATATTAACCCGAATGGTGGTGTATTTACTGGTGCGACCACAGCAACATTGGGCGTTCTCGCCGCAAAGACTGATACCTCTTCGACTTGGAATAATGCTAAGTTCCGTTGTGTCGTTTCGTCGACAGGCGCGGACAGCGTTACTTCTTCAGCAGTAACTCTTACTGTTACTGCATAAGGTAATTTAGAATGGCAGACAATAAAGTAACCGCCATGATTCCAGTGACGTCAGTTTCACCGACCGACGTCCTGTATCTCGTGAAACCAAACACAAGTCCATATGATCATAAGGTTACTGTTGCCAATTTTTTTGGTGGCATTCCAGTTCCCGTAGTTCTGGAAGACGATCTGATTCTTGGTGGCGCTGTGCAGATATTAACATCTGCTGGCGCCATCAGCGTTACTACACTGGTTACCAGAATCAATTCGCCTGATGCTGCTGGAACTTTGACTATCCCTGATGGGGTTGACGGGCAAATTAAAGTAATCGTAATGGTAAGCAATGCAGGTAGTCATGCATTGACAATCAGTTCGAATATTGGACACTCTTCTATCGTGTTTAATGCTCCAGGTAAAACTGCTACTCTTATGTTCTTGGCAGGAAATTGGTATTTCCTCGGGGGAACGGCGACAGTTACATAACATGATTGAACTAAATAATGATACCTTCTTGATTTATGCTATTAAAAATTATGACAATCCCAGTTGTAATGGGATGCCTGATTTAGAAGAAGACATGAAGAGATTCAAATATATAAAACGATTGTTTAAGAGATATGAAAAAACTGATGTCTTGAATGAACGGTTGATTTTAAATCATATAATTGTTTTATATAATGTATTTGGTAATGCTGCAACTAACATGCTGTTTTACAAAATAGAAGAGAAATATTGGCACTACCTGAAAACATTCCTCGTTTTTCTCAATAGAATAACGAGCAGTTCTATGGTCGAAGTCAACTTAGACCATAACATAGTTACAAAGTTAAGGGAACTTAATGTCTAGATTTGTAGATGCACTGATAACATATCGTATTCTAAGGTTGTTGACTACACCTTTCGATCAACAGGATGCATTTCGTCTAGGATTGATCGATAAGCATGGCAATCGATTGAAGAAAGAGAACGAGATAAATACCACTGAAGAACAAGAGGCATATAGTCTGCTTCATAGAATGGTATTTAGATTAAAACGAATCATCGAGAAGGTTCCTATGGACAATAAGAACTTCCTATCATTCGCTGCTGCTGTTGCTTTGGTAAGAGAGCAGGTTGAATATGATGATGAAATATTAGAGGAAGTTTTTTACATGACACAAGAACGCCAAGATGTTAAGGATCTCGCTGAAGAACTCGAGACAGGAAAAATCCAGTCATTCAAACAGTTTATTGAAGAGATGGGTGTTGGTGGTGGTGGAGTCGCAGGGATTGGTATTCCGCATCCAACAAAAGCAAACCAAGCAGAACCTGGACTTACCAAGAGTCAGCAGAAAAAATATAAAAAGAAAAACACAGTAGGTGCACCTGCTGTACTGATTAGAAGGAAGTAACATGAAGGGTTTGTTGGATTTCGTTAAAGTCTCGAACAATATCGACTCTCTAGAAAAACTAGAGATCGAAAAGGGTAAAGTCCAGATTATGATCATGAAGATGGCAGCAATTACGCTGGGATCTATCATGCTTTCTGTTGTGATCATGATGTTGATCGGATTGTTTTTACCAAATGCAATGATCGATAACAATGAGATCTTCAAGATTATTGGTCCAGCATTCTCGATGATTGTTGGTGCATTCGTTGGTGCATTTGCTACAATGATGAACATGAAAGTTTCTGAGTTTGATCCAAATGTTAAGGTCCAAGAAATGGGCAAGACTGATTATAAGCATATCGCTGAAGCAAACTCTATCGAAGCAGACACTGAAATCAAACTGATGGCAGCGGTCGATAAGTATAAAGACAGCGATGACGACTTCGGTCCATTCTAAGGAGTAGATTATGACACAACTAACTGAACATTTTACTCTCGGAGAAATGATTGTCTCGCCAACTGCAAAGCGTCTTGGCATTCCTAACACACCGACTGCTGAACATATTGAGAACATGCGTTACTGTTGCGAGAAAATTCTTGAACCAGTTCGTGCTAAGTTTGGTCCAGTAACAATCAACTCCTCATATCGTGCACCACTTGTTAACAAGGCAGTTGGTGGATCTGCTACATCCCAACACGTTAATGGTCAAGCAATTGACTTTGAAGTAAAGGGCGTAGACAATAAGAAGGTTGCTGATTGGGTTGCTGACAATCTCGAGTTTGACCAAGTTATCCTAGAATTCTATGCCGCTGGTGACAAGAACTCTGGTTGGGTCCATGCTTCTATTAAAAAGGAAGGCGGAAACCGCAAGCAGCGTCTAGTTGCTACTAAGTCCAAGGCAGCTGGAACAAAGTATACTCCTGTTGCCGACTTTGATCCAAGCACAACAAAGGAAGCAGGCGCGCCTGTGGTAGAAGCAGTCGCGCAGGTTGCTAAGGCGGGAGTCCAAGCGCCAACTGTTGCTGGTCTTGGTCCAATGCAAGCACTTCAAGCAAAATGTGGTGTCGCTGCTGATGGTAAGTGGGGACCAGGAACATTCAAGGCAGCGAGAGATCACTATAAGTTATCGACTGCTGGTGCTGCTCACTTCTTCGGGCAGTGCGCTCACGAGTCAGGTGGTTTCAAGGTATTCCAAGAGAACCTGAACTACAGTGACAAGGGTCTCAACGGTATCTTCAAGAAGTATTTCCCAACAATCGCTTCGACTGCAGGATATGCTCGTAAACCAGAGAAGATTGCCAACAAGGTTTATGCTAATCGTATGGGCAATGGTCCAGAGTCATCGGGTGATGGATGGAAGTTCCGTGGACGTGGTCCGATCCAGTTGACTGGTAAGAGCAACTATACTCAATTCGCTCAAGACATCGGTCGTCCTGATGTTTTGACAAATCCAGATATCGTAGCAACCGAACTCGCATTCGAATCAGCACTATGGTTCTTTAACAAGAACGGACTGTTCGCAATCGCTAACAAGGGCGTTACCGATGCAGTTATTGGTCAAATTACTCGTCGAGTAAATGGTGGAACTCATGGTCTAGATGACCGTATTAAGAAAACAAAACAATTCGCAGCATGGGGATAAGAATATGCTAAATCAAATTAAAGACGCACTAAAGAAACTTTTTGGTTTCGTTGATGCTAACAAGGATGGCAAGGTGGATCTTGCTGAGATTACTGCAGCAGTCGACAAAGCAGAAGCAAAGGTCGAAGAAGTCAAGGCAGTTGTCAAAAAAGTACGTAAACCAAAGGCGAAGTAAATGGAATCTTTGGAAACAAAAGTTGCAGTCATTGAACACGATCTGAAGCAAATTCAGATCGTGTTCAGTCGTCTCGACCTCGCCATCGAAAAGATTGGCGATGTTTCCAACTGCATCAATAAGATGCTCGCTGTTCATGATACTAAACTTGAAGCGCAAGAATCAGTCAACGAAGATATCTACGAAAGTTTAGAAGTGCACAGACAAGAAACCAAGACAATTAACGCTGAGTTACATTCGCGTATCACGACAACCACTCGTGAACTCGAGGCAAAAATTCAGTCCACCGAAGACAAGATGCTTGCTGCCATCGGTTCACTAAAAACTTCTGTTGATAAAGAAGAAGAAAAAAACAAAAATCGTATTGACAAATTGGAAAAAACCAAGTATCTTATGATTGGTGGCGGTATCGTTGTCGGTGCTATCATCACCAAGATACTCCCAATGCTTATGAAATTTATTCAATAAAAACCTTTACTTCTCCCTCGTTTCGAGGTATAACTATATTATGAGTTTATATATTGACATCAAGTATCTGAACGCGATCGCGCATCGTCTCGAGAACTTCAAGAAAAAATCACAAGATTTGTTCAACTGCAGATGTCCTATCTGTGGTGATTCACAGCGTAATAAGAAACGGGCACGTGGTTATTTCTATCGTGGTAAACAGGATCTATATTACAAGTGCCATAAATGTGGCGCGAGTCATCACTTTGGAACTTTCCTGAAGAACTTCGATCCCACCCAATATAGTCAGTATGTCGTTGAGCGATATGCTGATGGCGGTCATGGCCGCGCCAATGCACATAAGAATGTTGAAGAAGTTCTCAAGTTCGAAGAACCAAAGTTTACAAAGAAACCTGAACCAAAACTTATCGACTCGATTATGGATCGCCTCGATACACTACCAGATGACCATGAGGTAATTCAATATGTTACTGACCGCAGGATCCCTCGCGATGCTTTTGATAGGTTGTATTTCATATCTAATGTTAAAGATGTCATACAACTTAATGACAAATACAAAGACTCGATCATTACGTCTGAACCGCGACTCGCGATTCCTTTTCTTGATGGCAATAACAAACTCCTTGTTGTTAGCCTTCGCGGAATCAGAGGCGAGTCACTTCGTTATATTAACGTTAAAGTAGATGAAGATGCTCCCTCGATTTTTGGTTTGGATAAGGTCGATCCTACGCAAGAAGTATTCGTCGTCGAAGGGCCTCTTGATTCCCTTTTTCTGCATAATTCTATTGCTTGTGCTGGAACCTCATTCGGAAAGATTGATCAACTACCTATCCCAAAAGAAAACATAACAATTATCTTTGATAATCAACCCAAGAACAGAGACGTCGGTAAGTTGATGAATAAGTATATTGATCAGGGATATAAGATTGTAATCTGGCCAGATGTTCCAGGAAAAGATATTAATGAAATGATTGAAAATGGATTGACTTCTAGTGAAATTCAGAGTATTATAAATGATAATACGTTTAACGGTCTATCGGCAAAAGCAAAATATGCCATGTGGAGGAAAGTATGAGCGAGTTAGTCGCCAACGAATATGGCGTAGAGTTTGACCATATTAAGATTACAAAGTTACGCATCCATCGAACAGACGACATGTGGATGGTAGAGTATCGACGCGAACCTCGCTGGTTTCTTGGACTCGACCGCTGGTGGTGGTTCGATGATGGTAGGTATGCAAATTATGCCGACGCTACTGACCGCATAGATACTCTTTTGGGTATTGGTTTCGTAAGTAAGGCGCAGTTCCAAACAGTGAAGGAATTTGAAGTTGAGTGAAGTAAATCTAGTAAGTCTGTCTAAACCGTCTGCGTACACAGAGTGTAATTCTGCCAATGAATTGGTTGCATGGGCAGCAAGAGTATCTAATCCGTCAAACCAAAACAACACCGCAACAGCACCTAAGTTGGTTCAATATCTTATTAAGAACCAACACTGGTCACCACTGGAGATGGTCCATGTCGCAATGGAAATTAAAACAACACGAGATATTGCCCGCCAGATTTTGCGGCATAGTTCTTTCAGATTCCAAGAGTACAGTCAGCGTTACGCCGATCCAACCAAGGATCTGGGATTTGTTGTACGGGAAGCACGCCTGCAGGATGCCAAAAACCGACAGAACTCAGTAGAAGTTGAAGATAGCGAACTTGCTGGAGAGTGGGATTTGAAACAACGAACCTTAACTCATGCTGCGGTAGATACTTATGAGTGGGCAATTGAAAATGGTATCGCCAAGGAACAGGCACGTGCTGTTCTCCCTGAAGGTCTAACAGAATCAACTATCATCATGGCAGGTTCGCTTCGATCATGGGTTCACTATTGTCAGTTGCGTATGGATAAGGCAACGCAAAAGGAACACCGCTTCGTCGCCGAGCAGTGCTGGGAAATCATTTGTCACCACTTCCCCGATGTGAAGGCAGCAATTGATAGCATGGCAGCGCAAGCAGAGTTCGAACGAAAACTACCTTGACCCAATCTGGAAAAAAGTTTCAAAATTCTCGGGACGTGATTTTTTCGCGGCCCAATTTTGAGTCCAAAAACCCGCACGAAACCGCAATTATAAAATACAATGAAGAAGAAGATTTTTACTATTTAGAATCTGAAGTTTTTGAGCGAGTTGGTTGGAAACCAGGAGATGATATCATCTGGATTGAAAATGAAGATGGCAGTTTTACATTAAGGAAAGAAGAAAATATTATGAATAACCAAAAAGATGTTACCGAATTTATGGCAGCTGCCGATCAGTATGTTGGAACAACCCCGCACTTGAACGAGAAAAATGAGCAGCAAGCACGCCTATATATTGACCTGATTGATGAAGAATTTCGTGAACTTTGTGACGGATTTCTTCGTCGCCATATCGGAGACATTGCTGACGGTGGTGCCGACCTAGTTTGGGTTGTCCAAGGATTGTTTACAACTCTTGGTATCGACTTCAATAAAGTCTGGGAAGAAGTTCGTGCGTCAAACATGAGCAAGGTTTCTGATAATGGTAAGATTAAAAAGCGTGAAGATGGTAAGATTCTAAAACCAGAATCATACTTCAAACCAGATATCGAACGAGTATTAAAGGAACAGGGACTATAAATGAAAAAAGAAACATATCTGGGTATAGAAATAGATTATTCACGCGACTCTCTATTTGATAAACTTGGTATCCAGCGACTAGAAGAATCATACATGCGAGAGGACGAAACTTCCCCGCAGCATAGATTCGCCTATGTTTCTACTGCTTTCGCATCAAATCTCGAGCATGCGCAACGTCTATATGATTATTCATCGAAACATTGGTTGTCATATGCGACACCAATTCTTTCCTTTGGTCGTTCTAAGCGTGGAATGCCAATCAGTTGTTTTTTAAATTTCATTGATGACACGGCAGAAGGTCTAGTTGAGAATCTCAGCGAAACCAGTTGGTTGTCGATGCTCGGGGGCGGTGTTGGAATTGGTTTTGGTATTCGCGCTGCTGATGATAAGTCTACTGGTGTTATGCCACATCTTAAAACTTATGATTCAAGTTCGATGGCGTATCGTCAGGGTCGCACTCGTCGTGGCAGTTATGCCGCTTATCTTGACATTAGTCATCCTGACGTGGGACAATTTCTTGAGATGCGTAAACCTACTGGCGATCCCAATATCCGATGCCTGAATTTACACCACGGAATCAACATTACCGACGACTTCATGGAAATCATCCAACGATGCATGGCAGACCACGAAGCAGATGACAGTTGGAATCTAACCGACCCTAAGTCTGGCGAAATTCGTGAAACAGTTTCTGCGAAAGAACTATGGCAGAAGATTCTAGAACTGCGTATGATGACTGGCGAACCATACCTGCACTTCATTGATACATCAAATCGCATGATGCCACAGTTCCAGAAAGATCTCGGTCTGAAAATTCATCAGTCAAATCTCTGCTCAGAAATTATTCTGCCAACTGACAAGAAGCGTACTGCTGTTTGTTGTTTGTCATCCGTCAATCTAGAATATTATGATGCTTGGTCGAAAGATTCTATGTTCCTAAAGGACATGGCAGAGATGCTTGACAATGTTCTCCAGTATTTTATTGACAATGCTCCGAATACAGTAAAACGTGCTAAGTACGCAGCAATGCGCGAACGTTCTATTGGTATTGGCGCACTTGGGTTCCATGCTTATCTACAACGCAAGGGTATTGCGTGGGAGTCAGCAGTCGCCAAGGGCACTAACATGCGCATGTTTAAACTGATCAAGAATCGTCTCGATGTTGCAAATCTAGAACTTGGTGCTGAACGTGGCGAAGCACCTGATGCTGCTGGCACTGGTCGTCGATTCTCTCATACACAGGCAATCGCACCAAATGCATCTTCATCAATCATCATGGGAAATACCAGTCCGTCGATTGAACCGTGGCGAGCAAATGCATATCGTCAAGATACGCTATCGGGTTCATTTCTTAATAAGAATAAATACCTTGATATTATCATCAAAGATGAAGCAGCGAATCACAAAGATGGGTGGTATGATGAGACTTGGTCTTCAATTATCGCCAATGATGGTTCAGTGCAACACCTTACGTGGATGGATGCAATTACTAAGGAAGTTTATAAGACCTCCATGGAAATTGATCAGCGGTGGGTCATCGAGCACGCTGCAGACAGACAGAAGTTTATTGATCAGGCACAGTCTCTCAATCTATTCTTCCGTCCTGATGCAAATATCAAATATCTTCATGCTGTCCACTTCCTCGCATGGAAGCAGGGGTTGAAGACTTTATATTATTGTCGTTCAGAAAAAATAGGAAAAGCAGACAAGGTTTCTAAGCGCATTGAGCGTGAAGCAATTAAAGAAATTGACTTCAAGGCAATGATCGACGGTGATAACTGCGTTGCATGCGAAGGGTAAGAAATGACAAGTTATTTTGCACAAATAGTATCAAAACCTGAATGTCCATACTGTACTCTTGCGAAAGAGTTTATGGTAGGAATGGACATCCAGTATACAGAAATGGTAGTTGGTAAAGACTGCCTGTGGGAAGACATTACCGCACAATTGCCTGATGTGAAGACTGTTCCTCAGATCTGGGTGAACGGTGAGCATGTTGGTGGTTATGACGATTTAGTAAAGTGGGCAGAAACAGTATGACCTTAATGACAGAACGAGCATATTTTAAACCGTTCAACTACCCATGGGCATATGACGCATGGTTGAAACATGAGCAGTCGCATTGGTTGCACACTGAAGTCCCGATGTCCGAAGATGTCAATGACTGGAAGAAGCGTCTTAATGATGGCGAAAAGCATTTCCTAACTAACATTTTCCGCTTCTTCACACAGGGTGACATTGATGTTGCTGGTGGTTATGTGAAGAACTATCTGCCACATTTCCCACAACCTGAAGTTCGCATGATGCTGATGGGTTTCGCGGCAAGGGAGGCATTACATGTTGCAGCGTATTCTCACCTTATTGAAACACTGGGTATGCCAGAAACGACGTATCAGGAATTCCTTGAATACGACTCAATGCGAGCAAAGCACGACTACTTTACAGATTTGTCGAATGCAAATGGAACACCTGAATCAGTCGCGACCAATATCGCTGCATTTAGTGCATTCACTGAAGGTATGCAGTTGTTCTCGTCCTTCATCATGCTGCTCAACTTCCCTCGTCACGGAAAGATGAAAGGTATGGGACAGATTGTTACTTGGTCGATTGTTGATGAAACTCAACACGCTGAAGGTATGATTAAACTGTTCCGTTCATATGTTGAAGAAAATCGTGAATTGTGGAATGACGATCTAAAGTCACAGATCTATACTATCGCAGAAAAGATGGTTGAACTTGAAGACAAGTTTATCGAACTGTCATTCTCGATGGGAACAATGGAAAACTTGACTGAAGATGATGTTAAGAAGTATATCCGTTATATCTGCGACCGCCGACTGATTAGTCTTGGTCTTAAGGGTATCTTTAAAATCAAGAAAAATCCTCTGCCATGGGTCGAGGAAATGATCAATGCTCCGACTCATACGAACTTCTTCGAGAATCGTGCTACCGACTATGCGAAGGGTGCACTATCAGGGAAGTGGGATGATGTCTGGGGGTTGGCAGCATAAAATTTAAACGAGAAAGGAATTAACATGGCCAAAAGACTTACTGTTACAAATACCAAACCGTCAACTCAAACTCTGTGGTATTTTGAGACAAATCCACCACAAAATACTGTAATGGACGAGTGGTTGCAAGAGAATAGTGACAAAGTATCATTTCAATTCGATATATTAAATGATGGCAATACGCAAGTGTTACAGTATACGTTTGCAGATGATGCAGTTGCTGAAGAGTTTGCAGTATTTGCTGCTTCAAGTAATCTGGGCGCTGCAATGGATAATTATCATGCTTCTGCTGGAATTATATCCACTCGTGCCATTACTGATGTGTAAATTGTATGTCTGACGTAGAACATGAGTGTTTTTCTTGTGATGCAGTCTTCACAATTGATCATGACTTGGACGATGATTATTACAAAGTCAAACATTGTCCCTTCTGTGGTACAAAAGTTACCGAAGAAGAAGAAGATTTATCATGGGATGATTGGGTCGAGGACGAATAAATAATCTACTTACGGAGTAGATTATGACAGTTAAGAAAAAACGTAAGCCGTCGCCGAAGAAGGTGCATAGAGTATATTGCACTTACTTCGACGACGGCAAATTTTATATTGGGTATTCATGTAAGACAGAGAAACTTTTTGAAGCATACTTCGGAAGTTCCTCTTATGTGACTAACTATGAGGGCGAGATGCGCAAAGAAGTTGTCGCTGAATATGACAGCAAATCGCATGCCAAAGCAGTTGAGCATATCCTGCAATGGGAACACAGACTCGACGATAACTGCATAAATCAAATGTGGAATGTTCGTCTGAGACTTGATCACTTGAAAGAATTAAAATTACCTGATTGGAGACCTGGATGTTTTTCGCAGCACTCTTGATGCTGGTAGCATTGGCGATAACTGGTGTCGCTGGCTACTTTTCTATCTTGGGATTGATGGCTATCTTTCCTGCTTCCCCTATGGCCGTAGCTGCTATGGGTGTGGTATTAGAACTTGCCAAACTTGTTACTGCCAGTTGGGTGTATCGCAACTGGAAAACTGCAAACAAACTGTTGAAGACATACTTCACCATTGCAGTTTGTGTGCTGTCATTCATTACAAGTATGGGTGTGTTCGGTTATCTAAGTCGATCGCACATTGAACACACTACTGTTGGTGGTTCAGCAGTATTCAAAATAGAGCAACTCGAAAGCAAGAAGACATCCGCCGAAAGGAGACTGAAGAATGCGCAAACATCTCTGGATACTCTGGACAGACTCACTACTGCAGAAGATGTGTTGGATGCTAATTTCATTAGAAACAGGCAGAAAAGGGAACGTGCGTCCCTTGATGCTGAAATTAAGAGTGCGACTGCAGACATTGAGACTATTGAGACTGATCTCATACCGCTCAAAACAGAAAATCTTAAACTCGAAGCAGAAGTAGGTCCGATAAAATATATCGCAGAACTATTCTACGGTAGTGGTGATTCCGCTACTGTGGATAAAGCAGTGCGTATGATGATCATCATACTCATTTTCGTGTTCGACCCGCTGGCAATATTACTAATTATTGCTGCTAACATGACATTTTTAGGCTTGACAAAGAATAAGGAATCAGGTATAGTAGACTATGTCGTCGTTGATGAGGTTAAATCTAAGAACGTTGTTCGAACTGCTAAGAAACCTAAGAAGAAATCTGTTGTTGAAGCACCAGACTTCTTTGTTTTCGAGAAACATGAGAATAAACCTGTTTCGACGCATGACATACCAGCACCAGATCCCCCGAAGAAATCTTGGAGGGACGGTAAGATTATTATTGATGAAAACAATATAAGGAAAATGTGATGAATATTATGAATCAAGAATGGCGCGAAGACCTGAAGGCAACTCTTGCGCAGGGTGAAGCGACTGTTAGTTTTACTAAACTGAATGGACAAGAACGTGTGATGCGCTGCACTCTACAAGAAGGCGTCATTCCCCCGTACAGTGAAAAGGGGACAAAGACAAAACCACCTAGCGGCGAAACTCTCGCAGTCTGGGATCTGGATAAGAATGAGTGGCGAGCATTTCGTTATGACCGTATCACCTCTGTTAATTTTAGGGCTTGACTTTTCCAACAAATTATAGTATAGTGGATATATTATGAAGAAAGGCGAATCTATGTATAAATTGAAAGTTCCCGTTGCCGAATCTAAAGTTATGGGCACAGAACCAATTTGGGTTGAAGATTATGTGCCCAAGGATTATCAGTCAGAATTCGGCAAGGCATTGAATTGGTATAACTTCATCGTTGACCAGAAAGATTGCCGTGCGTTTCTTGTTGACTGGTTCAAGGGCGATGCTACCAAACTCAAAGCAATCAGTCAGTTGTCTGACAAGATGCTTCCTCGGACATATGCCAACTGTGCCCGTATCGCTATGCGTGGATTCCCTCTCAATGACGAGCATAAAGCGCGCATCTGGGAAAAGGTTGAAGAACGAGTAAGTAAGAAAACTGTTCTCATCGAAGATGATACAACTGCTCCTGACCCTGTTGTCAAGGTAGTCAAGAAACCACTGGTTGCATCTGCGTTCGTCGTATCTGATGTTGACGATGAGATTGAGAAACTGATCAATGGCGAGGATACTCGTAACATTGCCCAGATTCTAATGCCGTATCGTTTGTCGGATAAGAATTATCTTGACTGCGTGCAGAAGATTGAACCTATCCTTGCAGAATTTGCTGAACTTGTAGAAGTTCGTCGTCTATCTAAGACTCAACTGACTGATTCGCAAGAACAGTTACTCGAGAGTTATTCACATCTGACGAGTATGAAGTCTGTCAAAGATATTGTTAAACTGCTCGAGTCTTATGTCAGCGACCTTAAGAAGTCATATGTCAGCAAGCAGGTTGCTAAGGTTCGTAAGAAGAAACCAAAGGATAAGTCCAAGTTGGTTCAGAATCTAAAGTTCCTTAAGGAAGATACTGCACTTGGTATTACCAGTGTTGAACCTATCAACCTACTAAACTGCAGTGAAGTGTGGACTTTTGATACTAAGACGCGAAAGATCTCCAAGTACTTCAGTCCAGTAAGCGGAAGCATCACTGTCAAGGGTGCGAGTCTTGTTGGGTTTGATGAGAACTTCTCTAACTCGCGACTTCTTCGCAAACCAGAAATTCAAGTAAAAGAATTTTCTGAGTTGAAGAAAAATGACTTGACAAAATGGTACTCAGCCGTTAAGAGTAAGAGTGCACCAGTTCGTGCGCGACTGACTCCAACTACTTTAATATTGAAAGTGTTTTAATGCCAGATAATAATGATAATGTCACCTACATCAAACGTAATGCAACTCTTAAGACTATCGATAATGAATCTTTGAGTTATTTCCTCGAGGGTGCAACAGAATATGCTGCATATCAGGATGCTGAAGCGTTTGCGGGTGCTTGTTTGCGTGGTATTCTATTGGCAGCAGAGAAAAAGGTTGGTCTTAAGAACGAGAACTTCCATTCAGATGCTGCAGTACTCGCTGTCATGATCACTGGTCTATACATGCGGCAAGCAGGTGTTGATTGCCCAGAAATTAACATGCTCAATGATGTTCGTGAAGCGTTGACTATTACTAAAGGTGAAGAAGAATGATTGTTGTTGACTTCAACCAGACTGCTATAAGCAGCATGATGGCAGAACTTGGTGGTCGCCGCGATGTGGAGGTAAACCTACCTTTAATTCGACACATGATCATCAATGCCATTCGTTCATATAAGCGGAAGTTTGGTGCTGAGTTCGGCAACATTGTGATTGCTTGCGACAATCGTCACTACTGGCGTCGTCAGTATTTCCCTAACTATAAAGCGAATCGTAAGAAAGCACGGCAGGAGTCTGGGTTTGACTGGTCTGCTATCTTCGAAGCACTGCACCAAATTCGTAGTGAGTTACAAGATCACTTCCCGTATCCTGTAATCGACGTTGATGGTGCCGAGGCAGATGATGTTATCGCAGTGCTCGCCGAGTATAGTCAGACCATGAACACCGATGGTCTCATGCCTAGTGCTGAACCATTCCTTGTTCTATCTGGCGACCATGACTTCCAGCAACTACAGAAGTGGAGCAATGTTAAACAGTATGCTCCTGTTCAGAAAAAGTTCTGTAAGTTGAAGGAATCGCCTGAAGCAGTTCTAATGGAACATATTATCATGGGCGATAAGGGTGACGGTGTTCCCAATATTCTTTCTGATGATGACACGTTTATTAATGGGCAACGTCAACGTCCTATACGTAAAGATAAACTTGCTGATTGGAAAACGCAAAAACCCGAAGACTTCATCACCAGTGATGAAATGTGGCGGAACTTCCAGCGCAACCGTGAACTGGTTGACTTGTCGCGTATTCCTGAGGACATCAAAGTAGCGATTATAGATAACTATGAGAAACAACTGGGCGGAGATCGCTCAGGTCTGTTGAATTATTTTATCGCTAATCGTATGAAGCAGATGATTGACCTCGTAGATGAATTTTAAAAGAAAGACTTGAAATGGCACAAAGACTAGCACCCAAGAAATTTAAACAAATTGATGAAGCACTTGACTGGGCATGTGCAGCAGAAACAACTGACGAATTGCGCGAACGTGTGAGAGCAATCTCCATCGGCAATTCTGTTCTCATGCGATTTGTTGCATGGGGTGTTGGTTATGAGCAAGGTCCATACAATCTTCCCGAGGGTCCAACTCCATATAAGGATGAAGGTCTGCCATCTAACATGGCAGATACAACCATCACACAGGAGTTCCGTCGCATTTTAACTCTGTTGCCAGAAGGCACTGCGAAGGGAGTCCCGCAGTTCCGCCGAGAAGAAATCTGGATGCAGACATGTCAGGGTGTGCAGATTAAAGAAGCGAAGTTGCTTGATCATATCAAGGATCAAACTTTGCTCGAAGCATATCCTCGTCTCGCGGAAGTTCTTGAAAGTTTCTTGACAGGTTGGAAAGCACCAGAGGTTAAGAAGAAGAAGTCGCCAAAAAAATCTTCAGCGACCTTATAAATAAATTCTTTCCACCTCAAGTTAAGGAACAACGATGGGGCAAATCCTAGAGCACAAGCATCTCATTGTGCGAGCAGAACTAAACAATCCGCCACAATGCGCAGAGGCAATCCAGGATTGGATGAAAACTCTAGTTGACAAAATTGGTATGAAAATACTAATGGGTCCATATGCTGTTTACAGTGACATGGTGGGTAACCGTGGTTTGACTGCAGTTACCATTATCGAAACATCGCATATTGCCATGCATGTTTGGGATGAGGTTTCCCCTGCTCTAATGCAACTGGATGTGTATACCTGCAGCACTCTTAATACTGCTGATGTATTTGCTGCTCTAGCAGAATTTGAACCGCATCATGTTGAATTCAAGTATATTGACCGCGAACATAATCTGACACTACTGGATAAAGGAACGGTGAATGAGGTTCTTTCTATTTCAACATAAGAAAGAACTATGGATTGTCAATGATCCAAACAAGGTTCCGAAACCAAGAGAACTCTTGCTACAAAACAGCAAGATAGAAATCCTCCGAGATAAAGCAGAAGTCCTCGGAAAAGGTTTGACGATTGTTGATAAAGTTACCCGAAAGAAATCTGCAGGACATAGTCCTGAGACTCGCAAAAAGATTTCAGAAGCACTAACTGGTGAAAAGAATCCCTGTTGGGGTGGTTTAACACCAGAGCATAAAGCATCGATAAGTCGAACCATGCGGGGAACTAGGCGCAGGGATGGTAATCCGATGTATGCTAGAAGGCATACTTGGGAAACTCGCCGACTCATGGCAATCAAGGCAAGTATGAGGCGTCGCAAGTGGTGCGTTGAACCGAATGGTAAATGCCACCTTGTTGACCCTCTGACTTTCACGTTGCCAGGAGGGTGGTTGTGGGGTATGAAATATGACCCATATCGTCCGCGAGATTAATTTTAAAAAAATAATTTAGGGGCTTGACATTTTCGCATTTTCGAGGTATAGTGGTATTATAGTTTGAAAGGGAATTGATTATGTTGACTCTTCGTGATATTAATGCCGCCACTGGTTCGAAAGATGCAAGCATCTATTCTGATCTCTACAAGGAAGTTTATGGATGCCGTCCGTATAATCCTACGTTTGAGTCGGTCGAAGCATTCGATGCAGACTTCGAGTATCTCTCATTGAAACTCGACAAGCAGATCGCGTATGAGCAGGATCGTCAGGCGTCCAACTTTCTCAAGTTTACTGCTCGCGTAGCAGCAACGATGTATTTGGTTGAAAATGCTACTCGTGAGCGTGCAATCGAAATTATCGCTGAAGCAGAAGGCATCACCGCAAGAGAGTTCGACCACTACGGTCTCGAAATCCTCGAGAACGAACTGAACCTGAAATATGGTTCGATCGCTAAGTGGTTATCGGAATAAAAATTCATTTTTAGGCTTGACATTTCTACTAAAATAGGGTAGAGTGGAATATAAGATGAGAAAAGGAAATGAAATGATTACGACTCTCTCTGGTGGTGCGTTCGAACTTCGGACTGGTCGCAAGTGGACTCATGGGATTTCTCCCTTTCGTGAGCGTGAAACTTTGAACCTTCGTTGGGAAAAAGTTGGCGCAATCGGTGGTCGGCATTTCTTTGAGATCGACGGTGTGCAGTATTCTGCTAAGACGATCTCTCCTCGCATCGAAGGGATTCAGATGCATAGTGAAAATAAATTTTAAAAAAACACTTGACTTTCTCTAAAAAGTATAGTAGAGTGTATAAATAAAGTTTCGGTTCTTTGACATTGTTAGAATAAAATAAGTCTTTCGAGACTTATTTGAAGAGCACAGAAGTTGTGCGCACGTAATTAAAGGTCGAGTAACCTTGCTACTGTGCTCTTCAAATAAGTTTTGCCCTTATAGCTCAGTTGGTAGAGCACCTGCCTTGTAAGCAGGGGGTCCGGCGTTCGAGTCGTCGTGGGGGCACCATTATAAGCAGTACCGTCTGCTGAACCAACGTTATAAAGGCGATTTAGTTCGCTGGCATGCGTTGAAAACAAAACGGCAAGTTTATAGTCAAACTACTCGCATACCGTATGGTGTATGGAGTCTGTCGGGAATGTTTGATGTGGGTGTCGAGACGTGAGACATCCATTTTCCCTAATGGCGCAGCGGTAGCGCAGTTGACTGTTAATCAATTGGTCGGTGGTTCGAATCCATCTTAGGGAGCCAATTTATCGCGGAGTAGAGGAGTCTGGTCGTCCTCGCTGGTCTCATAAGCCGGAAATCGTTGGTTCAAATCCAACCTCTGCAACCAGTTTGAATGTAATGGAAGAAAGGTAAAATGTGATATACCATAGTGATGCTTTATCCTTTCTTTCTAATATAGAAAGTTATAGTATTGATCTAATCTATTCAGACGTTCCGTTCGGCACGGGAAACAAATTCAAGGACTATGACGATTCTATAGACATAGACTTTACTCCAATTTTGTTAGAGTGCAAACGTGTATTGAAACCAACGGGGTTAATATACATACATTGCGATTATAATATATCACACAGCATGAAACTTAACATGGATGAGATTTTTGGTAAAGATAATTTTAGAAATGAAATTATATGGCATTATAACTCTGCTCCAAGGAAAAAGAAAGACTTTGGTAAAAGGCACGATACAATTTTTAGATACTCCTTGTCAGATAATTATTTCTTCAACGTAGATTCTAAATACATACGCCAACCTTATTCTTCTACTGCTCCGAGAGGGTATGCTAAAGAAAAATATTATAATGAAGCTGGTAAAGTCCTTGACGATGTTTGGAATATTCCTATGCTGGGGCAAAATGATAAAACAGAAAGAGTAGGTTATTCTACGCAAAAACCATTAGCGTTATTATATCCTATAATAGATTCGTCTTGTCCAAATGATGGTATTGTATTGGATATGTTTATGGGTTCAGGCACAACTTTAGTTGCTAGCAAAATCTTGAAAAGAAGGTTTATAGGTTGTGACATAAACGATAAAGCATTAGATATCTGTAGAGATAGACTTAATAGAGTTTGAATATAATGGAAGTTCCTGTGGCGACCAAGTGATTGGGGGAGGTTGAGAATGCGTTCTCATCGCTCTATGATAGGAACGTAAAGAGCGAAATTACCGACAGTAGCGTGTCGACACCTCAGTTGCCATTATGTTCATTAAAAGTTTTTTGAAAATAATTTCAAAAATCTATTTACTTTTCCCTAGTATTAGGGTATAGTAGAAAAATAGGAATGGCGGTATAGCGTCGTTAAGATAACCACAGTAATGTGGCCAAAGCAGGGACTCCTACGTAACTGCGCCAGTGATGGTCTATCTATACAAGTCCGAGTTAGGGATGACTCGTTGCATTTGGGTAAAACCTGTGACGAAAGCATCCCCTGTCAGTTGAATGGCAGTAGGCAGTAAGTAGGTGATATAAGTCCGAAAGGATACGAACAGAGCCGGTCGGTGAGTTCTAATAGACTGTGGTGGTCTAACTGTATCGAACCAAACCTATGAGTGCTGAATACTAACGGATAGTCATTGAGTCTGATCATTCGCGTGAAAAGGCAAGGTGGCAATGCAAAAGTTAAACCGATGAGGGGAGACTTGAAGCATGGTTGATTAGTCCGCAAGACGAAAGACATGAGGAGTGTGGTATTCTGTATCTAACAAGGTATGGATCTGCTGGAGCAGCACTTCTTGGTAGGTTCGCAAATTGCTTAATTGGTAAAGCAACAGTCTCTTAAACTGTCGATCTAGGTTCAATTCCTGGTTTGTATAACAAAAGCGAAAGACTGCTCCAGTGCTACGTGAAAGGTGCTTAATACCTTAGTCGCAAGGCAATAGGGTCTACGGAAGCTCGCAAGGCAGAAGTAGTTATTCGGATTGAAGACGTAGGTTCTTAGCGGAACCGAACTGCTCGCAAGGCAGACGGAAGAATGATGGATGAATAGCGTAGCATGATAGTGGAAACGCCACCACTTTAAAAAGGCAGCACTGAGTGATACTAAATGATCAGCGATGACTTTAGTGGATAAAGGATTAACACTTCTCGCAAGGAAGTCGGTACGGTCCAAAGGCACTCATTAAAACCTGTAATCTCAAGGTTTACGAAGACTTATTAGATGAGTGCACTGCCCGTCACTAATACGGGAGGTTCTGGAACCCAGTGCATTCTTCTAATAAGTTTTTTTCGTTGGGGAATTAGCTCATTCGGTAGAGCGTCTGCCTTGCACGCAGAAGGTGAACGGTTCGATCCCGTTATTCTCCACCAAATATAGACCACCTCTGCTGAACCCACGAAAGGGTAAAGATATAGTTGCAACTGTATTCTTTATCTGGGAAGATCGAAGCGTCCGGACGTAATTGATCAAGGCACACTGCAGGTGGTCGCTCTTTTTGCGCCTATGGTGGAATTGGTAGACACGCTGGTTTTAGGTACCAGTGCGAAAGCGTGGGGGTTCGAGTCCCTCTAGGCGTACCACTATATGCTCCTGTAGCTCAGTTGGTAGAGCAGTGGTTTGAAGAACCACGTGTCAGCGGTTCGAATCCGTTCGGGAGCACCAATATTAATTCCCAATACTTTTACTTTTCAAAAGTATCGGGAATTTTCGGGAAGGTAAAGTCAGTGGCTCTGGCAGTGAGACTGTAAATCTCATCCGTTTTCGGGGGAGGATCGATACCTCACCTTCCCACCAGTTTAAGGCCTTGTAGCTCAGAGGAAGAGCGTCGCACTGTCACTGCGAAGGTCGGGGTATCATAATCCCTCAAGGTCGCCAATATACTGCGGTTTGTTTGTATAGAATAGAGGCAGGGTCGACCCTGTGAAACCCCATTGAGCAAACAGTAATTCAGAGCAGCGGGGACTGTTCCGCTTTAGGTATAAATAAGTTTGTGCTTCGTTGGCGTAGGGGTAACGTATCAGGCTTCCAACCTGAGGTCGTGAGTTCGATTCTCACACGAAGCTCCAAGTTTAATGCCCAAGTATCCCTCTCCGCTACGAACGGAGCCAAAGGTAACTGGAAGTAAGATGTAGGTTCGAATCCTATCTTGGGTACCATTTTTTAACAAAGGAAATAAGTATGAACATCAAGACTTTTATGGCAGCAGCAGTTATTGCACTTACAGCAGCATGTACTCCTGCGTCGGACGCACCAGCAGTTGCAGAAGCCGCTGGTCCTGCAGCAGATGAAGCACTTGCTACAGCAAATGCAACAGAAGCAGCAGCAGAAGCACCTCTAGATGCTGAAGCAGCACCTGCAGCAGAAGCAGCAGCACCTGCAGCAGAACCAAAGTAATTGAAAGTTTCGGGGATTAGCGCAGTCTGGTAGCGCACCTGCTTTGGGAGCAGGGGGTCGTAGGTTCGAATCCTACATTCCCGACATAGAGTGCCAGAGAAATTGGTTAGGCGGTTTGTAAGACCCATTCTTTTTCTCTGGCACTAAATAATTTTTGTCGGTGGGGGAAGATGGTAATCCGCAGGTCTCCAAAACCTTGAGAACTCAGTTCGATTCTGAGCACCTTCGCCATTTATAAACGGGTGACGTATGTATGATGAAGCAAGAGAAGCAATTCTAAATTCAAGTGAAACGTCATCTGTTTATATCGGTGCCGATTCAATAAGATTCAAGAAGCGTAGTGGTGAGTGGTATGCTAAGTATTCCACTGTTATTATTCTTCACAGGGATTCTAAGCATGGTGGTCAATTATTCTCTAGGAACGTAGAGATGCGCGACTTCGGTAACTTACGGCAACGTCTGATAACCGAAGCAGGATTTGCCATTGAAGCAGCAACTGCAATTGTTGATGTGATTGGTAGTCGGCATCTAGAAATCCACCTTGACATCAATCCTGATCCTAAGCATAAATCAAACATTGCTGTTAAAGAAGCATTGGGGTATGTTAAGGGAACTACGGGACTTGATGCTAAAATCAAACCAGAGTCTTTCGCAGCAACACATGCTGCTGATCACGTGGTAAGACATTAATTTGCAGGATTAGCTCAGCGGTAGAGCATCTCGTTTACACCGAGGCGGTCGGCGGTTC